GACTCTGACCAAAGAGATTGACTCCCTGGAGAAAAGCATCATCGAAGCCAAGAACCAGAACGACCAGGCGCGCGCCGATGAACTGAAGCAGCAGCAGGAAACTCTGCGCGGCTTGCAAACCCAGGCGCTCGGGATCAATGCGACCACGGCGATCCCCAAGGCTACGACGCAGGGGATGACAGCTCCCGTGGATGTGGCTAAGAGAGCGCTCTCTCAAAGCGGCGGCGATATGGTGAAAGCTAACAAGTTGTTGGTTGACCAAGGCTACGCAGACGATCCTGCTGCGCATCCGGCCGCTCCGTCAAGGGGCGACGTTACGCCGATCCTTGAATCAGGGGCCAAGAACATATACCAAGCCGGGAAGAAAGCGGTTGGCGCGGTTCGGCAAGCTCTCCAATAAATGGCAGACGACACGCAGGGCAGTCCGCTGGCACAAGCTCTAGCCGCCAGTCGTACTCAGGCACAAACACCCGACACGCCCATTGCCTCCAGTAGCCCGCTACAGCAGGCAATGTCCACGCAGGATACTGCGTCGCCATCCGCCGCGCCTGGCGGAGAATCGCTGAGCCCCCTGGCAGCAGCCGCCCGAAGCTCTGGCCAGGACTCTGGCGGCGGACCCGGCAACATGGGCGAAGGTGAGTCGGCACTCACGCGCCCGCTCTCTACCTACTTCGGTATTCCCGAATACAGGCAAGGTGCCGGTGGTATCGAGCGCGCCGCAGAGAAGTTTGCTTCTGGCCTAACTAGCCCGCTGAACATCGGATTGATGTTAGTAACTGGCGGCCTGGGTGGGATCGCCGAAGCCGGTGCATCTACGGCTGCCGCCGAGGCTGGCGAAGCTGTGACTGAAGGCGGACTGAGTGTGGCTGGGCGGGCCGGAGCCTCACTGCTATCTCGACTTAGCCCAGACGTTGCGGCCAAGGTAGCCACGGCTTCAGGTACGATTGAGAAGCTGGCTAACTTCGGTTTCACCGCGAACCAGATCATCGACGTTACCAAAGCCGTGCCGCGCATTGGCGACGCCATCAAGGCCGGGGACACCGACACGGCCGCAGAGATGATTACTTCGGCTGCGTTGGGAACGGTCGCGGCCGGGCTGAGCGCGGCGCATTTACTGCGCGGCACTCCAGACTCGCCGGTGGTTGAGCACGACAAGGAAATCATCGGCATCGCGCAGCAGCAGGAGCGCTCGTTCAACCAGCGCGCCGAGCAGTTCGAGCACGACCATCTCGACCTTATCAAAGACAAGCCCACCGACATGGCTGCCATGCTGTATCACGAAGCTGGCGGGAAGCTGGGGGAAGCCGCGCCCGTTGGCCCGTTCGGCCCCAACGCTCCGCCCAGACTGACTACCACCGACCAACTCAAAGCCTGGCACGATGATGTGCTGGCCGACAAGAACATTCAACCCCAGATTCGCCAGCGCTGGGCCGACCTGCTCGACAAGGCCCAGAAGCTGCCCGACGAAGTGAAGAACCTGTCGTCTGGCTTGGCGGATCGGTATCGCGAGTTCTGGGAAGACTACAAAGACAGGAAGATCGTCCGCGAGGCGTTGCCTGGCGGCGCTTCGAACGAAGGCCGTGAGAACTACGCCGGGCCGCACATCTACGATCCGCAAGACGGCATGAACTCCGGCTTGCTTGATCGCTCGCGGCGAATGGTGGGCACACCACAGCACCTGAAGGCGCGCGAGTTCCCGACCGCCGTCGATGCCCTGAAGGCAGGACTGGAACCAACGCGCGGGCTCGCAGCGGCGCACGCAGAATATATCCGTCAGGTTGGCCAGAAAATGGCCCACTTCGAAGCCGAAAAAGCGCTACTGGCGGAGCGCGTTCAAGACGGGATGCCGATGGCCGTAAGCCCGGCTACCATTCGCGGCGTAAAGGAAGTGATCCCAGATCCTAATGGCGGCACTGGATTGATGCCGGGCAAGACGCGCACGGCCGTTTCTGCCGACGCGGCAGGTGTTGATCTGAATAAGGTTCCACCAGAGCGCCTATTCCAGGGCCAGGATGGCAAGCTCTATCTCGACGTGCATGACTACAAGGATGGGCCGGATACCTTTACCCGCAGGCGCTGGCTCGCCGACGCGCGCGATCCGAACGATTCAACCAAAAGCATTCCGATCACCGAGGCAAAGCCGCTGCTGATTCACCCGAAGTATGTCGAGCCGGTGAAGACCGCCTTCGGCGAAGACAGCTCATGGCTGCGCAAGAACTCAATCCTCGGTCCGCTGCTCAAGTTATCTTCAACGGCGAAGACCAGCTTACTCAACCCACTCCTCAGCCCCTTCCATTGGACCACGGAATATCTGCGCGGACTCCAGATGGGCCTGGGGCCGATGGAAGCTTTCCGGCCGCCACGACTGGCCGCAGACTCGGCGGCCGTGACGAAGAAATTCGGCCCCACCATCCTTGGCGGATCGACCAAGGCTGGACTTGAATTTTCTGAGGGCCTGGGCGGCGGCGGCGGACTGCTTAGTAAGGTGCCAGTCTTCGGCAAGGCGATGGAGAACATCGAGCAGAAGCTGTTCGGCGCGAATGGCTACATCGATCGCCTCAAAGGTGCAGCCTTCGAGAAGGTATCGAAGCAGCTCGGCGAGCGCAATAAGAACTGGAGCCCAGACCAGGTAGACTTCGCCGCGTCTAAAATTGTGGATGCAGCTTTCGGCGGTCTCAACTGGAAGATGCTGGGCACCAGTATGAACACGCGCGACGCCCTGCGGCTGTTCCTGCTAGCCCCCGACTTCACCGGAAGTCAGGTCGCCTTCGCTAAGTATGGATTCCAGCCTGGCGGATCGGTCATTGCCCAGAGCCTGGGACGCATTGCGCTGTATAACTTCGCCGCCGCGCAAGCCTTGAATCTGTTAGTCAACGGCAAGATCCATCCCGAGCACCCTTTTGCGGTGGTCTCGCCGGATGGCAAAAATGTGATGTCGGTGCGCACCATGCCGCAGGACATCTTCCACGCCATGACCGACCCGCGCGGATTTATCTATAACCGTCTGAACCCGCTTACCATGCGCACGGGCGCAGAGTACCTGCAAGGCCGCGACGAGCAAGGCAAGCAGGTCACGGCCGAGAAACAAGTTCACGACCTGTTGCGCAACGTCTTGCCCATCTCTTCACAGAACTTTGTGCCAACCTTCCGGCGCGAGGGTGAAGGCATTGGCACCGGCGTGGCGCGCTCATTAGGCGTTAACGTCGAGCCTGACACAACCACGGCTTACAAGACGGCCTCGAAGCTGGCGAGTTCTAACTCGGAGTCTGGGCCGGTGGATACCGCGAAGTTGAACCGCCACCAGTATGTGATGCAACTGGAAGACGACCTGAGAAGCGGGAAACTGAAAGGCCCGGACATCAACCAGAAAGTTCACGACGAAGAGCTTACCCAGGACGAGGCCAAACAGATCTACGACAACTTCAAGGCTACCTCGAAAGGTGGCGCTGAAGGTAAGCCGATGAGCGACTGGGACGCGCGCCTCTACACGCGCTCGAATCGGCTGCCGGTGAAAGAGCTGCTGCAGGTCTACGACGTGGCCACGCCGCAGGAGAAGAAGCTGTTGCTGCCGATCCTTCAAGAGAAGGGCAAGGCATACGTCAAGAAGGCGCTAACCTCGATGATTAAGAAAGACCGCGAGGCCGACCCCACTTACAACCGGCTGCTGCGCGATCTCTCGCCGCACATGCCGCTATGGTAGCTACTCACAGGCCGGGATCATGTCGGCCGCCCCATGGGGCAACTTGGCTGCCTGGTCGAACACGTCTCCGAGTGGGCTGCCGGGGGTTGGATTCACGGTAGCTTTTTTGTACGCGTCTTCTGACTCCCGAAGCGGGGCACACACCCTTCCCGTGTGCGTGTCGTAGAGATACGGCGTAGTACCGAACGGGTGATAGTCGTGGTCGCACTTGGCCAGGTCGAAGAAGTAGCCAAACGTGAAGCCTATGAATAGCCCGGCAGCGGACAGAATCAACCCCATACCTTTTGGCATTGCGATCTCCTTTGATCGCTGAGTATACACCCTATGGCCTTTCAGTTCACCGACACTTACTGCACCATCACCACTTCGGCTCAGTCGCCCTACGACCTGGTGACTGGCACCATCACCTACTCTTCAGCCTTTGCGCGCTTTACCCCGCCCAGTGGCTGCCAGGGCGGCGGTGTGCTCATTGCCACCAACGCGGCCCTGCGCAAAAACCTGACCAGCAACCAGGCCACGCTGATCGGCTTCTGCAGCTTCGGCGCGGGCTCACTGCCGCCCAGCTCAAACTCCGGAGTCTTCGGCTTCCGCGATGCTGGTACCATCCAGTGCTACCTGGGGCTCACCGCTACGGGCTCACTGCAGTTCTATCGTGGTGGATCGGGCGGCACGGCCGTTGGCCCCGCGTCATCGAATGGATTGATTACCACCGCGACTCTGCCCGTTCATGGTATTGAAGTGCAGGTCACATTCTCGACCACTGTAGGCCAGGTGAAGTGTTGGCTCGATGGCGTGCAGGTCATCAACAGCGCCGCCAGTCTGAACACCAGTCAGACCGGCAACGCCTACGCCAACCAGGTGGAGATCGGCGCGATCGGCAACACTAACCAGTCGATGTACACCGACTACCTGCGCGTGTGGGACGCAACCGGCTCGACCCAGAACGCGCCCATCGGCACCGACCGCCAGCCCGTAACCAAGTTACCCAGCGGCGCGGGCACGAACACCAACTGGACTCCGAACGGTCTTGGCACCAACCACGCCTGCGTTGCCGTCGTGCCGCCGAACTCCTCGGACTATGTGAGCGCCAACGGCTCGGCTGTGATTGACGATTACGCCATGCCCAGCGCCAGCCTGACTACTGCGCCCTCGCAGGTTGTGGCCGTGTCTTACTACCAGAAGGATGACGCCGCCACGCGCACCTATACGAACGGAGTGCTCAGCAGCGGCTCGGCCGCCACGGGCACAACCTTTACCGCGAACTCGGGATTAACCTGGGTGCAGAACTGTATCCCCAACGACCCTGCCACCGGCATTGCCTGGACAGCGGCAGGCGCGGATGCGGCGCACTTTTACCACGAGGAAGTTACCTAAACCATGGCGTTGCGGGTCGAGCAAGCTCCACTGCTGGCCGAAACCCAACTCAGTGTTGGGGTACGAGCCCACCAGGCGGCGCTGGTCATTGAAGTCCACGTGCCACCCGGCGCAGGACATTTACGCGTCGAGCAGGCCAACCTGCTCACCGAGATCAGCCCTGGGATCGTTCCCCATCATCTGCTGCAAGCCAACCAGTGTTACCTGATCCTGGAGACCGGCAAGATCCTGGGTCTGCCGGTAACCCTGACGGGCGGAGACTTCCAGGACTTCGAGGGCAACCGTATCGCCTACGGGTATCTTACCGCCAACCTTATTATGAATGGCGCGATCGCAGGCACGTCGAAGATCTATCTCGACGAGGACGGCAGCGTGATTGGCGGGACCACGGTCTCGCCGAACGACGGCGGCGTGCTGGCAGGTTCGTATTACGAACTCACCCTGCACGCGCACGATGGCACCATGGCCTGGGCCAGCCAGCACACGATGACCGTGGCCTCGTACCCGCAGACGCAGAACATCGTCAGCGTCATCAGCCTTACGCCGTAACAAACAACACCAGTAAAAGCGAACGCCCCACCTGACATCTCTGTCGAGTGGGGCGTTCTTGTTTGCGGCCGTGTTTTAAGGACGGTAGAAACGGACGCAAATCCAGCCATCACATCCAACGCTCTTGGGGTGGTCGCAGCCATCCGCTTGTTCACTTGTGACGCGCGGTGTCCGGTTGGACCCGATAGCTGAAGTCGAACAGCCGTCATACTTGCCGCCATGGCTGTCTGGGCAGTACTCTTCACCATTCCTCATGATGGCATCGACATTGAAGCGGTCAGGTCTCGGCCATCCATTGCATGGCCCGTTCTGTTTACAGACATGAGGCAGAGGCCGGGTGCAGTCTTTAACTACATTGGCGGCGGCCTTAGCCTCGTCCGTTGTTGCGGGTTCGCCATTGCATGACGCCCGGATGCGGGCGTTTCTGGCAGCGCATCCTCTTCCCGCCTGGTCAACCGCTCGCTTCCCACCCGCCGCCAATCCTGCCATGAAGCCATAGGTCGTTCGGCCGCTGGAGTTCGGCGCGCCGTTCGCGAAGCCCGTGGCCTCATGTGAAATCTGGACTACTGGTGTCGTGACGATGGCGCGGCCGATGGCATGGCTCACGATCGGCGGACACTGGATGACCATCGGCTTGTCAAGTTTTATTGCAGGAAAACTTGACATCTCACCGCCATCACTGCGCAGCACGCCGGACAGCCCCGTGTTCTCGAACGAGCGCCGCCAGGTCATCTTCACGTTGTCTAACTCATAGATCGATCCGGACTGCGTCTCCACAGTTGTCTTCATAGCGCTCCTCCTTCAATTCCAGATACGACCGCTCATGGTGTTTGACGAAATCCTTCAGTGAACCAGCGATCGGCGGCTCGACCGGCGGGTTCATGGCCAGCTCGCCATTGGTGATGACGACCTCACGCACCATCGAGGAAGCTCCAGTGGTGCCCACCGGATAAGTGCTCGGTGCCACGGGCAGCCCGCCAGTAGATGGCGTGTTGCAACTCGGCTTCCTGAACCACTCGGCGTAGTCGGAGTCGGTGTATCGCCAGATACGCTGGCAGCTATTACAGATCCCGACCGGATGTTTAATGTCATCTTCAAACGTGTGCCAGATGATGCAGGTGCGTGGACCCCAGGGTCCCGGTCCCAGGCAGCCCTGTAGGTGCGGGCAGTCGTCCTGCGTTTTTTTCTTCGCAGCAGCGGCAGTGAACTGCATCCTGCGGACATAGTAAAGCTGCAGCCACTCCCGCATTATCTTCGCTAGCTTCTCAAGCTCCGCATCACTGAAATTCAAAATCCGCCCGCCTTTGAGTTGAGCCGGACACGCGGCTGGTAAGTGAAACCGAAGTACTGGTAATCGCCCTCGCGCTCCGGGTGATCGGGATGTGTCTTCCACTCACAGGGCTGCAGCGCGTCTTGTATGTGCTGCGAGATTACTGTGCCGTCTTTACTGCGGACCGTGATCTCAACGATCATCGCCGTCGCCTCTCATCTTGCCGCGAGCATGGCGTGATTCCAGCTTCTCTACATTGGTGGCCAACACGTCCGATGGGAGCATCCCGAAGAACTTGCAGATGCGCGCCCAGTAGAACGCGGCGTCCCCCAACTCTTTCTTCAGCGCGGCTCTATCGAGATGGCAGTCGCGTACCAGCTTCTTGATGTGCTCCATCACTTCGCCGGTCTCACCGGCCAGGCCGAAGCACATGATCGCAAGGTCGCGACCAGGGCCGACAGGGATGATGCAATTCTCAGCGCCTTCCGGCAGCGCGCCCGAGAACCACATCTTTTCGGTGAACTCCGCGTACTGGTCGATGTCTTTCATCTCTTCGTCTCCGTCTTCGTCTCCGTCGTCTGGATACGCGTATGACCATGGTGCCGGGCCACAGTCCCAACAATCGCAGCAACCGGGCGCAATCAGCCTTGCGCGCTGCGGTGATCTTTGGCCAGCCATGTCGCGGCCTCCTCACAGCAGGGGCGCAACCTCCAGGATGTAACCTTCCTTTGCCGCCAACCCCCTGCACCGGTTGCAGAGCACGGCGTAGGCCAGGAACGCGGTACCTGTTACCCGGTACCGGACGGCTGGCAGACCGCACTTGTGCGGGTAATGTTTCACGCCTTCGCGCTTGGCGTTGGTCAGTCGCTCACAGGTTACGGCTTCATCCATCACGCCCCCTTGGTGAACACTTCCAGGCTCTCGTACTCGAACGGCGACAGCGGCTCGGCGATCGTGCCCGGCTTCGCGTTGAACTGGTCAGGCATGTCGCTCAACTCCTTCGGGCGCTTGCCAGTCTTTACCAGCCACGCGGTGAAGATGTAGCCGATCATGTTCCAGATCACCTGTGAGGCGTGCGGCTCGTCACGCATTCCGGCCTTCAACTTCGCCAAATGATTCCCGGCGCTCTTGATGTACTGCGAAAGCGGCTGTCCCATTTCCCAGTTACGGGCGGCGTACTTGTGCGCGCCTTCCTCGTACACGCGGGACACAACCCAGATCACCCAGTCTGGCACCAGGTCAAGTGCGCCCTTGCCCTTCTGCTTATCGCGCACCGAGCCCGTGGCAAACTCTTCGCGCTGTCCGGAGTCCTTAAGGACTGGCGCTACTGCAGCGTGGGGATCGGGCATAACACGCTCCTGAGTTCCAAAGTGTTCTTCACGTGCTGCACGCTCCGCATGTGGTCGTACAACATTTGCTTACCACCAACTACGATGATCTCTGCGCCCATGCCCCACGCGATGCCCTGCTCGAACATGCGAGCGCCGGTGGCCAGATGCGACGGCACAGTAGGCTCGGATAGATCGTCCGCCAAGCGGACAAATACGTCGCAACTCTTGAGGTCGCGGAGGTCCTGATAGATCGAGTCTATCGGCGGTTTATCGCAGTAGAGCCAGTCGGCCCTGACGAAAGCTCCGCCATCATGCTCTATCTCTTCGGCCAACTTGCGAGCTTCCTCGCGCCTGCTCCACGCTGCACTGATAAAGACTTGGGTCATGGTTAGCTCCGAAGAACTACGAGATAGCCATCTTTGAAGCTGAGTTCCGGATCGACTCGGTCGCCAGGCTTGAACGGGCAGTGCTTCCTGTAGAATAGTTCGAGTTGCGCGCCGTACTCTTTAGTCGCGCGACTGTACTCCTCCCAGCACGTTTCCTGTTTACTGTGCAGCCGGTCTGCGACCTTGGCATCTTCGTAATCGAGTTCAATGATTCTCTGCACTTCGTTGAACATTAAGAACCTCCCCCGAGAATGTTGATACCCCCAGACAGCGGCCCCGCCACGTCTGGGAACTCCATCACCTTGAACCACGGGCCACCTTCGTAGCCGATCGCGTTCAGGCAGGTGTAATGCGTGCGGCCAATCATGCCTTCGTCATAACAGTGCAGGTGGCCAAAGAAATATTCATCGGGCTGAAATGCCTTGAGCAGCGAGTTGAAGCCGTGGCAGCCGCCAGACTCTTCGTTATCAGTAAGGCCGAGCTGCCCTTTGATGAAGGAGTCCATGCCCTTGCCGCGAAACTGTACCGGCAGTGTGGACGCCGCAGAGTCATGCGTGACTAGCACATCCATGTGATCGCCGCAGCGCTGGTATAAATCCATCAGGCGGGTAACAGCAGCGTGGTCGATGTGCATAGCGATCCGCGCGGACTCGCCGCCCACAGCGCGCGCCTTGTGTACACGGCCAGGATCAAGCCAACTAATCGGGCTGTAGTTGCCCCACACAACGCCGATCTGGACGCCGAGAACGCTGGTGATCTCGCCATCCGGCATCAGGTGCATGTTAGGAATTCGGTCGGGCTCGTTCTGCCAGTCGCGGATCGCGAGCGGATCTTCATGGTTGCCCATGCAGGCCCAGGTCGGGATCGGCGAGGGCACGCCCTTGAAGAACATGGAAGACCAGGTGGTACCACGGCGGTATACGCCGAGATCGCCAACCTGAACGACGGCATCGATCTTAGTGTAACTACGCTCCATCCACGCCATCAGAGCGGCGTACATCTGCGTTAAGTTTCCATGCACGTCGCCGACAAAGCAGAGAGTTGGCATAAGAGAAACACCTGACGCTGACCGTTAGAGGTAAAATAAAAAGAGAGCGGACAAGTTCTATGCCAATCGGTGTTTTAGCGCTCTAGCCAACTGAGCTATAGCACCCGAAGGTGCCAGCGGGACTCGAACCCGCGACCTCTCTATTAGCAGTAGATAACCAACCAGCTTTCGGCCCGCTCTCTTTCTGTTTTACTGGCCGGATGCCTCAGATAGTACCCGGCCAGGGATTTCATGCGAAGACAAGTGATGTAGCCGGAAATGGCTTTCGCCACTCTTGTTCTACCACTGAACTACGCCTGGAGAACCAGGACGGTTGGAATCGAACCAACGACATAGAGTTCCAAGATAACCAGCTAGCTTCGGCCCTCGCACTTACAAGTGAAACATGAAGCGAAGATAAGTTACGCGGTCCGTCTCTGTTTGCATTGTGATAACAGACCGACTTCGACCCTCGCAGAAATGAAGCGAAGACAAGGTACGAGAATCGGTATGGAGACTGGACTTGAACCAGCAACCTCCGGATTGATCAGGTCCGGCGCTCTACCATTGAGCTACTCCCCCGGTACGGCTTAGGTGGAGGATAACCAATTCTCTTCGGCCCTCGCATATATTTACCGTTAGACAAAATGTGTCGGTCCGTATATTCCAATCAATGTAGGTAACGAACCAACTGCGGCCCAACGGTGTAAGTAGGTGACGGACAAGTTGTCGCAGACCGTAATTGTTTTTCAAGCATATGATAACGATCTGCTATCGGCCCGTCAGTTGCGTGTGTTAGCCTGTGCGTATTCCTATAGTTGTTCTCCTCTCGTACTGGAGCTATGGTTCCACAACCGTCAGCCTCTTCGCTTCTGCTTCCTGTTGCGCGATGAGGCCAGCGAAAACTCGTTGCACTGCGAAGTTCGCGAATGCTTGGGCGAACGCCAGGTCGTGCGGATCGAAGATCACCACGATGGGCCTCGACTTATTCCACGCCTCGGCGAACCCCTTGGTGTCTTCGAGCGTGACCTGCGGGATCTGCACCTGCATCTACGCCTCCGCGAACTGTGAGATGATCTGCGGCGTCGCTGAATCGAATCCGACCACGTCCAACATGCCAGCATCGTTCGGATCGGCGATCGTGAACGGATTGGCCACCATGCCGACGACAATCAACTTCGCCGGGATGCCAGTCTGCTGGCGGTAGCGCTCCAGGGCCACGGTTGGGTGCGTTGTTCCACTCCAGGTCTCGGAGTCGGTGTAGATCGCGAACACGTCCACCGGCAACTTCTTTGCCAGCGCGTCCAGCATGGGCTGGGCGCAATCGGTAGAGCCGAACGGCAGCTTCGCCGTAGCAGAGCAGATCTGATCGAGCCGCGACTTCGGCGTAATCATGAGCTGGATCATGCGCTCCTGGAAGCCAGCGACGTAGTAGTTCTGCTCGCTGCGCGCCGTGACCATGGCCATGGCGGACGATGCCTCGCGAGGCGTGAAGTCGTTGACTCCGGCTACTTCGCCGCAGGACATCGAGCCCGACACATCGAGCCCCAGGTAGAAGCGCTTGCCTGACGGGATAATGTTCTGGAAGGCTGAGTAGAAAGCGCCGTCTAATGCGTCAACTACCTGGGGCACGGGCGTCCATTCGCCTTTGCCTTTGTTGCCATGGCCGGAGCCGTAAGTCTTTTGCGCGATCAAGAGTTGAATCGGATGTACGCGCGCCTTCTTCAGCAGCGCTTCCTCGCTCAGCCGCTCGACTACCATCTTCGAGGCTTCGCTCAATGGAGTCAGCAACCCGCACTTCGACAGGTTGCCCAGGTTGCGAATCATCGCCGTCATGGGCATCCGCGCGAGCAGGGCCTCCCATACCTCAGGAGACTTCAGCAGTTCAGTGGGCACGGACTCGCGCACGAGCCCGTACTTGGTGATGAGCTTCACGGCCTGCTTCGGCGTCGTGGCCTCTTGCAGTTCAACGTGGCCCACCAACTTCTCGGGCGCGGTCTGGTTCAACTCTCCGCCCTTGACTACCCACTTAGCGATTGCCTGGTGCGGACGGCAGGTCGGCTTGGGGTGCGCCAGGCGCAGTAGATCGCGGTGGCTCCAGCCCTCACGCTGTTGGTACTTTGTGACCTGCTCGGCCAGGCGATCCCAATCTTCTTCGCCAGCTTGGGCATACCAGTTACCTACGGCCTTCCGCAGTCCACGGCCCCAGCCTCGCATGGTGTTGACGAAGGCGGTGAAGTGGAACAGATGCGTGCCGATGCGTGCGACCTTGGGCAGTGCAGCCAGAGCCGCACTACGCGTGTCGTCGTCGCCCTTCGCCGAGGCGTAAGCCAGAGCGAACAGCGCCGGGTCGTTCTTCGGAGCCCGGCCCGCATCGCTGATCTCGACGATGCGCTTGACCACCTTAATGCCATCTTCCTTCACACACGCTGCCAGATTGGTGGCATTCTCCTCGGTAAGCTTCTGCTCGCTGGCATAGTAACTGCCACCTTCGCTGCCTAGGATGAGAAAACGGTCGAGCTTGCCCCACTTATCCAGAGTGAAACTGTAACCGCCAGCGCTGTTTTTCGACTGACGGTCGTTCAGCGGCTGACTCTGGGGCGGGTTACCGATCGCTACTGCGCGGTGAATGAGATATCGCATGGGGGTTGCAGCTCCTTAGCTCTTAGTCTTCAGCTCTTTCCGGTTGACGATCTTTTCAAGGAACTTGCGCACATGGGTGTAGGTGCGGTGTGAATCATTGAAACCCACGAAGGATGCCGTGGGAACGGCCTGCCGAAGTTCACCCCGCACTAACGACGGCAGGTTAAGCTTTTGCGTAGCCCCGCTGAGGCACCACTGGATAGCCTTGCGCGACATGACCGGGACTTCGTCGCCATTGGCATCACGCGCGTTACTACGGAGCGTCCAGTGCTCGCCCTTGGGGCCGAACAGTTTCAGCAATTTCTTGGCAGCGGTTACGAGCTTCACGTTCTCGACTGGCATGTATGTCTCCTTGGACTACTTCAGAATTCCGACCGTAACGAACCGCATGAACCGGCCATGCAGGTGGATCTTCAAGCCGGACGTGGCCTTGTCGAGCGCTGCGTTGCCCGTCTTCGCTGTCATGGTGGAGTTGTAGCTACTGACAAAGGCGCTGGCGGAAAGCGGCGGAGACTTCAGTTGATACGCCGGAAGCCGAATATCCCCGCCGATGACCCCGGTGTTGCCTGTATTGACGATAGGCAGCACGGCGACGAGTGAATCGATTTCAGAGACCACCAGGCCGACCACTGCCACAACTTTGGCCTCGGTCGCAGCGTCGCTGATATGTAAAGCCGGAAGCAGCGCCGTAAGGTTGGTCTGGATGGTGACTGCGAGTATGGAGATCTCGCGCAACAGGCCAGGCTGCGCCGTGGCGTCGGCCTTCTGGTACTGCGCAATCAAGGACTGCAGAAGCTGCAGATCGCCCGTGGCCTGCGTGCCCACGTTCCGGACCAGGTTGAGGTCCGTGGCTGAAACTCCGCTGCCATCCAACTCGCCCACCAGGGTGATGATATTCACGACGGCCGGAATGACGGCCGTGATGATGTTCTCGACTTCGGTGATCCAGGCCGTGGTGCAGCCTGCGAGGACCAGGGTGATGCACAGAACGATTGCAGTGAAACCGCGTTTCAAATCCATGAACTTTATTTCTCCGTGTGCTGATACTCGTTGCTCGTTTGATCTATAAATATTCTACCAGAACACTGGCAACCGTTGCAAGTGTTATTTTTCGACCAGGCTCTGGAACTGTTCCGCCGTCATGCTGATGATGGCCGGGAGCTGGCGCTTCGAGACCTTGGTGACGACTACGCCGACCTTGCCCTTCGCCTTAGCCTGATCGGCCGCGACCTGGCACAGCTTCGACAGCGCGGCCAGAGAGAGCGATGCCACTAACTTACACTGGGCTACGAAGTCTTCCGACTCGCAGTCGATGGCTTCGCCCGAGTTGGCCCAGTAGCGCTTGCCGCCAATCAGGTCGGCCGCGAACCGCTCGAACTGCTTCCAGCGCTTGTCGGCCATAACTACTCTCCATGCTCCCCAGGATCGGCGATGCGTCCACCTGGTTGGAGCTTGACGCCGATCAAGGTGAGATAGTGGGTAATGGTTACGACGGCGTTGACTGAGCCGTCAGTGTTCCGCCAGAACGGCAACGTGATTCCCTCGACGGGATACTTCGCGGTGAGTGCGTCGAGCCACTTCTGATCGACCGGGTTCATCTGCTGGCTCCTACTTGAAGTAAGTTGTGGTGCCGATCTGCGCAATGCGCGGGTGAGTGGCCGGGTCTTGTACGATGTTCCGGTCAAACCACCCGCCCACCGTGTATCCCTTCGACCCCAGGTCCGCGTAGTACAGCGCGCCATTGGTTAACACATCCACGCGCTCGTCGTCGTAGACCGAGTCAACCGCCTGCAGAATGGCCAGGAACGACGGATCGCGCACGTCGGGGAAAGTTACGGTCTGGCTGTCGCCGAGTACGCTGATCGAAGAGAACTGATTATGGCCTTCGATGATCTTGGACCAGTCACCGCTACTCCACATGGCCTTCGACCGGTTGCGCACGACAAACAAGACGCCCAGCATTCCATTGGTGCCGTTACTGCGTTCTTCACGCCACGCCAGCAACGACGCGAGGGCTTTCTCGTAGTCCGCTACTGTCACTTCATGCCCCGTACCGGCCCGGCATAGGTCGCGGGACAGTGCGCGCCGAGCGTGGCCGCATACTGATCCCAGTACATGACATTCGTGCCCGGCACCAGCTTGCGGTTGACGCTGGCCGACTGCACGAAGATGTCATAGTTACCGTGGTTGCCCGGCGAGAGCGTGATCGAGCCCGCAGTCGGCAGCCCGAGCAAGTCGCGCGCGGAATCCCCGGCGTACACTTCGCCGGACTTCTTGTCGCGGATCACGATCTGTTTGTAGCTCTGGACTTTCTTCTCCATCTTCGAGAGTTGGTAGAAGGCCGCGCCCAGGATCATGCCCTTGCCTTTGAGCTTGGTCTCGACGAAGGGACGGATCTGATCGACCTGACTTACCGGCCAGAACTTAACCTGGCCCGAGATGTCAGTCATAGCACCTTTGATCTGCGACTTGCTGACATTGGTAAGGTTGGCGTAGAAGCTGTCAGTCGCGCGCACGCCAGCGCTACGGGCACTGTAGTAGACGGCCATCGCCTGTGGCAGAACCGCCGTGCTCTCTTTGAAGCCGCGCTCGGTCTGCTCCCACTCCTGGATGTTACCCTCGGGAATGCCGAGGCTCGCGAGTTCACGCTTGTAGCCATGTGGGACGCGGAAGACGAACGTCCACCGGTCGGTGGCTTGCTTCTCGCGGATGAGCTTGCCCAGAGCTGCGCCGGTGTAGCGCCGCGACGCGTTCTCTTGGCCGTCAGTGATAGTCATGACCAGGAAGGAGACCGTGGGATCTTCGGCGTCGGGGGACTTCTGCAGCAACTCGACCAGCTCGCCGACACTGTCGAACAGCGGGGTCTGGCCGGACGCTTCATATCTGGTCAGCGGTTTCAAGGCCGCGACGCTGGAGTTCACCGACTCGCGCTCGACCAGGCCCGAGCCCACACCGCACTTCACCGTGGTGACAATGGTGTCGATGCCTTCCTTGGTGGCGGCGTTGCGGATGGCGTCAATGTTTTCGTTGTAGTCCGCCTTGGCGAGGCTGGCCAGAGTGGCCATGGAACCTGAGTGGTCGCGACTGATGCCGATGTACTGTTTCATAATGCTTCTCCGTCTGCCTGGCTGACCGCACCTAGGCTTGAATTGTTCTTCATCTGCGCCGCTCTCTCGCGCGGTGATAATGGCTCAACATAGCTGTAGCTAAGCCAATCCTTGTTGCATTGCGGGCTGCAGAACTCAAGCACCATCTCGCCCTGGCCCTGGGACTGGCCGACCCGGAACCACTTGAAGGTCGCGTCGGGCACGGAGTCTGGAGCTTTGCGCATCGCCTCATCGTTGAGGCTGAACGAGGCGGCCTTATCTCCGTGATGCGTTGCGCAGCGCGGGCCGTCGCAGGTAATGACTGCCGTGTTATTGGAGCGGAGAGTCTCTAGCTCCGCCTCGGTGAATTCAATCTCATCCCCGTTCTCACAGGTGATGATGGCTGATTTGGTAAGTACACTCGTCATAATGTGTTCAATTCAAATCGTTAAACCCGCAGCTAAAACACTCCAGGTCGTATTCGTCGGTAACGTCCATCAGCTCGCCGCAAGCGGGGCACGACACCGGCTCCGGTTCGTCTTCCTCGGCGGGCGTCAGGATGAAGGTAATGCGCATGACCGGCACCGTACAGCCGGTACAGTACTCGGAGGGTTGACCATCGCCATAAGGGCTATAGACGCCATGAGTACACCGGGGTATCGACATTGGTCACTTCTCCGAAGTGCAATCTACGATCGCCATGCGCCGAGTCCGCCTTGCCTTGGTGGCAGTCGTGACACAGCCATTCACAATTTACGAGACTGATCTCTCCACCTTTGCCGCGCGGGTTGGTCTCGTGCATCTCGCCGGTGGCGCTGGTCAACATCGTTCCGCAGCGCTCACAGGCGTCACCCGCCCGCATCCTGACTTGCTCGCGTATGGAGCCGATGGCGAGCCAGCGCTGCATTTCCTGCACCCGGCATCCGGCCAGGGATGCCAGCACCGCCGCCTTGTCACTGCGAAAGATCCGGAAAGGCTGGCCGTTCTTCATCTCCACCAGCACTCGGTGGACTCGGCGTTTGTTCTTGCGCGTATACGGCATAGGTACTCAAAAACTCCGCAAACAGCAGGAATAGCAATTCTTTCTTGCGCGAGGATGGCGTGTCTTGCCAGTTGGTAATCTCCTCGCCTTCAATCTCGGCGGACCGGATGACTGTGTTCATGGTCCGGAGAAACTCTTCGCGCTCAGCCGTATCGAGGCGCGCGCCGCCGAAGCTGAACCAGTCGCCCTTCTCTTCGTTGGCGACTAGCCCAAGCTCAACCGCCACAGCGCCTTCCAGCTCTTCTTTGGTCTTCGACTTCGCCATCTCGACCAGCTCGGCCGAGATCGGCTTGCCGCCCTTAATCATCTTGCGCAGCAGGGCGGCTTTACTAATACCCATGACAACTAAGTCAGCCTTGGTAACGACTGGCAACAAGTCGCGGGCTACGCCCATGCTGTGATAGTTTTTAGTGCGCGAGTCGAGCGATTCCATGAAGGCTGAGAAGTTCTTGAACTGCCACAGCCGCCAGTAACGCGCCGTCTTGACCGCGACCAACCGGTCGCCGATCTCGACATAGTTGCTTTCAAGATCAGCCTGGTGGTCGCGGTTAGCCGCGATGTAGGACTGGATCTGGGAACGGACGACTTCGGCTTCCTGGGTTTGCTCGGGGGTGAATGCGTCTACCAATCTCAACCTCTGTAAATATTATACCACAACATTGGCAACGGTTGCAAGTACCGGAAACGGATAATATGCCTGATGAGGGCGCGCGCCGAACCAGGAGAACCTCCGCATCCAGGCCAGAACGCGCGAGCCACGAGATCGATGCGGACAGATCCCGCCATTCTTATGGTGCGCCGCGTGGCAGTTGTAGCAGAGTACTTCTAGATCGGTCGGCATCCCAGCCGCTCCATCCCTCTGGTAAATGCGGTAGAGTTGTGCGTAGAACGGCCTGCCGAGCTGAGATTCACGCTGACCGTCATCATTCATGTGGTGGATGGCCAGCATTCTGCGATCAGATTCGCCGCAACACCTACAACCGGGGCCGTAATAGCTAAGTGCAAAGTCGGAACCGACATCGTAGGACTCGGCAGTGGCGCGCCGCGAACACTCTGGACACTTACCGTTCAGATAACGCTCAGTAGAACCACACGCGCGGCACGGGGCTGCCACGAGCAGGTTCTTCGTCCTGGGTCTTCCGATTTGCATAAGTTAACCCAAGTACCTCGAATAAAATTTCATCTTGTCGCCTACGAACTTCACCGGGATCGACCCGCGCACGCCGTTGCGATTCTTGGCGATGATGATCCGGTCTTCACCACTCGGGCTGCCGTCATCGGCGATCGGGGAATGGATCAGCAGCACCACATGGGAGTGTGCCTCGATGTCGCCCGACTCTTTCAGGTCGATCAGCGTAGGCTCGTCATTCACATCGTGCGGACGGCGCAACTGTGACAGCATGACCACGGCGACCTTCTCGTGCTTAGCCAGCAGGCGCAGCGCGTTTGCTACCTTGCCGACGCGCTCACGCAGTTCGCGGCCATCGGCGCGCACAAGCTGCAGGTAATCGACCACCACCAAAAGCGCGCCCCGGTTAATCGCCAGCTTGGCCCGCGCCAGCAGTTCGTTGATCGAGAGGCTGCCGTTGTCGTCGATCACCATTGGCCAGGAAGCAATGTCGCCGAGCGCCCGGCCGATCGTCTTCCAGCCCGCGTCTTGAATCAGGTGCGGATGCCGGAGTTGCTTTGAGGTAACGTCGGTGGTCATGGCAATGAAGCGGCGGCCAATGTCGGTGCGCCCCATTTCCAGGGAGAAGAAAATTGAGTCGGTATTGGCTTCGGAGTTGGCCGCAACCATCTGACAGGCTAGAGCGCTCTTCCCTGCTCCTGGCCGCGCACCGATGCAGACCAGCTCGCCGCGCCGGAGGCCGCCCGTAACCTCGTCGAGGTTGTCGAGGCCGGTGGGCAGGCCGACTAACCCCTGGATCTTCGATTGGCGTTCCAACTCTTCCTTCACTTCGAACATGAAGTCCTTTGGGCGCACGGCCTGCGCGCGGGTGGAATACGCCTGGATGTCGAGGGCGGCATCGACCATGGCACCGGCCACATCGACCGGGGCCTCGCCTGCGAAGACGCGCTCGATGCTGTTCTTGGAAGCAACGATCAGGGAGCGGAGCTGTGCCTTCTCCTTCACGATGCGGACATAGTTGGCAATGCTCGGGCGGTCGGGCACGCCATCGACCAGGCTCGACACATAGCCCACATCGCCAATCTTCTCCAGCTCGTTATGGCGCGACAGCTCGTCGATCATGGTGATTAGGTCGATCGAGCGATCAGCCTCGGCCAGGTCAGCCATGCGCCGATAGAGAATGCGGTGTGAGTCGAGCGAGAAGTCCTGCGGCTTCAAAGAGCCCGCAGCTTCTGGATAGGCAGTGTTCTCCAGCAGGATGCCGCCAAGTACGGCGCGCTCAGCTTCGAGGCTGGCGATCTGGCCGAAGGGTGCGTTGATCTCAACTAAGTCGGTCACTTGGACTCCCGAAACGCCTTGACGGCATCAAAGGTGGGTAGGGGTTGTTTCTTCGCCGGAGCCCGGTTGAACGATGGCTCTCGCAGTAGCCAGGTGGTAAGCGCCTGGTGCCAGTCTTTGAAGGCGGAACCTTTGCTGAGATGGTTTGCCTTGAACGCGGCTAGTGCGTTCTCAAGGTTGACGCCCATCTTGCTGGCAAGAGCGCGGTTGGCGTCGCTGGGCTGGAAATCTTCAGGATAAGTGGTGGCGATTTTGGGTGCGCGCCTAGCTCTTTGTGTATGTGTATGTGTATGTGTGTTCACTTGTTCTACATTTGTAGGTACATTTGTAGGTTCACTTGTATATCTGGTGGACACCGCCTCGCTGCGCTTCCTGCTGATTTCAATGCGCTTAGCTATTTCCTCGTCGATTCGCTTGTGACGAAAAACGAGGCTGTCGATAGTGAAGAATTTTTCTAAAATAATTTCTAAAGCGTGTTTTTCTGCGTTATTGATAGCCTTACACATCCTCCGCAGAACCTTCCGGTCAGACGGGAGTGGCTGGCCACTGGCGTAGTAGTTCGCCATGAGCTGGAAGTACATGCCATGTTCTAGGGCACTCAGGCCACCGGTGTCAGCCAGATAGTCCTTCCAGTAGAATGCCGTCCACACGTTGTTTTGACCCAACTCTTCCTCCGTCACGCCGCCAACTCCTCGACCCAGCCAACGTCAGGCAGTGGGCCTATTACTTCCGTGGCGGTTTTGCTTTCACCACCGCCATGGATTCGGTCCCAGCGGTAAATCTCCACCAGGCCCAGGAACGCCTTAAAATCATCCGCGAACCACTCTGGTCCGCGCCGCTCGGCTCGCAGCACGCCATCCTTGCCGACGTTGATTCCCCACCGGGCCTTGACCTCAGCTCGCGGGTGCTCTTCCTGGTAAGCGTGCTGGTACGCGGCCGTCTGCAGCCAGACCTCGGGGTATAAGTTCTTGGAAGTCTTGTAATCACACACGCACAGCTCGTCATCGACATAGCCAATGAAGTCATCGGTGCCGACATAGCCGTGAGTTGCCGACCACACCGGCTGCTCGATCGTCAGCGGTTTCATGTCGTGCTCGCCGAAAAACTGCAGCCCGGCGTCGATCGCGTTGTTGGTCTGAACGTTGGCTTCGATCTCTTCTGGCCGCTCAGGCTCATCGCCGCCGAACGCCTTCCATACCAGGTACCGGTGCAGGTAGTCATGCACGGCAGTGCCGATGTCGGCTGCCCGGCGCGCCACATCGCGGTAATGGAAGCGCATCTCGTGCAGCGTGTCGTAGATGAGCTTGAGCGATACCTCGCCATCCTCCTCTTGCTCGGAGATCTTTTGCCGCGCATAGGCTTCGCACTGTTCGACCGCCCACCACATCAAAGGCCCGGACTTATCCTTGAGTTTGATGATGGACGTGACACCGGGTTGGTACACACGCTCACGGTTGAGCGATGGCACACTTACGGTGTAGTAGTGCTTGCCCGGATGAAAGTGGATGGTCGCCCGCCCTTGGTAGGCGGGCGTGTCCACTGTGGGCTTCCTCTCCGCCACTTAGAAGGGGATGTCTTCGTCCCCGATCGGCTTATGTGCGGCGCTGGAGTTATCCGTGCGGTTGCCGCCTTTGGTGCCGAGGAGCTGGAGGTCGTTGACGATGACTTCGGTCATGTACTGTTTCTTGCCCGACGTTTTGTCTTCCCAGGACCGGGTCTGGCTGCGGCCTTCGATGTAGATCGGGTCGCCCTTCTTGATGTAGTCGCGGACGATCTCGGCCGTGCGGCTGAAGGCTACGGCGTTGTGCCACTCGACGTTGTCCTGATAGTTGCCGGAGTCGTCCTTCTGGCGGTGGTTGGTGGCGATGGAGAACTTGGCGACAGCGGTGCCACCCGGTGTGACCTTGAACTCCGGGTCTTTGCCGACGTGGCCGAGGATGGTGTGCTTATTGACTGACATGGACATGGGTGTTACTCCTTGGTTAGTAAGACTGCGGTTGCGTTGTCTTCGGTGGGAAGTTGGACGGCGCGATCGACGATGGCTTTGGCGTCTCCGCCTTGGTCGATGAGGGCGATCACGTCGGCTACGGCCTGCGATTCATTCTCATGGCCGGGATCGAAGCATCCATCGGTGGCCACGAGGACAAACTTTCCCAGCGCGTGAATCTCGATCTGGGGATCGCGGGAGATTACCGGCCCCATCTCGGTGTCGCCGAGGCTGCGGGTCATCTGCAGGCCACGGCCGCTGTCGCCCATGGGATAGAGCCCGTGTGGCGCGCACCAGATATAACCGCCGTGGTAGATGCCGCCACGCTTCTCGGCCGCTTCGCGCTCTTCGAGGTTGGTGCGCGCGTTGTGGCTTTCAGATATCCAGGTAACTCCACTTGGCGATCGGACAATGACCGGCGAGTCACCCAGGGTGGCGATGAAGACCTTGTCCTCACTCTTCGGTATAAAGGCTAGCGAGATGGTGCAGCCGGAGTGATACTCGTTCGTGATGCAGTTGAGTTCCCAGATGGTCAGTGCCAGCGCCTTGTCAAATGCGCGCGGGTCGCCATTGTCTAAAGGGACGAGTGTTAAATCGAAGAAGTGGCCGACGTAGTCCTTGCATACATCGGCGACATCTTCACCGCCGTGCCCGTCCATGACGGCCAGGAGAACGCCAGCGCCGGTGTGATGGACGACATAGCGATCTTCCTGGTAGGTGCGACGGCCCATCTTGCTAGCGGTTGAAATTTTCACTGACGGCCTCCAGAAGCTTGCCCTTCGCCAGGGCGTCGTCGAGTTGCGTGAGTAGCTTGAGCCAGTCTTTCTTCGCGATCAGCCGCGTCTCGGATGCGCCCGACTCGCGCAGAAGGAATGCCCGCAGCGCATCGTCGGTGACCTGTTTGCGGTAGTTGCCCAGGCGCGCGACATACTCAATGCGCTCTTGTTTAGTGGGTAGGGACGGGTCCGGAATCGAACCGGAATCTCCGACTGGCGCTGGGGGCACCGAACTACGTCCAGCGATCGGCGCTCGACCATCTTGAGCTACGCCGTCCCGCCTCGTCACGGTGCTGCGACGAGGGCTTTTCGCAAGGACTGACTCGTCGTCGTCCTGCGAGGTGATGCCGAGCATGGAGCAATAGACATAGCGTCGGCCGTAAGTGATATGCCCGCCCTGGTCCTGCGGCTTGGCGCTTTCCTGGATGATGAGCCCATCGCACCAGAACCGGCCGCCCAGCGCATGGACGATGAGCGCTCCCACGGCTTGCTTGCCACTCTCGCCGACGTGGTTGATGGGGTGGAAGACGGCCAGGCCGTGCTTGATGAGGACGGGACGGATCTTGAGTTCGATCTCGTCCATGGGGGCGTACTTGTAGTTGTAGGCGCTCTTGGTCTTTTCGATCTTGGGGAATTCCGCCTGGGCCAGGCTGAGAGCTGCGTATAGTGCGGTGATCTGTTCGGGGGTTCCTGCTTCGTGCATCGAGTTCTCCACTGCAAATATTATACCAGATCATTGGCATCTGTTGCAAGCTTGCATTCTGTCCACGGTATCTGGTATAATCTTTACATGCAGAAAACGTCACCCCCGAGCGAAGCGGACCTGCGCCGCCTGTTGGAGCGCTGGCAGAAGTTGCTTCGCCTGCAGCAATGGCACATCAAGATTCGCTACGCCCGCTCGCGCGAGATGCTGATCCCGGACGATGGGACCATCTCCTGGGGGCGCTGCATGTTGAACGACAACCACCTGCGGGCCACCATCCTGATCCTTCATCCCGACGACTACGCCGACGAAGACGGTCGCGACGAGATTGAGTCCACCATCGTGCATGAGCTGTTGCACGTTCAGATGTGCGGGATGCGCGACGCCATCAAAGGCCCGGACCCAGCCGGAGACACGGTCGAGGAGCAAGTCATCAACGTGAACTCCGAACTGCTGGTTGGACTCGACCGGCAACTGAGAGGAAGAAAGAAATGAACTTAAACGATGAGGCGCTTCCCTGGCGCGACGTTTACCGCATTCCGGTCATGGTTCTTCTGATCGTTCCAGTGACCCTCTGCTTTGTGGTCGGATTTGTGCTGGGCACGTTCAGCGACGCTTTTGAAGAGGGCATCGACGCCGCGATCGAGTTTGGAGAGTAAGGCATGAGCAGCGTTGCCATTGACGGCCTTTACGGCAAGATCCCAGAGCTGGATCGCGACCAGGACAAAGAGACGAAGAAAAAAAGTCACCAGGCCCCCGTTGTCCGCATTGCGGAGATTCTGAAACACCCCAACGCCGACACCCTGGGCATTGTGCAGGTGGACGGCTACCAGATCGTTGTGAAGCTGGGTGAGTTCGAAGTCGGCGACCTGGCTGTTTATGTACAGCCCGACAGCGTGGTGCCGAACTCCGAGCAATTCGCCTTCATGTGGGCTGGTAAGGGTTTTACCGAGAACGACGACATCCCCGTCAAGCACCGGCGTGTGATCCCGCGCAAGTTTCGCAAGGAATGGTCGGAAGGTTTGCTGGTTCAGATCCCGAACTGGGTGCGCATCTATGATGCTTCGACCGTTCGCAGCCCCAAGGAAGGCGATGACCTTTCTACCGCCATGGGCATCTCGCACTATCAGCCGCCCGAGCCCCAGAGTCTCGACACTCGGCAGGCGCGCCAGCAGCGCACCGGCTGGCCTCGTTCGCTGATGGGCTGGTGGTACTGGCTGCTGGAGTTGCTGGGCTTTCGCCCGAACGGGAACACTGGCGGCCATAGCCAGCGCGGTCCCAAGGAAGACCGCCGCGTCTATGACGTGGAAGGCTTCAAGAATTATCCACACGCGCTGCACGAAGGCGAGCAGGTAATCGTGACCGAGAAGATCCACGGCTCGAACGCCCGCTACACCTTCGAAGACGGCGTGATGTATGTGGGCTCGCGCACCATGTGGAAGAGCCCCGGCGCGAAGTGTGTGTGGCGCGATGCGCTCGAACAGAATCCCGCCATCGAGCAGTGGTGCCGCGAACATCCTGGCTACACGCTCTATGGCGAAGTGGTGCCAACCCAGGGCGACAAGTTCCGCTACGGCGCTGAGCCGGGCAAGGTGCGGTTCTTCCTCTTCGATATTCTCGGCCCGCACGGCTGGGCGCCGAAGATGACCACCGTCAACATTAACAATCTGTGGCAGGAAGAAGTGGACCCGATGTTAGTGGGCCGCATTCGCTCCGCCCCTCTGGAGGAGAAGCTCGAATGTCTGACGGCATCGAAGTAGTTCCCGTTCTACATATCGGCCCGTTCGATTCGGCCATGGTGAAGGCTCTGGCGGAAGGTAAGTCGATGGTGGCGGGCGCAACCAACATCCGCGAGGGTGTAGTGATCGAGCCGCTGATTGAGCGCCACGAGCGTGGCCTCGGCCGCGTGCAGTTGAAGATCGTGTCGAATTCGTTCCTCGAAAAGGACAACGCGTAATGTTTCGCTTCGTAGTTTGGATTGCGCTGATTCTGTGGACCATCGGCCTGTTCGCAAGTTACTCGGTCAAACAAGAGCAGGCGTATCACGACAAGATTTATCAGCAATGCGTTGCCGATGGGCGGCAGTCGTATTACTGCGATGCCTTGGCATGGCAAGCGGCGCATTCGAAGTTCAGTGACTAACTATGTCCGTTGAAGAAGTACCCATCCCGAAAGAGTTGATCTGTAACGTGCAAGCGATGAACCTCGGCGAGGACTGCGACCTGATGCTGGTCAGCGACGGGGAATTCTGGCGCTGCCCCAAGGGACACTGGCAGGGCCGCACCGACACCGGACTAATGATTCGGGAGATCCCCGATAGGAGACAGACCCATGTCCGCAACGTTTAGCGATATGTATAAAGAGGCGAAACCTCCCCGCGACTGGAAAGCCGAACTGGATCGCATCGTTGAGTTCCTGAACTACGGGTATGGCGACGACGTTGCCACTAGCGCTTTATGGAACGTGCTCTCGGCCCTGCGTGGTCCTGATGAGGACGACCGCATGGAAGCGCTGAAGTGCTCGACTACCGCCGTGATCCGTCACGCCATTGGCTTAAAGACCGACAGCCTGGTGATTGGCCCTGATGAAGACCGAGCTGTTGAGGTTCGGAAGATGGTGGAGGAGCTGGCTCCGACGCATTTCATCTGGCACGCCAAGAACGCATTCAGTGCGCTGGGATTGAAGTGGGCTGAGAATAATCACCCTGGCCATCCTGGCGTCTTTAGGGGGGTAAGGGTGCGTTATATCTCTGCCGACCAGGCGGTGTCATGAACATCGCCGTCGAAGCTTTGATTGAAATCTCGCACCTGCTAGGCGGCCCGGTCGGGAGTTACTACCCGGCCGAGATCAAGGTTGACATCTACGAAGAACGCGTACAGGCTGCGGCGCGGATCGCGCGCCGCGTGATTATGCTGGGAAGCCATACCACGGCGATCCCGCTCGGGCCAGTAGGAGGTGACCAATGAAACGCACCCTTAAGGTCCACACCTCTCGGGCCGACTATATCGATCCTGGCGGGTGCGAATCGATCGTGGCCTACGCCATTGTCTCGCGCTTAAACTCTCGCCGCCGCCGTTTCTCGGCCAATATGGACCTGTCAGACTGCAACCGGAAGATCAACTGGTATTTCTCGTCTGATGCCGATGGCTTGAAAAAGATCGACAAGGTGATCGAGATCATGACCAATTTTCGCTCGGAGTTTGTGCGTGCCCAGAAGGAAATTGGGCGGAGGAAAGTCCGCCTCAAACATTTCATCAAAACCCCCTGAATCGGGGAGTTTTGTGACAAGGAATAACCAATGAAAGTTATTGCTATCGTGGTCGTACTATGCCTTGTAGCGTGCATGGCGATCTCACTTGCGCGGGGGCCAGTTCATAAACCATCCACAGGCTCGCCGGTGCCGGGCAACTGGACAATAATGACGCCCGCTTCCGAGCAAGGCTACCGGCACCTGATGGACGCGCTTAAGTCGCGTTCGATGAACGCGTGCGAGAACTTGGAACACACTGGTGATACCTGCCTGACCGCGAAGGGCCATGTCGTTTGCGCGCCTACGCGCGATGGCGCGGCCGAAGCCGCTGCCGAGTGGATTGAGGCCAACATCCCCGTTCCCCTTTCCAGCGTTTGCGGCACGTGTGGGGGCAAATGAACTCTCTATTGCGAAAGCTCGTCGCCCTCTTGCTCATCGCGCCGCTCGGCGGCTGTGCCACCATCCACCGGCATCCGAAGGCCACCGCGCTCATCGTCGGCTCGGTGGTAGGAGTGAGCGTGGGCCTGGCTCTTCATGGGCACAGTTGTTCGCATTACATCAACGGCGTCTACTACGACGGCACCCCGCCCTGCCCGACCGACTGCGATAAGTCTGGCGTCTGCTATTGGCCCAAGTGAGTGCGCTTCCTGGTCTGTCTGCTACTCAAGCATAAGTGGGAACGCCTGGGGCGCTGGTGGAAGTGCGTGCGCTGCGGTCATGTGGAAATTCCGCGCTTCAAGAGCGCGAGCTGAATTGCCTCGGTGAGGCGCTTCTTGACTGGGTCGAGCTTAGGATCGCCGCGCACAATCGCATCCGCTACCTGTTCGAGTTTTGGCGAAATGCTCGCGCCTTCCAGCGCCAGCAACACGATTGGCTTGTCGAGCATGATCGCCGCGCCGATCTGCACTGCGAACTCGGCTGTCACTTTGCCATCAAACACGGCCATCATAAACGCTGAGCCTTCCAGTTTTGGCAGCATGTCTTGTTCGACATCAGCGAGCCACTTCTTAGCGTCTGGATTGTCGAATGGATTACGCCTTGGCATCAGTATATTGTAACCAATGATGTCAAGTGAAACGGCGGGACCGTTGCCCGCCACGTCGGCGTATAGCTATGGCTTCTGCTCGCCGAAGGCTCAGGTTGGGTGCTTGGCTACGGCCCAACTCCGCTGTCTACCGGGGCCGGAGCTGTGCCGGACACCCTTGCCAATCTTTTTGCGCGCTGCCGCCACTCCTTGCGGCGGCGCTTCGCTAGCTTACGAGTCGAGGCGTGGCACTCACTGCAGAGATGGTGATCGTAGGCCCTCCCAGCCAGGTCAGTGATCGGCACCCAGCAGATATAGCATTGCCGATCGTAATCCCGCAGCAGCTCTAGCACCCGCGCCACCACGACCATCGCGAGTTTATGCAGGCGTTTCATTGGTGTACCTTCACTTTCTCGTAATGCGGCTGGCAGTTGTCTTTGATCGTGAGTTGAAGGTGCTCGCTGCGCCAATCGTTCTTGTCTGGTTTCCCGTCCCAGCCGATGGTCATATATATCCGAGAGCCCTTCGTCACCTCAACTTTATCGATACAGTCGGCCTCGAAGACGGCCACGGTCTTTTCCTCTGGATCGCACACATACCTGCCATCTTCCCAGGCGCGGACATATCCGTCTCCGCATGGATGATCTTGCTGCCCGGCTGGCATGGCAAGCGCTGCGCTGACGATTGCGAGCGCGGCGAAAAACGTTTTCATCCGAGTGACCTCCTTTTGTTCCGCGCGACCTTGCCGCACCGTGGTTACCGCTCCGCCCTCGCTACGGTGCCTACGAGGCGCGGCCAATCAAATGCGGGTGGGGAATCGTGATAGAGCATACAATCGCCAACGCACAGATGAGGTTTGTCAATGGGTCCTCCTTTCTCTCGGTTCCTGGCCCCTTCGCCGCGCTTTGCCCGGTTCCAGGTGGTGATCGCGCATAAAGCGGCCCACGGTGTTGCGGTGCATCCCAATCATCTCGGCGATGACCACTTGGTTGTTGCCGTGGACCTCTAGCAGCTCCTCCAGCAAAGCCCGCCTGAACCACTGCCTCGCTAGATGGAAGCCGACCGAATTCCGGATGCAGTGACGCGCCAGGCTACGAAGCTGGCTGCGCAATTGGACTGCGCCGGTCGGTATCATAGAATTCATCGCGTGCCTCTCTGTAGGTCCACATCTTGCGCTCAATCCTGATCGCGTTGAAGGTTGGTCGGCTGGCGGATACGCTGGGCGCGCTCTCGGCGCGAGTGGCGTGACGGCGGTCGATGTCGTTTGCGAGTTCTTCGATCTTCATTTGCGTCCTCGAAATTGGAGGGCTCCGGGGGGCGCTGACTGGGGGCAGCGACGATCCCCCCGGAGACTGTCTACCCAAACGCTTGCCGGGTGGGCGGACGGTGTCGTTTTATCTCTTGATCTTCCGGATCAGGTTGGCCAGCCAGTGCTGGCGTTTGGTCTTGCGATGCAGCACGGCGTGCATCCGGCCGTTCACGCCTTGCGTCGGTGCCGTGCGCTTCTTGGTTTTCATTCCTCAGCCTTTGGTTTGCGTTTGCCTGCGAAGGCGGCCAGGCGTTGTGGTTTTGCCTCGGTGAGCCACAGGGCGATGGCTTGACGAATTGCGTTGGCCCTGGTGACTCCGGTGATTTTGCAGTAGCTGTCGATCTCGTCGGCCTGCCCGCGATCGACGCGGATTAACGCTCGCGTGTCTTTCTGTGTTGCCAAGGTTACTGCCTGCCTCTCGCCAACAAGACAGAGACTAGGCTTTTATTGGCATCCGTTGCAAGTGAAAACATTGAAATTCCAGAAATAGCGATGCAACCTGTAGCAGGATGCAGCGAGTATTTCCGCTTGACGCCAACTGGCAACGTTTGCTAATCTCTCGGTAGTAACGCACGCAGCCAGCGAAACCAAGAGGAGCCAACCTTGATCGAACGCGAAGGATTTGAAGGATTTGACCGCAGCAGTTTGGACTTTCTGAATGACGACAATTACCGGATGGTGCAGCGCAATCTAAAGGAAATTGCCTCCGTCAACCCGCCGAACCCGCTGTACATCGGCAAGCGCGTCGCCGAGTTGCACACCATCCTGCACCCGTATGGCTATTTCCTTAAAGCCCTCACCGCTCTGGGTCTGGTGCTGCGGACCGCCTACGGGTATATGTACGGGTACCGGAATGCCACCAAGGAACTGCCTGCGGCTGCGGTTGTGGCCATGATGAATCGTCGGCTGACCATCACCCCCAGCCCCAAACAGGGCAACCTGGGAGAATGGACCAGGCCCATTGCGGAGTTCCCGCCCCCCAAGAGTGGCACGCCGGAAACCTATGCCACGTGGGTGGAACAGATCGTGGCCCGCAGGCCCAAGCGCATGACCGGGACGCTGGCCCACAGCTTGCCGAAAAGCCCGGAGGAGGCGCTTCTGGAATGCTGCCGCCTGCTTAAGGCCATCGACAAGCGCTTGCCTCCGCATCCGGGTACGCGGACCAAGTTCGCGCGTCGCTTGATTGGCGTCACCATGCAGTACTTCGATTTGAAGCCGGAGAAGTTCGTCCCCGTGGAGATCCCTCGCGCCCCCAGAACGCGGCGCGGTACGGCCGAGTTTTAACTCTTACCCCTGTTGCTTTTCAGGCGTCCTTTCGGGACGCCTTTTTTATTTTCTGGTGGTTCGCTTCGCAGGGCTCGCACCGCTTATTAGTGTCCTGCTGCGCGTTTTTATTGCAGCGCACGCACAGCCCGGCTGCATCGGATTCCTTATATTTTTTTCGCAGGCGCGCGGGCGCGGTGTCTCGCTCGTGCTGATTACAATCGCTGCACTTGGTCAACCATCGCTTCCCTTTTCTCTCGGCTTTCTTGGTGAGGCAGCGGGTGCAGATGTGGAAGCGTTTCGCGGCTCGCCGGGCACGCGCGAAGCCGCTGCTAATCTCCGGCCTCACTTGGAAATGACCAGCACGTTGTCAGGCAGGAAGTCGATCACCGGCTCAACTTCATCCCAGGTTCGTCCGCCATTGCCGCAGCCTGGCCGGGGCAGGATGAAATGTTCCTCGGCGCGCTTCAGCGCCATGGCTTCGAGCTGGCTGGCCGACTCGCCGATCAGCCCGAGGTCAGCCTGGTCGCGCCAGTCACGCTTCACCGGAAAACTCCAGATCAGGCCGCCGCCCAGCGAGTACATCTGGTTGCCGTGGATGCGGATGTTGCGGCCCAGCTCAAGGTCGATGTCCTTGAACCGCAGCTTGGCCTCTTCCGCGCAGCCTCGCCCCATGATGGCCCGCCCGCCCGCAGTCACGATCCCATTGGTGGTGATGAGCACGATGATGGAGGGCTTCCCGTACCAGCTCCAAAGATTGCCGTGAATCTGCTTCATGACGGTTCACCCTCTTTCACGGGCGCGCCCACGATAGTGAAGTCCTCGCCTTCCCCAAACGCTTCCGCGAAGAGCCTACGGGCGTCGGCGCGAATGCTTGCTGCCCGGCAGGGCGTCGTGCCGCACCCGCCCCGCACATAGACCGCGTGGTGGCCATCGATCTCGGCGTCGGCGGCCATGGCCTCGCCCTCGCATTCTCCGCGACCTTCTCCGGCCGCCAACGCGCACAGTGGGCACACGGCCACCGCCAGCCGCTCCAGCGCGGAAACCATCATGGGGAACTTGTCGCGATTAAACTGCGCCAGTTCGGCGCACTCGGCTTTCATCTCGCGCGCACTGCGCCTGAGTTTCCGCGTAATGGCGATGTTGAATCCGATCACGCTGAACAAAATAACGTCGGCAAATATTTGTACTGCGAGGTTGGTCACAAATCACCTTCAAGTCTGGCCAGCACATTCTGGTGGTGCGTTAGCATCCGGTCGTACCGCGTCATAAGCTTCACGGCGTGCTCGTGCCCCGCTTTGGCGTCATCCCAGGAGCGGTACCGGGTCTGGTACCCTTGCGGCTCGTGATACTTCATCTTCTTTTTCGAGCTGGACATTTCAATCTCTGAGATGGCGGCCATGAAGACCATGGTCTCGAATACCAGCGGGCGGTAGAAATCAACCGGAATGCCGCCGCCGTATTCGCGGATCAGGTGCATCGCCGAGAAGTCGTGATCGAGGCCAAGGCAGGCGGTTGAGACCCAGAAGCGGCCCACGACCTGTTGCCCAACCACCCGCTTCTCTCCGGCAGTCTCTAGCCATTCAGCCCAGGTGAGTAGATCGCACGGCACCAGTTCGTGATTGTCGTCGAGCTTGTAATGGCGTTCCATCGGGTAAATTCCGGAGCACTTGACAGTGCTAAATATAATCTTACCTGTCAGTATAGAGAGGCATGTCAAGTGCTTTTCTCTTCACCGCAAAAAATCCTGGAAGGGGACGTAGAACGTGGACTTACATCTGAAGCTTGCGCCGCGCGGCACGCGCGTTTTGGTATACGAACACGCCGAGAGGTACCGCAGAATATGCAATACACTCACCCCCATCGCCGAAGTTTTCGGGGCGCGCGAAATCCAACTCCCCATCCTCGATCTGACCGAGCTGTACCAGGGCGAGGAAGAAGCGCTTCGTCACATGTATTCATTCCCGGAGCCGTCCACTGCCAGAAGTATCTGTCTGCGGCCGGAAGGAACCATCACATGCAGACTGATTGCCAGCACGCTCTGGAAGGCTCGCCGCGACGTGAGAGTGTTCTATATCACGAAATGCTGGCGTAATGAACGGCCCCAGATGGGCAGGTATCATGAGTTCACGCAGTTCGGCGTCGAGATTCTAAACCCGACCAATCCCGACGCTCAGCGCGAACTCTTCATCGAGTTAGCCACGCGGATGATGACCGTCTTCACTAAAAAATTCAACCTCAACACCGCCGTCAAACCCCGCTACGCCTACTACACCGGCGACGGTTTTGAAATTAACTGCGACCAACTGGGAGCCCAGAAGCAGGTGTGCGCCGGAGGTCCCTACGATCGGGGCTTCGGCTTCGCCATCGGCGTAGAGCGCGTGATGCTGCTGCTGGAGAACGGGAACGGCAATGGTCGATAGCGCACTGCTCGACCACGTGAAGGCAGCGAAGTTCCCGTACTGGACGGAGATCATCCACCTGTTCGTGGGTGGCTCCGCCCTGCACGGGGCGAAAGTCTCCGGCTATGACGATCTCGACATCTATGGCGTCTACGTCGAGCCGCCAGAAAAAATCATCGGCGTCGATAGCTATGAACACTTCGTCTGGTCCACCAGCACGAATGAACGCAAGAACGATTCCAGCGACATCGACATCACGCTCTACGGGCTGCAGAAATGGGCGCACCTGGCCTGCAAGGGGAACCCCAGCATCCTGCACGCCATCTTCGCGAAGAATGCGCTGCCGGTGCCAGCCGGTGCGTTCGACACCTGGTTCCATGCCGTCGAGAAATATCGTCTGCAGTTCCTGTGCCGGAAGCACTACAAACAATTCCTGGGCTTCGCGACCGCGCAGTTGATGCGCATGACGGGCGAGCGTAGCCGCAACGTGAATCGGCCCGACCTGGTCGCGAAGTACGGCTACGACACCAAGTTCGCCATGCACATCATCCGGCTGCTGATCGAGTGCGAAGAACTGATGCGCAGCGGGATCATCACGCTACCCTCTCCGCAGAAAGATCTGTTGATCGCTATTCGCAACGGCGAGTACACGGAGGATTGGGTCATCCGCAATGCGACCGAGCGCTCGGAGATTTGCCGTGCGGCCGAAGCCAGCTCGCCGCTGCAGCCGGAGATCGATCGCAACTTCGTCTCGCGCGTGATTGCCGACGCGTATCGCCGCCACTGGGAGATGAGGTATCGACTGTGAAAAACAAAGCCACAAGATGTGAAATCCCTGTGGCTTGGTTGGCTCCTCTTTGCTGGACACTCAGTGGCTGAATTCGCGTTCGTCGTCGCCCCACACTTCGACGTAATACTCTTCCTCGCCCTGCTTCACGATCAGGAACGGATCGTAAGGCCGGACCTTCGATTCGAGAGCGTCCACTTCCAGGACGGCCTCGGGTGATTTGTCAAGAATCTGTGCGGCCTTGTTGGCGATGTATTCAGGCACGCCAATCGTGGCCACGGCTTCAGCGATGCTCATACGCCGCCAGCGCAGGAATATGGCATGGGGAACTGTCAATCGACAGCGGTCGTGGAAAAATCGAAGATCCCAACCCTGTTGGCGCGCCTGCGCGTCCATTTCAACTTCCTCTGTGAGGAGAAGCCCAGCAGGATCGGTAATCGATGGGCTTACGAACCTTCTGGAAGTGGAAGTGTGTATCTCTTGCCAGGACCCGGACCCAGGCATCGTGGTCAGGATGGAGAGGAACGTCTTCTCCTTCTTTTCCGCTTTGTAGTGTTCGACACTCTTCGTGTCGAACGGTTGGATGTCAAGCTCGGCGAGCAGTCTGGCCAGGGGCGCTGAGCGTTCGGTTCCGCGAACTCTTTGCAATAGATTGAGCAGTGTCATGATCGTCCTCCTGTTTTGGTTTCGTCGCCTGACGGTAAGGACAGTCTACCATCGCGGTCAAGCGGTGATCTTTTCGAGGGCGGTAAAATGCTCACGTCAAGGGCGTGATTTTTGTCACATTTTTGTCGAGCCGATTTGCTGTTGTGTCAGTTTTGCTAGTTCTGGGATGTTCGGTCACATTGTTGATCGCCAATGAATACGCGGATGTCCTGCGTTTGCAACGGTTGCAAGGAACGCTAAAAACGCTGCAAGACTCCAAATCCCACCCTCTCCGCCATACTTAAGTCGTTTAGAATCAATAAAACTTGACAAAATGATAAAAATTGTCGAGTATTTGTCACATGAGAACCGCTCAGCAGCACATTTACCTCGGTCCCACCGTCACCATCTTCGTTCGCCACAAGAAAGATTGCCCCTACAGCGACGACAGCTTTTCCAGCCGCTGCAAATGCTGGAAGCATCTGCGCTGGTCGGTGAAGGGTCTCGTTCACCAGGCTCCGGCTCGGGCCAGAGATTGGGCCGGTGCCGAGCGCGCCAAGCGGGAGCGGGAAATCCTGCTCGACCCAAACTCGGCCACCGTCGTCTCCGCCGAACCCTCCACGTCGATCGACGCTGCCGCCAAAACCTATCTCCTGGGCAAGCAAGGCGAGGGGGTCAGTAAGGCGACGCTGCGCAAGCTCACCTACCATCTCGACCGTCTGCAAACTTTTCTGGAGACGCGAGGGAAACTCTTCGCGCATCAACTCACCCGCGAGGACCTGATCGAGTTCCGCGCATCCTGGACCAACTGGCCAGCAGGCACCACGCGACAGAAAGCGCAGCAGAATCTGCGCGGCTTCCTGCGCGCCTATTGCACGGACGCCAACCAGCTCAAACGGCTGCTCGATTCGCTCAAAGCCATTAAGCTCAGCCGCCAGGACGAAGAACGCCTGGAACCGCAGCCTTACACCGAAGAGGAGATCGCGAAACTCATTCTGCAGGTGCCGATCACGTTCGCTCACGCGTCGCATAAGATCGCTCCCATGACTGCGCTCATTCATTGCCAGGTGGCGACCGGAATGGCCATCGTCGATGTTGCCCTGCTCGAACGGGCCAGCATTGCGGATGGCTGGTTGCGCATCAAGCGCAAGAAAACCAATCGCCCCGTGCGCCAGCGCCTGGCCCCATCGCTCCATAAGGAATTGATCGCCGTGGCCAACAGCAACCCGCGCTATGTCTTCTGGAACGGCACGAGCCTGGCCGAGTCGGCGACGGGGTTGTGGCAGCGCGACCTGCAAACTCTCATGGAGGACGCCGGGCTCTACATCAAGGGCAACCTCTCGCATCGCTTTCGCGATACGGCCGTGGACTTCTGGCTGGGACAGGGCTGGACGCTGACCGATGTGGCCGATGCGTTGGGTGACACCGTGGCTGTGGTCGAGAAGCATTATAAGACGACGGCCAGCAAGCGGGCGGAAGAGCGCTTCGGTAAACTCCCCGTCCGCTGCTGGGATTAACGGCTGCGCATTTTTGCCCGCACTCGCAGGTACACGTGCCTGGGGACGTTGAGCGTGCGGTAACGGCGGCACTTCCCTCGTGGCGGAAGTGCCGCCTGCGTGTTCTCCACTTCGGGCTCGTTCTCGTATAACTTCACGATCGTCGCCGGGCTGAGATTGTGCAGGACGCAGAGGTCCTGGATGCTGTAGGGGCGTTCGGTTTCGGGAACCATGATGTAAACATTCTACCACATCGCTTGCATCGGTTGCAATGTTTACCCCGTCCCCAGGATACCGGCGAGCATTTGGAGTGGGTTGTCTGCCTTGGTCTCGATGATCTTCCATTCCTCCCTTACGCCAATACCCCTGGTGCCCCAGATACCCAACCCGTCGTAGACCATGCCCCAGAACAACTCCATCAGCGCGTCGTTTTTCTGGTCCATCTGCTTGAACCGGACCTGATCGTCCTTAGACATTCCACCGGGCTGGTACTCCGCTTCCAGCTTTATGCGCTGGCACTCGCGCAAGTAATACTGCGCCAGGGAGAAAAGCGGCTTGGCGTTCTCCGGGCAGCTACCCAGAACGGTCTCGCCTTTTTTGATCTTGCCGGTCGGCGGGAACATCTTGAAATCGAACTCCTGCACTTCTGCCAATAGCGCCTCAACCCATGTCTTTACTTGTTCCGTCATCCATACCTCCTCTGGGTAGTTTCTCCAGCTCTTCCTTGATCCTCTCACTGAACCGTGCGACGACATTCAGGTCGTAGATGCGCCGCGAGTTCAGACAGGTGACGCGGTGCCATGCCTGCCGCTCCTCCACGGTCGTTCCGTTCCACGCGCGCTTCACCGCCTGCATCGTCGGTGAATCGTCGGCAAAAACCTGTCCCGTTGTCGTGTCGATCAAGACGGGTCGGCAGCCGGGGCAGGAATCGTTGTACTGCTCTCTACTCATCAGGGTTTGCACAGTCCAGATGGAGGACATTGCTGACCATCTGCGCCCGTTTCTTGGCTCGATATCGGCTCTGGTAAATCGACATCTTGGCAGCACTTCTCGTTCTCTTGTGTTCCCGGTCCCACCGCCGCTTACATTCCGCGCAGACCCGCTTCGCAATGTAAACGCCTTTGTAGGTTTTGGCCCGGCTCCAGGCAGACCCGCCCGGAGCATCTTTGTCGTGCCCGTAAGGGCAGAAGCGTTTCCTCGGTCGCCCCATGGCTATAACCATACCTCGTAGATCGCGGGATCGTCATTGGGAGATCGGTGCAGCTTGACGCAATGTTCCGGGATCATTGCTCGCGCGCTTTCGAGCGTGTTATGGATGGAGCCGATGCGATCTGGCACCAACCCATCCCAGCGCCGCATTACCCAGTAGCCCGGAACGTCTCGCGGGCTCCAGTAGATCACCCAGGTTTCTATTCCGAGAGCCATTCGAGCGCGATCTCCTCGCCGCGTAAATCTATCCACCGATCGTTTTCGTCGCGCAGGACTGCCATCGTCCCAATGTACAACCCGCCGTCGTTCGTGCGTGCCGCTCCGTTGAAGCGAAGGAATAAGGCCCGCCCATTGCCGGAACCGAACTCGACCACAGCGTCCAGCGTTTGACTGCCCATGGTGAAGCGAACTTTCTGGCCGCTAATCATTTCACCAGTCCACATACTCCTTCGCGGGATCTCCACCGGGCCGCCGCCGTCCCGTCTGGGGATTACGCATCCAGCCTTCGGGCTCAGGCTGCACGCTCCGGTCCCACTTCGCTAAAGCGGCGACCGCCGCCTCGGGAGTGTCGTATCACCAGGCGTTATAGACCGAGTGGTCATCGGTGATGACGATGCGCGCGCGCCCGAAGGTCAGCAGCATGATCTCAGCTCGCAGCATAGTCACTGTACCCGCTTCTGGAAGAACTCCCACTCCAGCACCGCTGCCTGCGCCGCTTCCCGCCTCGTCATCCCCGGAGGATCGCCTTCTTCTGCGCCCGGCACATAGCAGGAGCACTTGTGCTGAATGTGGGCCACGCTGCCGGTGATGCCGCGCAGGAAACAGTCGCGATGGAAATAAATACGGCGTGAACCTTGCTCGCCCATGTACATGCTGCTGAACCCGCGCTCGCCTTCGGCAATCACTTCCTCACAATGGAAGCACAACTCCCCCACCGGAACCGGGATGCTCTCCAGGTCGGGATGCTCGCCGCCGAATACTTTTACGAGACCGTCTTCGCTCATGTCTTCGGCGCTTCCTTGTGCGGCATCTCGATCGTCACTGGCATCGTCATCGTCGGGTCCTGGCCGAACTTGGCGATCTGGTCCTTCAACAACGGGCAACTCTTGGCTTCAAGGTTCCAGGCTGGAATTGCCGCGCCGTCTTCGTAGTGGGACAACACGCCACCCTTCTCGCAGTCGAGACTGTTGTCAACCTCCATGAGGCAGCGACCCCAGGTCTGAGGCTGCAGGAAGTCGTAGTGACAGGAGAACGCGCCGTCGTGCTGGGCGCAACCTCCATTGGTTTTCTTCACGGTGACCGCGTGACAGTGTGGGCCGCCGATCTCTGGCTTCGGACCCGCCAGACATCCGCTGAGTTGGCCGGTCTGTTTCTGCAGCTCGACGGTATGTTTCTGCAGCTCTTTGATCTGTGCCAGCTTCGCGTTAACGTCGGCATTGAACGCCTTGATGTCGGCATTCAGCTTCGCGCGCTGCTTGATCACCTGGTGCCATTGGAGGCTGGGGACGATTCCGAGCACCATCAGCAGCAGGAGGGTGTAAATGCGGAACTTGTCTTGCCAGTTCATGGTTTTCATGCTGCGCCCTTCTTTTTCCTCTCTTTTGGCGCGTACTTGGCCGCGTACTCTGGATCACACTCGATCATCAGGCCCTGGCCGCGCTGGATCATTCCCATAATCTCTTCGTCGGTCATCTCCGCGACAGGCTTCGTCCGCGATTGCAGTTCTGCGATCACGCGCTCGCGCTGCTCTGGAGTAAGCTTGATCGTCATTTTCCCTCGCGGCGGTAGCCGTGCATCGCGAACGGCGCGTCCGGCAGATCGACGTGGTTCGGCAGTTTGTCGAGGTCGCTGAGGTCTTGCTTGTACAGCCAGGCCAGGAACGGTTCGAACATTGGACATACCCAGACCTTATGCTTCTCCAGGTCGCAGTGCGCGTTGCCGTGTCCGCCATGTGGAGAGAATGCTGCGCCTTCGAGCGTCTGCAGATCGAAGACAACGATGTCGTTAGCGCCCCAGCCGATGGTGCGGAGCAGTGAGCGGGACTCGCTGATCTTCGAGCCACGCCGCCACTCGTCGTCGAACTGGGCGACCATGAACTTGCCCCAGTTCTGCGGGCCGTTGGTTACTTCGATGAATACATTCTTCATTGCGGCTTCTTCCTTGTCCACTCGGAAGGATCAGCGGATGCTGGAATAAATGGTCCGGCGTATTTGTTGTAGGTCGCCACGATGAGCTTAAATTGAATCGGCGACAGCTTTTCCTGGTCGATACCGAACGCCATGAACGACGTGTCATTCTTGCAGCTTTCACAGGTGCAACGCGGGATCTCCGGATGATCGGCGGGATTGACGCGCGTGAAGGTCACGGCCGCCGCCTGCTGCTCGGTTACGATGCCGAGGTGGACGATCAGTCCACGGAACTCGCGTTGCGCATCTTCTGGTGCCATGTCGCGCAGTTTGTGTATCTCCTCTGTCATGCTTGCCCCAGGTACTCGTACACCCGGACGACCGTTCCATGGTCATCCTGAATCGAGCCATCCGGTTGGACGAAGTTGATAATGTGCAGATTCAGTTCCCCAGCGTAGAACACGACCAGCTTCGAATCCACGGCCTTCACCCACACACTCAGCATTGCGCGTGGATGACATGAAGGCGCGACGATCACGACTGTGCCCGGCTTGAGTTCCGACGCCTTCAGCTCGCGCCCTATTTCTCCTTCTGGTTTCATAGCCGCCTGCCGTGCTTCAGCATCAACCAGAACCAGGTTAGGAATCCGCCAACGACCAGGCCCCAGATCGCGCCGAAGAAAAAGCCCTTCCAGAACTGCGGGCCGAGCATCACTTCTTCTCCGCCATCTGGAAGGTGTGCGACTCCACGTTCTTCACCAGCGTCACTTCGATGCGCTGCACTCTCTCGCGCGGGACCGGAACGCCATCGGCCATGACGGCCACGTCGGGAATAACGTCCACGACGGAAGTCTTGGTCAGCCACAGTTCGCCGAGCTGTGGCACGTCGGCCTTGTAGTGGATGGTGACGACGGCCTGATCCGCGTCCACGCCCTTGGCCACACGGATGGCGAGCTGGAACGTCTTCGCGTCTTCGACGGGGATCAGTTCAACCTTGCCGTCCACCAGATCGCCAGGTTGCAGGGGCACGCCCAGCAGGATGGGGGCTAACAGGAGAGCTGCAGCTACTACACCGTGTCTCATTATTTTTTCCTCTTCCTTGGCGGCGGGAATTTCTTGCCGGTTACAGGATGCGTGTAGGTCAGACCGAAGGAGTGCATCACCTGCTTCGCTACTTCGTACAGCTCTGGAATTTCCGGGATCATGACGCCCTGGGTGGCGCGCCGGTACTGGTCCTTCGTGATGACCATGAATGTGCCGTCTGGCAGATTGAGATCGGTCCACATCATGAGCTGCGCGAAGAATGCGTTGCGCTGTAGTTCGTTCAGCTCCAAGAACTGATTAAACACGTCCTTCCGTGTGGGCGTCATTTTATCGCTGCTCCGTCTGCGATGAGTTGGATCGCCTGGTCCACGTCAATCCCGGCCGCGCGCAACTCTGGCAGGATGGCAGTGACGCGCAGTTCCATCGCCTTTAGTTCCGCCCATGCCGCGTTGCCGACGCTGCAATAGCTGCCTAGAAACAATCCCGCCGCGATGCAGATATCGCAGTTTGCGATGTGCTCGGCTGACATCAACGCCAGCGCCTGCCAAGACTTAAGCAATTTCAACCAGGAGGCCGCGACTGCTTCTTTGTTCACGTGTTCCTCCGCTTGGCGTGCAACACCACGGTGAAGCGCGCTTCATTCTCTTCGATGTCGCCGGGCTTCACGATGATCTGCTCCACCTTCTGGACTTTGTAATCAGTCCAGGCTCGCGTAGCGGGAGCGACTATGCTGTTCATCGCATCCTCGAAGAATTTGTTGGTGGCTGCGACCATAAACAACATCTCACTGTCGGCCGGATTGCGGATGACGATGTCGTGCGAGTCGCCGAAGCGGTCATCCAGCAGCGAGTCGATCAGCTCCACGAATTTCTTCACGTCCTCCGACACCAGGCCCATCAGCTCTGCCATGGGCGCGCCGCCAGCCTTGCCGCGCCGCCGCTTGTCGATGGCCTGCAGGATGTCAGTGAGCAATCCGACCGCATTTAAGTTGGGACGATTTTCTTCGTTCATGCACGGAATATTATCACTTGACATCACAGGCAGTGAAGCGGGAAGATCGCGAATGTAGGGGAGCCGGAAAAGAGGAAATATGATGAAGTTCAACCAGCCCGTCCAAACCTACGACGTTGCTTTGACCCTGCGGGGCGAGCACGGAACCTTCCTGGTGCAGCGCGGCGGACAGTCCGCGATTGTGGTGGCTGCCGAGGGCCATTCGATCAAGTCCTGGACTCCGGTGGGGTCGATCGAAGCGGTCACGCTGAGCCCCGGAACCAACCTGCCCTACACCTGCACCAAGATCGACCTCGAAGGCGAGGACAATGAGAACTCTAACGCGGGGCGTAACCGCAACTAGAGGGGAAGAGTTGGCGGCTTTACTTCTTCGCTCCAGGCTCGGAAGCTCCCTTCCGGGCCTGGTTTTTGTGGTATAAGAGCTGCCGGGGGAAACTCAACATGAGAACCTACTCTGTTCTGGCTTTGCTTTTCTTGACGCTGGCGGTAACTCCACAGAAGATGGTCGGCTCTTCGATGCGCGACCTGCCCAGTCCCATCACTTCCATCACGTTAAGCTCTGGCACCTTTGTCGAACTGGAAGGCTCGATTGGGCCGGGCGGTCAGGGCGTTGGCATTGGGGCGGCATTCGCTGGCGGCAGCGCCAACCTGAGCGCCAACCACATTTTCCTGAACGCGCCGTTCGGCCCTGAAGCTTACTCCATGGGCTACAAGTCCGCCTTCGGCCAGCCGGTGTTCACCATGACCAGCACGATATACAACCCGAGCACCGGGATTTTCTCGGGCACGTTTACCGGCGAGGAATTTGTCCGGCTGCCTGGTCACACGCAGGCGTTCGCCGTCTATCTCGTCTCTGGAAGCTTTAGTGAATCTTTGAACCTGGACAGCCTGGGGGTGTGCGGCGTGAACTCAGGGTTCTATGGCAGTGGCGATCTATGCGGTACCACGGGCGTGGGCCAGATTAACATGAATAGCGAGCGCTTCCTTGGGACGGTGACGCCAGAGCCGGGGACCCTGGTCACGATGGGGACCGGTTTGCTGGCCATCGCGGGCTTGGTTAGGCGTAAGTTGTCCCGGTGAGGGGGCTTGTCGGTTTTCACTTGACAAGCCCTATTACAATTGTCTCAATGAGTAAGAAGAAAACTTTCAACGCCAGCCAACTGTTGAGAGAAAAAGCTCGCGATGTGATTGGGAGCCCATGTCCCACCAGAGTGAGAACCTCGCGGCCCCATAGTGGCCGTGCGCGAGCCGCACTTGATCCTGCCTTAAATCGACCCCAGCCAAAGATGTTTCACCTGAGTCGGCCTCGCGATTTTATCGAAGGCGCGCCCCGGTTATCGACGGTGGAGGGTTTGAATATGCGCTTCGTCGTTCCCATCCTACCTAAGCGTCGAAAGCACAAGGCTGGAATTTGTTTCCAGTACAGTCCCGAAGTTATCCGCACCATCAACGTCTTACGAACCAACGGCGGAGAGCGAGCTGTCTCCGACTATCTGCAACAACTTAAGGAGAACAACACAGTGACCATGCACACTGATATGGCTGAAACCCTCACGCGCGCAGCGGAACCTAGGTCTGTTGTCGAAGTCGGGGGTACTCTCGAAAACGCTCTACGAGACGCCGAGGCTAAAGCGAAACACTACGCCTCTGAGGTTCTGCGTTGTCAGCAGGAACAGGCGCGCTGGGACCAGGTGGCCAGCGGCTTGCGCGATGTGATGAAACTCACCACCGGCCCGGTCGCCAGGCCGAACGGCAACGGACACGCTAACGGGAACGGCAAGAAGGTCGTGATGCCGAACGGTTATTGGGCGGGAGAAGTCCGTGCGATAATGAAAGTCCCCATGACCCGAAAGCAACTGGTCGCAGCCCTTTGCCAGGCGCATCCCGACCGCAACGAGGGCACAATTTATCAGGCCGTCCTGGGGCTCGGGAAAAAGGGCGTTGACCTGCTTTATGTGGACGATAAGTATTACCTGCCAGAGATGATCGACTCTGACTCTGCCAGGGCGAGTTAGCTTTGTGACGCAGGCGGAGTTTGACGACTGGATACAGCGGGAGTTCCCGGCCTTCCCGTGGAGCGAGCCCCTCGGAGTCAGTCTGTTTGGCGGCAAGCGACATTACGCTTGCCGCCTCTGCTTTAGTAGGACCGGCCTGCATGGCTCTGACGTTCACGCCCTGCCGACCGACATTGAAGTCGTGCGCAAGCACATCGCGGAGGCGCATGTCATTCTCAAGGTTTCGTGAGCATCGCGGGGGATTGGACGAGTCGCTGGCCACCACGGTCCGGCTCTACAGTTACCCCGCGCTGCTCACGCATGTGCGGGGGTTGCTGGCTCCGTGGGGCGTGCGCGTGGACAAACTGAAGATCGAATCTTACTACGGCTACGATGACAGGACTGGGTGGGACACCTACATCGTAATCCTCGAAGGCTACGGCGTGGTGGGATTCACGGACGGCCCGGTGGATGACGTTCCGGAGGGAGTATGAACATCCATTGCCCACTATGCGGGGCGCAGTTAACCTCTACCGACTACCACGGGAAGAGTTACGCCATCGGCGGCGGCAAGGGGGAGAACTTCGCGTTCAAGTGCGATTGCTCCACCATGCTGATCTTTGCGCGGCGCTTCGACGGCGCATTGCGCGCAGTTTACTTCATCCCCGAAGCGAAGTTCGACGCGGTGTGGGAATCCAACAAGGACTAACAGAGCATCCCAGTGTCTGCGGTTGATTTCGCGAGCCTGGCGCTAAGCCACTGGCTAAGATCCTCATGAAGGCAGCCCCGCTCCTGGGGGCTGGCCTCACACTTCGGACAGAACGGAACTGCCAGCCGGATGACTGCGCCTGGCCCGGCGCAATGATTGCCGAAGCGGGCATCGTGGATCGACATGTACGGGCCGGTAATCTCGATTGGCGTCTTGCAGTCCACGCATAGCTGGCGCTCGCCATCGGTTAGGCAATGAGCCTTGATCCACTCATTGCGCTTTAGTGCGAACTCAAGCAGGGAGACTCGGACTGGCGTCTGCATTGTTTCCCCTCCAAAAAATTAAGCCCGCACAGGGGAGACTGCTTCTTTCCCCCTTCCCTGTGCGGGTTCCCGGCTGGATAAAGTGACGGGGAGGAACTCCAGCCGGGGAACTGGTTACGCGGCTCTCTTCTTCGCCGCCAACTTCTGCCTTCGCTTTACTTCGGCCTTGCGCTCTTCTGGCGTCATGTTTGCCCAGTAGCCCGCAATCCCGGCCGACTTGGACTTGCTGGCGGTGCTCGTGGAAGGCAGCTTTGACTTGCCTTTAATTTTAGCCCAGCGCGCGCGTTGTGCCGCCGCGATCCGTTCGCGAGCATCTTTGGACAGCCTGCGAACGCCCCGGTGGATTGAATGGTTTACACCTAACGCGACGAGCGCCTGGTCGAGGCGCTGGCATTCGCGATGGTGTTCGTCTCTTGCTTTGCGGATACTGGCTACTACGTTTTGCATACCTTGCATGAGTGGAGTGGTGCTCCTTTCAAGGATAAGTGGGATTCTACCCCTTTGGTTGTTCGGGATCAACTGAGTTAGCTCGGTCGTAAACATCCTGAGCGTAAATGGTAACCTTCTGGTCTCGGTTGTCGGTCGAAGCGTAAGGCTCGATCTCGGCGTCGCAGTCAGGGCAGCGGTCATTGCAGGTCGAGGACCAGTCATCATCCCAGCGCGTGTTGTCGTTAGGGCAGAGATAGTGATTGGTGTAACGGCCTTGGTCCTCTTCCCCTTCTTTGATCTCGAAGTCAACATTCAGCGACTCGCACAGTTCGTTGATTTCATCGTTATCCATCTCGCTCACGTCCGCGAAATGTTCACAGTGGCCTGTGGTGCAAGCCTTGGTGGTGTGGCTTTCACTTTCTTGCAACATGCGCAGGGCGTGCAAGATGGTAGCTAGTTGGCGTTCCGTGAGTTGCTTGGCTTGCTTTGGCTTTCCCTCGGGTGAGTTTGTCTCGGGTGTTGCCATGTGTCGCCTCGTTTCATTGAGATTAGCGTGCGCTTGGAGCCGCACGGTGTCAAGGGTGAAAGGGTTTAAGCCGCAGAGCCGGAGGCTGTAGTCCCCAGGCTCTGGACGCTGGATACGGGGATGCGGTAAGGCAGGCGCTGTCCGGTCTTGGGACTCTTGCGCCCGCGTGTTGGGTGTGAGACCTTGGCCCAGCGCCTGCCCAGCTCGACGAGCTTGGCGAAGTGCCAGCCATTCTCCCAGTAGCGAACTTGCTGGCCGATGTCGGCCTTGGTGGGTTTCATTTCACTTCTCCAGGTTGGGTGATGAGGACGTGACCGATAACCTCGTCCCCAGGGATGCCGCCAGCTTCAGCCAGCAGTATGGTGGCCTTGAGATTGACGAACTGGAGCCCTTCGCGAAGCTTGGCGTCCTCATCCATCCACATCGTCCGGCCGTCAGCCAGTTGAACTGCCTGCACGGTATTGCAGTCGATGATGGAGTAAAGCTCCTGAAGAGTGAAACCTCGCTTCTGGTTTGCCGGTGTCACGTTCACTGCGTTGCTGTTTTGATCGATAAACGTCGCCAACTTGTATCCTCCTCTCAGTCTATGGTATAATATCTTATGCATCTTTGCAAGCGTTGCAAGTCCGCCGAGCGTCGCCTCTACGCATTATCAACGACTTACGGGGAAATTTATACTTATAGAGGGTGTACTTGGCCGGATCTCGGTATCGTAAGCCACAGAAAGACTTAAGCACGCTGGACCCCAACTCGCAAGAGTACTGGGAAGAGATACTCAAACGCGAAGGGCTGGCCATGACGCGCGGCCTGTACCCGCAGCGCAACAGCTATGGTTGGGACTACCACGACACCGACCCGCGCAATGACCAGAGCAACACGCCCAGCACGGTAGTTCCACAGCCGCTGGCCAGGGCCTCGCCCGAGTGTCCATTAGGCGAAGAACATGGCCCCGAAACTGGTCCGCAAAGCAAACCCCTCTCCGACAATTATGGTGTAGCCGAAGACAACTACACCGAGGACTCCAAGCCCTAGCCTCTGCCCCGCGCTCTCGCGCATTCCTTCTGATGCCCTACACTTCAGCCCACACTGTGGCGAACCGACCGTAGGCCCTCACCGGCGAGGCTACTTAGACTTGAGCGTGATCGGGCGGGCACGATATAAAACCCGCCCACATTTTGGCAGCCCCTTTAACTCCGCGTGGCACACTCACCGGCCGATCGACAAACTTGAAGACTCTCAACAACCCTGGCAACCGGCTACGCGCCAGGCTATTCGCTGTCCTGCTGCGGATCGCCGAAAGCCCCAGCACTCCGCTCTTAGAAATCCTGAAGGCCAAAGAGCAGCTCATGGAGCTGGAGCGGGCCGACACCAAGGCCGAAGAAATTAAGCAGCAGACCAAGCTCGAAGAGCAGCGCGGCATTCGCGCCGCCCGCATGGCCAAGGCCCAGGCTGAGATCACCAAGCGCGTGCTCGGCGTAGCTAAGCCGAAAGCGCCACGGGATTTGCCTAAGCCCGAGGGTCCGAATGCCTTGGGCGTCTAATGGCCTATAGCCCATCCCATACCGGTCGGCACCACGCCGCGTCTCATCCTTGGTTCGATCAAGCTTGCGAAGGCTGCAGGCGCATGACCGAAGAAGAAGAGCAGGCCGGGCTGCTAGCGGAACGGTCGGTGATGCGTGAATTATCGGCCCTATTCTCCGCAGAAAATGCGGAGATTCCACCCCGATGAAATGCCCCGCGTGTTTAGACTACTTCGACGAGTCGCGACAGAGCGTCTCCTGTGCTCACCGGCTCCTTCATCCGGCTGCGCTGCCCGTAGGCGGCCCCCGGATGCCCGAGGATCAGCGCGCAGCCATCGAAGAAGCTTACCGGGGGCAGGATCAGATCGTGCTGTGGCGCATGATGGGCCACAACAACCCGGCCGTCCGCAGCTACGCGCGAGAGTTATCGGAGATGCTCGACATGGTGCTGACCGCGCCCGCCGAGCCCCACAACTCAATCAACCTGGAGCCCGTGAATGTAATTCCGCCCGACGATCGGCGCGAAGGGCGCACCGAGCCGCGACCGAACTACGACTTGCCGCCACGGGCATAAAGCGCACTCCGCACCGCGCCAAGGCCATTAAGAAATTGTGTACTACTTTTTCTAAATGGACCGGACGCGATGCGCATCGCACTCTACAGCGGGGTTTGATTCCTTCGCCGCTCGAAGTCGCGGCGCTTGGCTTCGCTAGTGTTGAAGGTCTCCTCATAGAGCCACTTCGCCCAGCGACCGATCATCTTCAGTAGTCTCAACTGTTCCCCCCTTTCTCGGTCAGCAACTGCCGCTTGGCCGTCTGGTATGTGGCTATGAGATCCCTGTAATGCACGAGACTTCTAGCCCCACGTCTTGGGATTCGTTTCCCGCCCGGCTGTGGCAGTTTGTCAGAGCTAAACCGCATCTTCGCCGCCAGTAGGTATCTACGCACTTGGCGGACGACGTGTCGTTTGTCTGGGTGTGGATGATCCGTCTTTAGCCTCCCTTCTAAGGCCGCGCATGACCTCGCGCACTAATCGTGCGCGGCGGATGTAGTCGAGGAACTTGGCTTCGAGCGCACCAGTACCGTGCTCTCGGGCCAGCCTCTTTGACTGTTTAAGGAAGTTGACATCAGGACCGCATTCGATGCAAACGTCGTCAGTCGGCGAGTAGAAGTAGTGGTGCTTATCCATCTCGCGCTTGCAACGCTTACAGGTTCGGGTTCGCTTTAGCGCCGTCACGCGACCTCCAGTAATTGTTTGAACGCGGCAGTACCGAGCACATACCTAAGCTGCTCGGCGCGTCGCCGGATAGTGAGATAGTGCGCCCGATCTTTACGCGACTCGGGATCGTGATCGTACAGCACGCACCAGTGTTGGAATGACGCCTTATCCCGACTGGCAGCCAGTCCGGTTGGCAGCTTCGTGGCCACGTGCTGGTGAGACACCTTCGCCAGACGGCTGAGCGCATCGGCCAAGGTGGGCTCGGTGGAGCTGAGATGAAAGAAACTCATCCCGCGCTCCGCCTCTTTGGTAACCCCGCACGTGATGCGGCAACGCCACAGCCTGGGACTCACCCTTTCACAGGTGAACCCCAGAGTGTGCGCCGCGATGAATTCAGCGAGGGTCACGAGGTAGGGTCCACAACCTCCGCTGCGTCGAGCTGGCGCTTGGTTGGCATGACTACCCTGTCCACGGTTGTGCGCAGGATCTCGTTCCCCCCGCGCTCATCTTTGCGGACAACGTCCACCACGACCAGCCCAGTCTCGCGGTTGACGAACAGCGATACAGTCTTTCCGTTGGGCAGTTTGACCCAGGCGTAGAAAAGCTCAGAGGCTGGGTATTCGGCGACCGAAGCTACGGCGTAGCTCACAGTCACATCCTTCCCCAGCTTCGCAGCGCCACCCTTCGGCGACTCGCACGTGATTTCAACGGGCATTCGGTTCTCCAGTTTAACGTCCGGTTAACGGACGGATTTTACCGCACTTTTCGCGTATATACCGAGCAATCCTGTTCATTGAACAGCACAGCGCCGCGCGTGACCAGATTCGGCTTGAACGCAACGCCGAAGTAATCGGTGCCCAACTCCTTCCATGTGACCTCGCACACGCGGCCCACGGCGTCGAGGCACCACGCATGATGCACTGGAATAATGCCGGTCGCGTAGCCTTCGATGTAAGGCAGGCGGTGCAGCATGGCGTACAGAGCCGCGTTGCGGAAACATGCTTGCGGTACGCTGCGCTTCCAGTCAATCACATGGCCCTCGTCGTACCATTTGCCCTCGCGCAGCAACAGGTCCGCTGGCCCCTTATAGAACCAGCTCTGCGGTACGCCGTTGTTGGCGTGGCAGTCGCGGAACCACTTGAGCATCTGAATGGTTTGTTCCTGGCTCTCCGTCATTTCTTCTCCCTTCTGGCTTCAGTTGCGCGCTGCCAGTAATGCTCCCCATGCCTTCGCCTCAAGCTCGGCAGTGGTTGGCAGCGTCTCCGCTGTGGCCAGCCATTCGGCAAAGTGAAGGATCGCGTCGAGATATTCGTAGGAGTGTTCCGGCTTCCTGCCGATCTCCTTCGCGAATCGTTCCTCCGCCTTCGTGAAAGCGCGCGCCGCTTGAACGGAATACGCCCACACGCCGGGGAATCCGCTCAGCTCCGCGCCGAAGCGGACGTAGAAGTTGCGCTTGGTATCTCCACCCCATAGTTCGGCGGAGATGGCGGCAACGTTTTCGAGCAGATCGAAGTCGCCGCGCCATTTCTGCTGCCCTTCCAGATCGGCGATCAGCTTCTGGTAATGATCCGCGATCTTCTGGGCCTCGTCTTCGCCTGAGCATTCTTGTATCCCGTACTCCATGGCCTCGGCATGATCTTCCTCGCCGCGCCAGTGTTCGGCAGTGATCCTCCACGCGGTCTGCCGCTCGCGTAGTCCGTCCATCATCTGACCGAAGTCATTCGATGACAGCGTGACGGTGACCGTGGCAGGTTTTGGTTGCGCTTTAATACGCGCCTTAGTTTTCTTTTTCACTGTTGGCCTCCCCTGATGATGATGGTATCCCCGCGCTCCGAATCGGAACGCATCAGACGAATCCCTTGTGCGGGCACAATGGCCTGATCGGTCTCAACCTCGACCGCCAAGTCACCGTGAGCTTTAATCATGCGCTGTAGCTTGTAGACTACATCGCTAGCCTTCATTTAGGTCCTCCTTTCTGGCTGTGGAGCAGCCACTCCAGAGCACTGCTTGGCCAGTGCGCTGGATGAGTGCTCAAGGTTTGCGTGATGCAGTTTTCAGCCTAACATGATGCAACTTGCCGCCTTTGCGCGACATCGCGTAGACGCCCCAATATCTCCGCATTCGGTCGCTAACGCACGCGCGGAAGCGCAGCAAGCACCGCCGTGCTGTGCTTGCTGATTTGTGGTAATGGCCGCATCCGATACCGCCATACCCAACGAGATACCACTTTCTATCCCGCACTGGCACGAGTCTCCTCTCCGGCATGAACGCGCCCATAGCATCCGCAAGCCATCGACTCCGGATGCCCGCAGCGCACATACTTCCCGTCTACGACCCATGCCTGATTCGCGTAGTCGTAGCCGTCGATTAGGCGACCGCCTAAGTACACGTCAGCGCTTGTTCTGCTCAATCGTCCTCCTTCGCAATGGCTCCAGCTCTGCCACAGGGAGCAGGTTGTACTCGGACATGAGCATGACCGAACCCACGCGCTTGCAGTCATCGCAGACGCGAGTCTTCAGGTCTTCCCCATGCTCTAGCAGGTTGGTTTCGTTGCAGACAACGCAGACCGTCTCGACTGGCTCTTGCTCCTCCTGCAGCACGGCGAACATCTTCTCCCCGCCATCGTCCAACACCGTGCGTAATGCTTCGATGTTCGGGATGGTGGTAGCCGCTCCGAGTGCAATACGCATTGCGGCTACGAATGCATAGACCTCGCTGCGCGTGAAAGTTTTCTTCTGGTTGTAGGTGAAGGAGTTCAGGTGAAGCTGTGCATCTCGCCTGAACTGCTCGAAGATCGCCTCGTAGTTTGGCGTGACGGTGATCGTGGTGACTTTATCCTCCACTTAACCCCCTAGCCTTCCAGCGCCCAATACGTCATCGACTCATGCTCCACGGCCTTTGCGTGCTCATGTTGTGGGCCGATGATGCCGGACGATGCGAGAAAGCGGTAGTAGTAATCGTCACGCCGCGCCCGAGCAAACAACACGTTAACCGCGTGCTGCTCGCTGACGGCTGTGACATTGGCAACCACTTCGCGTACTTCGCCCGTGGCACCGTTTAGTACCTGCACTGTGATCTTGACCTTGTCCGGCTTCATGCGTACACCACCCCAGTCTCGTTAGCCGCTGGTACAACAGCTTCGGCCAACAGTTTGATCGATGCGATCTGGTTCTCGATGGAGACAATCTCTCGTCTCTTCTCGATGAACTGGATCAGGTGCTCACGGTGCTCGGTGAGCTGTTGCGGCAACGGCGTATCTACAAACGTTCTGCGCCTGTCCTCCAGCCCCGACGCAAAACAGTACAGCTTCTTCCAATAGTCCACGTCGAAGTGGACATCGTAGTGCCTGCGCGTGTTGGGCGTGACTTTACTGAATCGCCGCACGCTGTAGCCAGCCTCTTCCAGAAGCTCATACGCCTTAACAGGCGTAATCACTCCCTTTAGAACCCAGCCACCGATTAGAGCCAACTGCATTCGCTGGCTTCGATCACCGTACCATCGCTCGGTATACTCGCGGCCCATGTGGTACACGCTGGGCTCCCGCAGCAGTGGATTCTTTGGCTGATGAGCATACAGCTTTGCCAGCTCACGTTCCAGCCGGGCAATCTGCTTCGCGTGTTTGCTTGGCGGACCAGCCACACTGGCGCACTTCTTTTTGAACGCGCGCGCGGCCCAATCGGCCAAGTCGCGCTTGAATATCCAGTAGGTACCCTTGAACTTGGTTTGCAGCAGGCTGTAGAACTTGAGTGTTCCGCGCACCCTGCCGCTGTCGTGCTTCACGGTCAGCACCCATATTTCGCCATGATCCTTCACCAGCTCTTTGGTGAGCGTGGTGTCCACGATGTGAATGCCCCGCGTGGCCGATTCGTACAACCGTCGTTCGACCACAAAGGGACGCTCACCGGGGATGTTGATCGCGAGATACGGGCACCTTGGCTTCGCATTCTCCATAGGCGCTCTCCTGTTTAACGTGCCATGCACGGTTAGTGGGTTTACTGTCGCGGCTTCAGCATTCTCACGCGGACGCCGAGATGGGTTGTGTCGCCAAAGTCAGGCAAGCGACTCGATTCTTCGCCTGACTCATCGCATTTGATGTGGACCGCAGTTATAGCGTGATGGCTACTGTCAGTTAGCCCAACTGTGATGTTGACAATGCAGCCCGGTGCTTCGATGTGGAGTAGTTTGTGCTTACTCCGCTCGCTGATCGTTACTGTTTTCAATGCTACCTCCGGCGGCTTTGACGAATAACAGCTTCGCCGACTGTGTTGCCGTTGATGTCGCGCAACTTCCACTTATCGCCGGGCGACAGTTGGTTACCTTCCTCTTGGTCGGCGAGTTGGCGTAAGATGCGAGCAACCTCTACGCCGTTGTTAGGCTCGAAGGCTGCGTTGTCCATCGTGATGACCAGCTTCAACTTCATGAGATCTCCTGCATCTCGGTGATCTCTTCCGCCGTGAAGAACCTGCGGACCTTCGACCACTCGGCCTGCACGGCAAGATAGACCTGTTCGGCTTTGCGGGAATCGGTATCGTAGCCGAACTCTCCGCAAAACTCTTCAAAGCTACCCGGCTCGCTTTTTGTGATGCAAGCCAGGACATCGTAGGGAGTGGGCTCGGAGCGCTGCTTGCCCTTCTTCAGCTCCGCCTTAATCATGTCCTGTAGCTTATAGGACATGCTGGAGATGGTTGTAGCCCACGGCATCGCTGCTATGCGATGCTTGAGTGCCCAGTTGTGGAACTCGTCGGCATAGCTATTCCAGAAGTCAATCTGGAATGCACTCCGCTCCTTCCCGCTAATCGTGCAAAGATAGTGATGGCCATGAATGTGGGACTTGCGCGGGAACTCGTCGAGCTTGTCCATCGCAATTCCCTTGACCCTATCTTCACAGAACGTCGGGCAATCGCTGCCGATGTGAACGACGCGGAATGTTAGCTCATGCTTGCGCATGAATTCCTCCGCTTGCTCCGTGTACTCGGACATGATTACTCCTTCCCAGCCATTAGTACGGCTGACCCTGCCCAGCTCCTGTATTAGCGAGTAAGGCAGGACTGCCGCGCTACTTGGTTACGGCCTCGGCACTGCGGAAGCGTGCTGTAATCTCCGGCCTGTCGCGCTCTATCAGCCACCGCAAGCTGTAAACGCAACTTGCCAGTGCATCGCGATAGCGCTTGGCATCGTCGCCAGCTTTCTCCGCATGGTCAACGGCGATCTGCGCTTCCACAACATTCGCAGCCGCGTTGATGATCTCAGGCTTGCCTGCTCGCTTCATTTCTCTCCTCCTAGTTTAGGGGCATTGCGGCCCGGCTGTAGTACCTTGGCATCGACGCGCTTTAATGCCGCGCGTTATCTCAACTCCCGTCCTCTCATGATTATCTGGACCACTAAATGCGGGAAGCCTTGCCCTACGCCCGAGGGGATACTGGCGTGCTTGCTGGACAAGGGCCATCCCGAAGAATACTGCAATCCCTTCTGCTACTCGTCCTCTCCCTCCATGGGCGCAGAGCAGCACATGTCATCCAGATCGACCATATAGCCACAGTCGAAGCATTTGCGCTGTTTCACCCAGACCTGATTCTCCCGATCCCATCGCGCGCCCATGTTTGGGCAACCTGTCTCGTGACAGGCTACCCCATTAATGGCCAGCATCTGGCATTGGTCGCAGGATACGCGCCGATACCAGTCTGACGCCAGCTCGCGCTTGAGATTGAATCGCGTGAGCCAGGTTGGGCCGAATGAATTGCGTATCTGCTGGAGTGTTCCAGTAGTGCCGCCAGTCATCCAGTCGAGGTTGAGCTTAGACTTCCAGTTGCGCCCATGCTCACGCGCATACACTTCAAGGGCGTAGAGCTGGGCGTGGTCCAGTTGGTTCGCCATGACGCGCCACTCCTGTCCGCTCAGTAACGAGCGTATCGAACTGGTCGTATACCCGCTGTTGATTCCCGCGAAGCCCAAACTCCCGCTTCACGATGCTGTACACCGAGCGCCCGCGTCTGGACATGCCTTTCAGCTCTAATCCAAACGCAGACCTCAGCGTCAGTAGTCGCGCACCTGCAATGTGGTCACGCTCGATCACTACAGGCATTGCGCCTCCCCGTACTCCCCAGCCACTTCGTGCCATGCTTCGCCGTCTTCGGAGTCAATCGGAAAGCTATCGACCTGATACAACCGACTGTCTCCGATCTGCAATAACATATCCGCCTCATCCGCGTCTTTGGCCTCAACCCGATAGACGCGAACTAGGCGTTCGATGATACGACACTCGAACTGTGCCATAACTCCTCCTCACCTGTCCGCTTACCGGACAAGCTAAGTGGACACTGGGACAGGCTGCTCATAACAGCCCACGGGTCCATAAGTTCCGTTATCCCAGCATCCACCTAGCCAGTCAAGGCTAGGGTAGCTTACACCTTCTCCCAGTGGCTGACTTGCCAGTGGCTGACTTGGTGGCCCTTGTCGTCCACGTGAGCCGGGCCGTAGGCAAGGACTTCGTAGTACAGCCCCGTATGGTCTCTGGGCACCATGTTCACGATCTCAACCCCGACTGTGACGTGATTCACGCTGGGAATGCCGTCCTGATAGACTTCGATGTGCGGTCTGTGGAACGTGAGGTACTTATCGTCCTCAAAGACCACAACCATGGCATCGTAGCCTTCGCGGAAGTCATCCGCATCGCCAGCCTTGGACGCCGTTGGGAATGATGGCCCGCGAACTGGGCGCACCACATCGCCAACGTGTAGTTTTGACACGTGTACTGTTTTGCCGTATCGCATAGTTAAGCCTCCAGCAATCGGCATAGGCTGTGCCCTACGCCTCATGCTCGCGGCTAACTGGCGTCGCAGTAGATCTCGGCCGCCATCTCTTGCGCCTGAGTGTACGCCTCGTGGTAATTGTCCATGTTGTCGTGGCACAGGCATTGCCTGTGATTCAGGCTGGTGAGTTTGTCGAGGAACAGATAGACAACGGGGTGGGTATTCACGAAGTCTGTGCCCTTACCCTGCCTTCGGGCCTCGGGCCAGATCACTTCCATCACTACCCGGTGAAAGCTGTCCAATACTCCGGACAGGTTGGCTGCGTTCTGACAGTCGATCGCTTCCTTGGCAGCTTGCTGTAGCGTCATTGGCATTGGCTGGTGTGCTCCCATGGTTTAACGCCCCACGGCGGTCTTTGGATGCAAGGTATTCATGCACCCATTCCATAAAGCTCTGCATTGTACATCCCCCAGGTTTAACGCCCCACGGCGGTTAGCCACTCAGTCAGCGGGATCAGCTTCGCTGGCTTCATGATGACAGCATTCTCCTCGCTGCCATAGTCAAACACGTAATACGCTCCCTCGCCTGCCTTGGCAACCTCACGCTGAATACGGCGTGTGCCGCCATCGGTGACCTTGAGAGCTAGGCCCTGCGCTCCAAAACGCACGGCCACATGAAAGCGCTTGACCTCGACATCCTGCGACACAGTAACCTCAGCCATGTCGGTAATGATCCGCGCTGGAGTGTTCCCCAGCTTCCAGTCTGGCTTGGTGGTTGGAGTTCCGTCCGCTTTGCGGACAGGCGTAGTCATCGACTCGCCCGGACAGTTTAGGCTGATCGACTCCCAGATGGCGATACCGCCGCGCGCTTTAATCCATTCCGCTATCTTCGCGGCGTGTTCTTCGCTGACCACATAGTTAGGCACAGTCACCTCCTCATGGCCATCGAAATAAGCATGGCCTCGACGTAGACGCAGCACAGTGCAATGGCGTAGAGCACTGGATGCGCAGCGTGGAATTGGGATAACATCACAGCCTCCCAGACATCACAGACCTGTACAGCCCTTGGTTCTCATGGTGGCAAGCCAGCGCAAACTCCACGCAAGCTGCCGCCTGTTCTTCGGTGGCCTTACTGCACCGTTTACGCATATCGGCCTCAACCTCAGCATCAGGCGTACCGACATGCACTCGCCCCATCAGCCAGCGTATGGACTGCTGGGGCACATAGTCAGGCACTTTGGGCTTGCGCATTAATACCCTGGCCTCCGAGTCTGGGCAAGCATACGCCCATATTCTAATACGGTCATGGTTGCGCGCATGATCTGGTCGATGGACTTGAATGAACCGTCACTGTTGCGCGGGTTGAACTTTGGTTTGCGGACAATTCGTTGCATAACTCTACTCCCAGGTTAACGCCCTGCGGCGGATTAGCCCGTGATCCGGACTAGCAACAGACTCGGGTGAGCCCATTGCTAGGCCGGAGCCTAGTTGGCCATGCGCTTTAATGCTTTGGCAACTGCAACCATCCGCCCACCTGCCCCGGTTCAGCATGGATCATGACGTGCTTGCGGTAGTACTCTAGGGCGGCAAGGATGAACTCGACCTTCTCCTTCCCGCCAAAGCTAACGCACATGCTCTCAGTGGCAACGCGCATGGTATCGTCTGGGTGACAAACAATCGCGTCCACGCCGCAAAGATTAGACGTGGGCACGAACTGGACTACCTGCGATAGATCGAATGCTCTGGACATACCAGTCCTCCATAGCCTAGATGGCTAGGCAAGCCCACCAGCCTTACGCTCATGGGCTTGCTAGTGACCTCGGCAACGATTAGGCGGCAGCCGCTTCAGCTTGCTCATCCTTCGCGGGCTTGAACTTCAGGCTGGCCATGTTCTCGGCGATGAACGTGCGGATGTCCGCGCCAGCATCCAACAGTCTGAGCATCTGTTCAGCGTATAGCGTGACCGGGAAGCGCCCTAATCCATACACGCTGACCCCGCCCTTCTCGGACACGACTTGCTTTAATCCGTTGTGGGTGACTGAGCCAGAGTCCTGCCGTTTCTTCCGGTCCACCTTGGACTGGAGTTCGGTGACCTTGGCCAACAGAGCGGCGTATTCCTCGGGTGTGGGGACAGCGGACGTGACGACGTTGTTGTTCGGGTTTTTCATGGTGTATTCCTATCTGCGGCTTAGGGCTATCCGCAAGCCTATTTGGTTACTCTTTCAACGCCTAGCTACCTAGGCGCTCAAAGAGTAGGGCACGGTGATTAGTCGTGCCCCACAAGAGTTAGCATTGGGTTTCGCTGTGCCATGGTGGCATAACATGCTGCGCTCTAGCTATTCGTTGCTGTGTCCGTGCTCGCATTGCCTCGCTAGGCTGAACGCTGACCATGGTCCCGGCTTAGACTGACCACATGCGCTAGGTTTCTCAGAGCCATGGGTCAGACGATTACCGTGTCAGGACTCGCTCACGTCTCACGACGCGGAGTATCCCAGTAATCGTGCCGACAGAATCACCGTTGCCCGCGCTTAGAAGCTATCCCTCCGCTCACGCCGTGCCACATCTGGGCTGGGCTGAACTAAGCGCCGACGCCGAACTGTCGGACTGTTGGGTTGTCAAAGAGCCGCTATCTCGGGGTGCGTTTGCAACCCCGGCTTGCATGATCGGTATTTCACGAATTGCCGCAGTTTGTCAACACAATTTTTTAAATAGTCGGCAAGTACTTGAAAACAAAGCGAAAAAAGTTTGTTTCGCTTTTGCTTCGCTTTCGCCGTTCGTTCGCTAGCAGTTTTTCGTTCGCCGTTTGTTCGCCGTCATGGCGCGGCCGATGCTGCACCATGTTGGCAGTGTGTCAATCCTGACACAGGTCGGCAACGAACGGCAACGGCAACGCTGACCTAGACAAAAGCTTAGCAATCGGCTCGCCGCTATTTGCCGATTGCGCTTGTTTTCATGCACTTAGCTCGTTTGTGGTGGGTTCGGTGGGAACTCGTGTTGTTCTTTTCGCGTCTGGCGGAGTACTACTTTACGCTTTTGTCGAGGCTTATACCCCGGCCTTACCCCCTGGCCTACCCCCAAGTACCCCGAGTCACCTAGCAGGTACCGGGTCCCTTTTCTTCGCTTACCAAACCTCCCTCATAGCCATAGTCCCACTCGTAGCACAGGTAGTCGATGGCGTCAGATTCGAGCGGAGTCGGAATATAGGTCGGGTCGTTGCGCCGGAAGACTCCAGCCTTCTGGGTGAAGTTAGTGCTCAGCACTTGGAGTGCTTCCTGTAAGCGGCCCAGGGTCCGCATTCTTCTTTCTCCTTCACCGGCCGGACCTGCGATCTTGTATCCACCGACCTATAACGCCTGCCCAGTAAGCGCCGAATATAAAGAGGACCCAGGGCCGGGTCATGTATCCGAGGCGGGTAACGATGTAGGTGTAGGCCAGCGAGATGGCCAGGTGCATCACGATAAAGCTACGGCTCAGGGTCCGCATTCACTTACTCGGCTCGGGCCGGAATAGGTAGAGCGCCCAGCAGACTGGGCAGAGGCCAACACACTGCTTGAAGTGCTGGCATGGCGTCCAGGCGACAGCGTTCGCGAGTGCGATTACTCCTCGCGGCTTCATGTCGGCTATGCTGTCGATCGCGCGGTTAACTTCCATGAGCTACTCTCCGGCGTTCCTGGTTTGCGGGTTGGTACACCCTGTTGACGATTCGTCCTCGGACGTAGTGCTTGTAAAAGAGCAACTCGATCTGGATCTCGCCCAGCAGGGCCTCGAACTGCACGAAGGGGCCGGTCACTCGATAGAAGGCGAAGCTATCCATAACTCACTCGAACAGGTACGCTTATAGATCACTCCTCCCGTTCCCGCGCCTTCGCAACCATTTCTCCAGCTTCCTAAGCGGGCAACCCCGGAAGCAAATCGTCCCTACAGTCTGGATCACGGTCGGTACCCAGGCGATAAAGAGTAGGGTTCGTCGGCCGAACATCAGCGCCGCGCATTGCCCGATCAGCGCCGTCACTAGCACAAAAGCCCACACGTCGTTCAGTGTTCGCACGCGCTCCGCCCACTTGTGGTAGTCAGTAATTGAACACCAGCTCTTCCGACGCCAGTTGCTGCTCCATGTCCATACTGAGATTGTAGACCTCCATCACCTTCTGCATATTGCCTGAGCGGAGCTGATACTTTCCCGCCACCTTGCGCACGTCATCGTTGACGTAGACGTAGACGGGATAGTCGGAGTAGTCGTAGGTATCGCACACGACAATCACGTGGGTAGCGCCGGTGGCGACGCCGTCGAGGAACCACTGCCGGAGATCGTGGATGCTCGCGGCCATCAGTTCGTCTCCTCATCCACATCCCAGTGGATGATCGGCATGACCCCGGCCTCCAGTGCTTCGGCAATCTTGCCCTCGATATCGCCCAGGTTGGCCTGCAGCGTCTTCAGCAGCCACTGGTCGTAGCCTTCGTTCAGGTTGACATATCCGAGCCCGGTCTGTTGAGCAAGTTCCTTAGCCGCAGAGTACTCCGGCACGAAGCGCTGCCCTAGCTGAGCGGCCAGTTGGCCGACAAAGTTCAGGTGAGCCTGCACGCACTCTTCGACGGTCTCGCCGATCGTCACGCTGATTTCGACCGGCTCACGTCGAGCCAGTCTGGCCATGAGGTTGGCGGCGAGCTTAGGGCTACGACTCTCCAGCCGTTCGCGCTTGCCGGTGATCGGGTGCCTCACGTCGAGATCGCCGCAGCAGTCGCAGGCAGCGAGCACGCGGGCCTTCATCGATTTCATTCCTGCTCCTTGATAAAGCTGCCAGTCCTTCTCGGTGGCGGACCCCAGTCGAGATCCTCATCGATCTCAGCACCGGTGGCGCGATCGAACATCCACGGGCCGCACTCGATCACCTGCGCAGTCACTTTGGTGACGGTGAGCGGATGCGGGATCGTCCCAGCGATCATCCGGACTACCTTGTCGCCTTCTTCGATTTCAGTCAGCATCGCTCAGGGTTCCCCCAATTTCTGTAGACCTCACGCACCTGGACGCCAAGCTTCTCCAGCTCCGCCGTCCAAGCGCTCCTCGTCTCAAGACTGCAGTGCCGCATCGCGTCAGTCCAGGTTGGCCAGCGCCCAGTCCTGAGATAGAAATGGTACCGGTAATGCAGACTCTGCTGGTTATGCGGATGCTCTGCAGGATGATTCGTGGCACACTCCTGACAAACATCCGGTCGCGGTGGCAGCAGTTGCCAACTTGACATCGGGACTTCGACGACCAGCATGGGTCCCCTTTCGTCGGAGGCCGCCACACTCGGGGCGTAGCGACCCCCTTCGAGCCGCCACCCCGGACGAGTGACGACACCCGTTAAGCCACGGCCTTCACTAGTTCGTCCAGCTCCATCTGCAGCGCGACGGCCTTAGCGCGCCACCAGTCTTGCACCTGGAGCGTGCCGTTGATGATGCGGCATTCCTTGTCGAGCTTGCGCTGCACCGCCTGTTGCTCAGGTGTGCCGGTCATGTTCTTCAGCCACTCCTTGGCGGCCTTGCGTGCCACGCTCGGGACTTCGGGATCGGCCGCAACGGTGGCCAACAGTTTCACCTTGGCGTTGGACTTTGGATCTTCCAGCACCACGACGCCGAACTTGGCCCAGCCCTCGTTCTTCTGGTCGTACCGACCCTTGATGTATTCCTCAAGTCTTCCGCGCGCGATGCGCCGGGCTATTCGGATGTCCATGTCATCGCCCTCATGGAACACGGACAGGGCGTAAGCAATTTTGGTGTCGTTGGTTTGTCGTTCGGTGGCGATACAGGCTACAGGAAACAATGTATCTCGGTCGCGTAAGTAAAAATGTCGCATCGTGATCCTCTCCTGGATTTTATTCTAGTAGCCCGTGTCAAGTGCTTTTTGGCGGGCGCTAGCCGCCTCCACGCCGCAGTGGTTCTTTGGTGATTTCTTCCCCACTGCTAGATGTAAAGAACATGCAGTCGTAGCGCCCATAAAGTCGTCAGCGCCGCGTGGCAACATAATCGCGATCGCCACCGGCAGGCTTCTCTTCGCTGTCGTTGAGAGCATCGGCCTTGAGGACGACGAGTTGGTCTTCGTCGAAAGTGTGGGGCTCTGTGGGTTTGCCTTCATGCAGCGTCTGGCCCTGAACGACATAGCGCACGCAGCCATAGAGCCACTCCGTGCGGGCGATGACGATACCCTCGTGGCCCGTGATCTTATCGCGTACCTTGTCTCCCAAGTTTGGCATTCCTGTCCTCCTAAAAAGTTCGCGGGCCGAAGTGAGCTGGTTATCCTGATGAAACGCTCAAAAAGCGTCGCAGGTTCGACTCCTGCAAATTCCAGCCGCATCCCTTGTCCGCGATGTAAATCTGTGAAAGTCAGAACAGCTCCCGTAATAGTCGCGGGGCTCCTACCGTTTCCTCGGTTTTTTCTTCACCACCGCCCGGCCTGATTTTCGCCCGCGTTCCATCTCGGCCCGCATGGCCGCGATCGCTAGCTTCGATGCCCCGTGCCGCTCCATCTCGCGCAGTGCATCTAAGCGTTCACTTTTTTCTTTCATCGAAATTAAGGACTCCCGCCCCCAGGGTTTTTGTAGAGGAGCCAACCTCTATGACCGAGCGAGTGCGGGAGCCCAGATCCACTCCGTCAGGCTGGTTCTACGGCATGGATAACTTTGACTGTACTCTGCCGTGTCAAGTGAAATTGTGCGGTAGCGTACAGACGCGGCCTTCAGAAGGATTTTAAGTAAAGATGCTCATCCAGCTCGTCGGAATCAAGAGCACAAACCCGGACTTCGCAGCCCCCAAGGCCAGGAACGGCGAAGACATGGAGTTGTTCTCAGTCGAGGCCACCGGCCAGTACATGGTCGCGCGCTACTTCTCGACCGAGACCGTGGCAGGCCCTGCAGTGGAGCGCTACTTCACCGACTTGTATTGCAACGGCGAAGGCCGCGAAGTGTACCGCGTCACCGCTAAGATTGTTGAGCCGCCTCCGCCTCCACCCACTTTCCGCGCCAAACTCAGGGCGGCCCTCCAGACGCTTTTCGCATGAAACGGGATTGATAGTGCGCCGCTAGGCGAACGTATTCCCGGCACCCGCAGTCCATCCCCACCTTCAATTTTCTAAAGGAAACTTTCCATGAGTAACGTCAACACCATTTACGGCTTCTACAACCTGCCCGCCCAGTTGGCCGGTGGCACCACCGCCAACGTGTTTCTTGTTCCCGCTTCCGGCTATCCCGGCCTTCCCTCTCCTGTGCTTCCTGCAGGCGCTGGCCTGACGGTTTCGCCCACTCCGGATATCGCTTCCGGCTACTCTGATGTCCACCCGCTGAAGATCCGCGCCTGCGGTAAGGCGACCACGACTGGTGGCGCGGCCACGATTATCCCCATCCTTTACCAAGTCAACGGCGTTGCCGTGGGCGTGATTGGGGCTGCGGGCAGCGTGACCTCGACGGGCGTTGTAGGCACCGGCTGCACCTTGCTCCACACCTGCGCGACCATCGCCAGCTCGAACGTGGCGACCGTCGATTTCATGTACGAGTGGCAGTTGCTCTTCAACTCGACCGCTGGCAGCTTGGGCGGCTTCTGCTCCACGTCGTGGACGAACTTCACCACCACTCCCGCCTACACGATCAACGCCGTGCTCTCTGGCGGCACGATCGGCTCGGGGCTGAAGTTCGCTGACTTGAACTTCGAACTCACCTTCACCTTCTCGGCCGGGACTTCCCCGAACGCGGTGCAGTTGACCGAGTTCTCCATCGATCGCGTGTAACCCCAGCGGGGCGTTCTCTTGACCGAGGACGCCCCGCAACTTTGCCCACCTATGCCAGCTAAGGACGAACTCGGCTCCGGCCACAGCAAACTTGTGAGCATCAACCAGGCCGCCGTTCGCGGTGAGCCCGGCACTGGCTATGAGGCGGCGAAGAATCTCGGCGAGTTTGAGTGCGAGAACTGTAAGTGGTTCTCGAAGCCGGGAGCCTGTAACCAAAAAGATATGAAAGCCAAGTCGAAGCAGCCGCGCCTGCCTGACGGGAAAGTCAAGGTTGATCCCGAGGGCTGTTGTGAGTATGTGTGGCGGATCGGCCGCAAGGACGAGGACGAAGAGTAATGAAGAAGCTCGTGCGCAACCTATTAGTAATCCTTTTCATGGTCGGTCTACTGAGTCTGGTGGTCGCGCCCCCGGCGCTCTCGCAGACAGGTGGTCCCAGCCAGATCATCTATCCCGTGGCGGTGCCTTACCAGCTTGGCCTGGCCTACACCTTCACCAGCAGCTCAGTGCAGACTGCGAGCTTCAACACCAAGGGCATTGGCTGGTACCAGATGATCTGGGTACCGCAAGGCACGGTGTCGGGATGTACGCTGACGGTCGATGGACTGAACGCGGCTGGCACGGCTTACACCACCGGCAGTCTGATGACTTCTCAGACCTGTACCAGCGCCGGTTCGAACACGATCGGCTCGGCGGTCTTCGCGACCCAGGGCAAGATCACCCCAACCGTTACCGGCTCAGGCTCGGTGACTGTCTTCCTGTTCGGCTTCGTGAACAACCCGGCCTCAGCGGCTGCCGGTGCGGTCACGGTGAGTAACTTTCCCAGTCCGCAGGTGGTAGTGCTGACGGTGCCGACCACGATTGTTTCCGGTCAGCAGGCAGTAACTGGCACGGCGGCGGCCCTGGCCTCGAACTTACTGGCCAAGGGTTTGTGTATTGAAGGACTGAGTACCAACACGATCAGCGTGTTTGTCGGACCGAGTGGAGTTACTACCTCGACCGGCATTGAGATACCTCCTGGAGCGGGCTACTGTCCAGCCGTAAGTAATTCCAACGCTATTTTTGTCGTCGCCTCGACGACGGGAGCTACGGTTACATGGTCAGGAAACTAAGCTTCCTCGCAGCCTTATGGCTGCTATCTGCGGCAATGCTGTTTGGCCAGGCCCCGAGTTACACCGGGCGGGGTGGCGGCAGCGGCGGCAGTGGCACGATCACTGGAGTTACGGCGGGCACGGGGCTAAGTGGCGGTGGTACGACCGGCACGGTCACGGTGAACCTAACCTCGCCAGTCACGCGCGCCAACGGCGGGTTGAACTCGACCAGCGCCGGGACCGGCATCTTGCGCGACGGCACCACGCCTGCAGCCTCAGAGCTGAGCGGGCAGGTTACGACTTCGGGCTCGAACGCCGCGACTGTACTTGGCCTTACCATCAGCGGATCGCCCTTCACCTTTGGCACCGCCCCCACCTTGACGACGCCTTGTTTTGGTTTCTCCTCGGGCGGCGTCCTGGGCGCGATCCCTTGCAGCAGCACGGCTATCACTGTGAACGGCGGCTCGTCGCTTCTGTCGCCCATTAACTTTCAGAGTGGCACGAACACTACAGCCACCAACCCATCGGGTTCAAACGTCCAGTTCAACGTGGCCAGCGCGGCCGTGGGCACGCTCGGATTGATCGAGCTAAACACCGACCTGGGCGGCAGCGCGACGGCTCCTACTGTCGTGAATGGCTCGCACATTACCAACGGCTCGATTCCGAACAGCGGCCTGGTCACGATCGGCACTGCGATTGGCGGGACGGGAATCAGTACTTCCGCGTCCAACGGCGTAGCGCAGGTTAGCACCGGCACATGGTCAGTCAGCTCGACCCTGGCCACCGGCACGCAGGCGGTAACGCAGACGCCTGGAGATACCTCGGCCGACGTTGCCACCGACGCCTTCGTGGGCGCGAACCCAGTCAGCTTGAGCCAGGTGAACGATGGCTCCCCAACGGCCGGGCAGGTACCGTGCGTGAACTCCGGAGCGACCAACCTTACATGGGTCACGGCCTCCATCGGCAATTTTCTTTACACCAACTCTTCCGGCCTGTGCGCGTTTGATACCAACCTATCGGACAACAGTTCGACCCTGACTTACACGCCGTCTGGCGGGATCGTGGCGTCGAAGTTCACGCTCACCGGCCCGTATTACATGACGACGGTTCCGATCGCGGCCAGCGGCACACCAGCGGCAGCCGGGACGGGCAACTCTGGCATGGCGGTTTCAGGCGACGGCAATCTCTATGATGACGTGGCCAACGCGGGCTGGGGCGAGATCGCCGCAGTTCCGGGCGCGGGCGCGGGTACGGCCACTGCGATCGCTGCCAGCCAACTTCTGATTGGAGCTTCGTCGGGCGTCTTTAAGGCTGCGACGGTTCCGAACTGCGCGACTGGGCTGAGCTACAACAACAGCACCATCAGCTTCGGTTGTTCGAGCACTTCGAGCGTAGCCTTCGGCAGCGGCTTTGCGGCGGCCACGGGCAGCGGCACGGTCAGCATTCCGACTGCATTTTTCGATCAGTGGACCTGGAGTGGTCAGAGTGGCAGCTCGTATTCACAGCCGCCCTTGGCGCTTCTCTTTCCGGTCAACAATGTTACCAACCCATACGCCGCGAGTTATGAAGGTTCGACCTCGGCGTTGGCCTGGACCGCACCGATCAAACAGATCAGCGATTGCGGCTGGGTAGCTCTAAATACCACTTTCGCGACCAACCCGAACGCGGGCTATCTCGACATCGAGAAGTGCGAATCGAACTCGACCTCGATCTTCACGGCTGGCGTACCGGACTCTGGAAGCAACCTTACCGATGGCGTGGTACTAACCTCTGCCAGCGTATTCAAGGCCAGCGGCACGGGGCATGTTAGTGCAGACGAGATCAATCTGGGAGCGGTGCCGTCCTCGGCGCTGGTGCTGGGATCGAACTCGTCGAAGCAGCCCATCTCCGCGACGGCCGCGAACGTGGCAACCTTAGTTCAAGGTTTGACCGGCTGTAACACCGCGAACTTTGTTTTCACTCCGCAAGCGAGCGATTGTGTGGCGCAAACCGGCGCACCCGCGCTCAGCGCGGTGACCGCGTCTACGGTCAACACCACCATCAACAACGGGAACTTCAACGAAATCTGGCAGTCGGCGACGACCACAAATACGCAGACCGCCGTTGGGTTCACGGAAGGGACGGCGGCCACCGGCACGGGAGACATTGAAGTAGGGATCTCCACCAAGAGCGGATCGACCGCGCTGCCCATCCTGATTACCGCTGGCGGCACTTCCAACGGCGCGGAGATGACCACGGCTGGGGTGTTTCAAGCCTTCGGCGGCGGTCACGTCAACGCCGACCAGTGCAACGGCGGAAGCTGCGCGTCCACCACTCCAGCATTGAGTGCGGTGACGGCGCTGGTTTCAAACACCACGCTGGCGAACGGGAACAACACCTGGGCGCTGAACTCGGCTACATCCACAAACTCACAGGTTGCCCTCACCTTCGGCGAGACCACCGCAGCCACCGGAACCAGCGACCAGGAAGTACTGATCGCGACCCTAGCCGGATCGACGGCCGTTCCGCTGACTGTGTCCGACTCGCTCACTGGAACTCAGACTGTACCGGCGCTCAAGGTCACTCCGACCTGGAATACCTCGGGTGTGGTGGATGCTGGGATCTTCGAGAACGTGACCAACACCGCCTCTGGCGCGGGAAGCAAACTGGCTGACCTGCAGGTGGGCGGATCTTCTGTATTCAGCGTCGGCGTAGCTGGCACCACCTTTGTCGGCGCGAGCGCTCCGAACCCGACTGTGGGCACCGGTGGCGGCGGGATTGCAGTAGAAGGCACGGCGTTCACCGGGATCTCCGGCGATGACGGCTGGTACGCCAACGCGGCCAACCATTGCTTCGACGTTGTGTTTCAGACGGTCGATGAAGGCTGTGTTCTGAACGCCAGCTCGACCGTAGTTAGTAACTTCACAGCTCATCAGTTCTGGGGCAATAACACGGCCTCAACCACAGCGCCAGCGGCTGTGTTGATTGGTACTTCAGACGTTAGCCCGAACGCTTATGTGGCGGGCGGCGGCACGGCGCAGGCGCAAACCGCGACCTTCACTCCGGCCGTGACAGCTCTTACCACGGGCGTAGAAGTTCGCTGGCTTCCGCTGGCGGCTAACACGACTTCAGGTCCGACCCTCGCGGTCAACGGCTTGACGGCCAAGAGCGTCACCAAGCTTGGAACGGCTGCGCTGGTCGCCAACGATCTTACGACCACGGCGATCGCCGATGCCATCTATGACGGCACGGAGTGGCAACTGCAAAATCCGCAGACGGCCAGCGCCGGTGGAGTAACCTCCATCGCGACGACCGGCCCGATCACGGGCGGCACCATTACCACGACCGGCACCATTGCTTGCGCGACTTGCGTCACCAGCGCGGCGGCCTTGACCTCAACGGCGCTGATGACGGGCGGCGGCTCTCAGGCATCGCAGACTCCGGACGCGACTGCCACACTAAGTGCTGGCGGAGTTCTCGCGGGCGTGACCCTGGCAGAAAGCTTGCTAACCGGGTCGGCCGCGCAGACCACAGTCACCGAGACCGGCATTGGTCATGAGATCACGCGCGCGGGCGTCGAGACGGCGAACCTAACTTACCCTTACGTCTTCACCAACGCGAACACGACCACCACGACCACCGGCTCTCTTGGCATCAACACCACGGGCGCGGGCGGCACCGGGCAGGTTCCTTTGATTGTCAACGAGACGGTAGCGGCTGGCGACCTGGCTGACTTCTACACTCTCGGCACTTTCACCAGCGGCGTGTTCTCGACTTCTGGAGCCACGAAAGAGTTCAGCTTCGGAGCCACCGGCAACCTGGCGGCGGCGGGCGCGATGACGCTGGGCGCAGCCAACTGCACCAGCTTCGGCACCGCTGGCGGTTTGTGCGCGACAGAAGGCACGTCGGCAACGAACGTTTCCGGCACGTCGAACCTTTACCCCGACAGCACTTCACATGAATGGAAGGCTGCCACCAACGGCAGCACCAGTTATGGAACCATGGTCCGGGCTCAGCCAGGCGCGATTCGCTCCACGGCCTTAGTGGCCTCAGTTGGAACGGCAACCCTTTGCGCGGCCTCGGCTGGGGCGTGCAACACGGCTGGCACCTACCACGTTCACATCGCTCTCTACCAGTCGGGGGCCGCCTGCAGCGCGAACACTACCGGGGGCGTTCTCTTCTCGCTCACCTGGACTGATGCGAATGGGACGGCTCACTCAGCGCAGACGATACCGATCATCACGAATTCCAGCATCGCGGCCTTCGCTACCAGCGGCATCATGCTCTGGGGGGCAACGACAGTTAACGCCTGGGGTAGCGGTGACATCAACATCGACACCAACGGTACAGTCATCCAGTACGCAACGACGTTCTCCCAATGCAATACCGGCACCGCCACCTATGCCCTGAGCGCGGTCGCAACGAGGCTCCAGTAAGTGAAGAAATTACTCTGGCTACTTCTACTCGCAATTTCTTTTCTAGCCGCGACCTCTTCCGCGCACGCCGCGATCGCCTTCCGCAAAGACTGCACGCCGAACAATCAGTCCAGTAACGTGGCCTCGCTCACGGTGTCCTGTGGTACTACGACGGCAGGCGACCTACTGGTGATTGTTGGCGCGGAATATAACAGCAGCAGCGGCGCGGTCACAGTTGCCTGCACGGACGGCACGAATACCTACACCACGCTCCACGCCGCGAACGCCGTGTTCTATTGTTACGCCACGAACATCGCGGGGGGAACGGTGACAACGACTGTGACCTTCACGGGCGGGACTACCTTCTGCGTTTGTATGGGGCAGGAATTTTCGGGGGTGGCAACATCGGCCGCCTTCGATGTCGGGGCCTTTAACAACTCCATCGCCAGTTGTACGGCCTGCACCATGCCTGCAATTACCACGACGCAGACCGGGGATCTTGTGCTTACATCGGGCGGGAATGGCGCGACTAACAACACCTTCACGAACGGCACTGGTTACACGATCTCAACCAACGGGCAAGCCAGTGGTGGTAACCAGAGTGGCGCGGTTGAGTACCAGACGGTTGGCGCGGCCACCACTTACACCCCAGTATTAAACATCACCACCGGCATGGCGATTACCGGTTACACCATATCGTTCTTTGCCGGTTCGGCCCTGCCAGCAACCACCATAGTGCCGAAGACCACCGTCTTACCCAAGACCACCGCCCTCTAAGTCCCCGCCTTTATCGCTATCGCTGAAGATCACAGTGTTCTCGTCGGAACGCAGAACATGGAATGGACGAAATACATGCGCCTGCTTCGGGTTGACATACACGACGATGCGCGGATGCCCCTGCATGTTAGCAAAAACCGTTCGCATGATGGACTCACCGAACGGGTTGTACATGAAGACCACGGACGGGTTAGCGGGAAACGCATAGTCGCGCGCGTCTCCGCAGATGATCTTGGCGTCGGTGTTGGTCTTGGCCAGGTTCGCGCGAGTACAGCGGCAAAGCGCTGGAGAGAATTCAACGCCAGCCAGATCAGTGAATCCAGCCTCCTGCGCCAGGATCAGAGCGCGCCCACGGCCGCAACCGAGATCAATAAACGGCCAGCGCGGCAGGTCCTTCACGGCGGCGGAGAACAGCGCGGGATCGATGCCCTGATACCGGCAAGTCTCGTCCCGTTTGCCATGAAGAACGCGGGTCCACGGAAGACAAGAATGACCAGATGTCTTAGTGCCATGTTGGCGATCAAAAAGATCTGGCCGAGGAAAGAACTCATCGCACAGTTTTCTAAACATACCCGGAACCTTACTACAGCTTTAGTGGCCTGTCTATGGCTCTTTCTCGCCATGGCCCCCGCCCAGACCGCACGGATCTATGTGCAGTGGTCGAGGTCGAACCCGCAAGGCTTCGAGCAGGTAGCTCACTGGGGAAGTCTTCCCTACAAGCCCTACATGAGCGGCCCTATGGACGACGCACCTGGATGGGTGGCAGCTCTCAAGATCGACGGCAAGATCATCGTCGGCTGTGACCATTACGCGGTCGTCTCCGATGTTGCCCAGAGGCACATCACGTCCTACTGCTGGATGGATGGCAACGGTGTTTCATTCGGAGTCGGCGCAAGGGTCTGCACCCACGAGCCTGTGAAGTGTACTTACTACGGCCACCCCGATCTATTCAAGCCCTACCACGGGCACTCTGACTTATTTCAACCGGGCGTAACCGCGCCATTGGCGATGTCTGCCTTTAAGCCCCCAGCCTCCGCGCTGATCCGCCACGGCGTCTACCTGAAGAACTGGACCGAGCACAAGAACCTATGGTAAGGAAACTTCTCTACTTCTTCTGTTTCTTCGCCATCAGCTTGTCTGCATGGGGTGGCACTTGTCCGTCCGGATCGAACTATGTCAACCTGTCGAGCCCAGGAACTGGCGGCAACTCTGGCAGCTCCACGCTGGCTAGCCAGGGCATTCTGCAGTGCTTTTACATCAGCTCCAGCGGGCTTGATTCAAACACCGGCGTAGACGAAACCCACTCCTGGCTCCACGCTCCTGGCATGTCCAGTTTCACTGGAACCCACACCACGATCGCCGGAGACGCGTTCATCTTTCGCGGCGGCGATACCTGGCACTACACCACTGGGACGCCTGCAACTGGCGGGACGATTACGCCGACGGCCAGTGGCAACGGCACGAATCCGATCTACTACACGATCGACCCGACATGGTTTTCTGGTGGGTCGTTCGCGCGTCCAATCCTATCGATGGACAACACACTGTCCACGTCCTTTGTGGCCAGTTGCAGCGCGGCGGATGACAACACGCTAAAGCTGTTCGATTGGTCCAGTCGAACGAACATTTTCGTTGATGGAATCGAGTTTACGGGAGCTTGCTGGAATGGAAACCCTTCTGGCGCTTATGTGAACTCCGGCACAAGCGGCGGTGTACTGCGAAGCTATTTTCACGGATGGACGGCCGGTACCAGCGCCTCGGACGACACTTGGCGCGGCGTTAACGGCGGCGGCGGCACCACTAACATTTATTACTACGATGTCTTTGATGGCACCGACTCGACCGCCAGCCAGGTCTGCACGGTCTCAAGCTGCGTAGCCTCGGTCTGGAACGGCAGCGGAACTCCGTCGCCAATCCCAGCGACATTCTGGGCGATGGACGATTGTGCGACTCTCGCCTATAGTATCTTCATCCACACGTCGCAAGGCTGTGAAGCTGGCAGTATCGTTCTACTCCACGACAACTTCTTCGACTTCATCTTTGAGCCTGGATACGGCCGTCACGGAAACGTGATCGAGACCCTGTCGCAGAGTACCGGCACATTCACCGCCTACAACAATATCGTCGCGAACGTGAATGAAGGCGAGATGTGGAATCCCGCCGCCCCGACGATGTACATCTATAACAACGTCGTCGTGAATGACCAGCACGAGCCTCCCACGGATGGAAACTGCTTCCTGTTGGAGCCGACCGGAAACAATAGCTTCACGGTCATCACCGTGACTTTCTTGAACAACTCCACCGATGGCACTTGCGGGATGACCGCACACCTAAGCACGTGGGCCAGCGGATCTTCCATCACCGCTGAGAACAACCAACTCACTGGCCGTAGCGGCGTGTTCAGCGGTAGCTCTTTCTTCAACTGCAACACAGGAGCGGTGACGCCGCACAACGTCTGCTCGACCACGGACAATGGTGGTGAAATTTTCTCCGCGACTGGCGGGTACACCATCGCCAATTTCTGGCAGCCAACATCCGGCACTGACAGCACGGTTGGCAAGGGCAATAATATAACCTCCACTTGCGGGACTGGGGGGATCACCAATGACCTGTGTTCAAGTCTCGGTGGTGTGAGCGAGTCCTCGTCATGGGGCGGCTTCATCGCAACTTATCCGTCCACCACCATCAATGCCCGCCCCGGCAGCGGAGCGTGGGACTCCGGATCTTACGAGTTCAACACAGCCCCCGCCAGCTTCACCTGTACGCCCACGACCATCCCCTCGCATCACACCAATAACATCGCGGTGCTCTGCACTGGGGTTAACACGGCGTGGACCGGCAGCACGGCTTTCAGTATCTCTGGCGTGACCGGAGCTACGCTGGCCAGTAAGTCGAACTCTTCTGCGACTTCAGAGACACTGCAGATCACGACCGGCTCTGGCACCGGCACACTGACCATTACCGACACTACAGACTCGATCACCACTACGATCACAGTCTCGACGGCAACGCTCGGCATCTTCCCTACCCTGGGAAATCGCGGCACGACGCCGACCTTGGCGCTGACCTGCACCGGCCCTTGCCTATGGCTTTCTGAGACGGCTAGCACGCTGTTCTCATTGAGCGGCGGAACCGGGGCCAGCCTGGCTACTCCGACTGTAACTTCAAACACCACCGCATCTGCCGTGCTCACAGTTGGCACCATCGCAGGCACGCTGACCATCACCGATACCAGCACTGCGGCTACGGCGACTTTCATCGTTAGCTCGACTGCGGCCTCGGCCTCGACTTGCTCACCAGGGACTGGCACCTATACGGCTACCCAGACTCCCGCCTGCACTAACCCGAACTCAGGTACGACGGTGCAGTGCTACACCACGAACGGATCGACGCCAGCGACCAACACGCTGGGCACGGGCTGCACGACCGGCACTTCGCTTACCAGCGGCGCGACGGTTTCGATTGCGGTCAACACGACCCTCAAGATTATCGCTGGCACGAACATCAACACCGACAGCGTTGTCAACACTTATGTCTACACCCTGCAGGGAGCTGCGCCGACATTCTCTCCTGTAGGCGGTTTTCCGCCTCAGACGGTAACCATCTCGCAGGCGCAGTCGCTCGCGATCTGCTACCGGACGGACGGAGCGACTCCAGCTTCCAATGGAAGCGGAACCTGCGTTGCGCCCGCCATCCTTTATACAGGCGTTGTTTCGGTGGTCACCCCCCAGACGCTTACCGCGATCGGCATGGCCAGCGGCTGGACCGACAGCTCGGTTGGCACCGCGACCTTTGCCGCAGGCAGCACGGTCGGCACCGGAGCGGGATCGGGCAACTTTACTTTTGGGTTCTCGACCGTCACGCCGACTCTCAACGTCACGCCTGCCGGGACCGGGACCACGACGATCAATCCTGGCGGAATTGTTTGCCCGCCGACCTGCACTCCGAGCTTTGCCAACGGCACGGTTGTAACGCTGACGCAAACGGCCAGCCTGCCCTATGTGAATGCGGGATTCTCCAGCCCACCTTGCACGCTCACGGTGGACAACAATCTACCCTGCAGCTTGACGCTGAGGGTGAACACCGCAGTTACTTCCACCTTCCAGGCCCCGCAGTTGCCGCTGACTTGGGTGAATAACACTGAGTACAACGGCACCACGACGAACACGATCAACTTCCCGGCATCGAGTACCGGGGGATCGTGGACCTGTGGCGCGACAAATTACGGCCCTTATACGGCAGCCAGTCAGTCGAGTTTGCAGCAGGCGGTGAATGATGCGGAGTCGTGCCGGACGGCGAACGGTAGTGGAACGACGATCGCGATTCCTCCGGCGCTGTACACCGGCGCAAATGGAATTACTCTTCCCCAGACCGCTGGCGACACTTCGACGAACTTCATCGTTCTGACCTCGACCAGCCCACTGACGCCGGGGCAGACTGCGTGCTCGCACGGAGTCGAAGACAACATTGTCTTGGCTACCCAGCCAGGAATCCGCAACCTGGGATGCACTGGGGCCAACATGTCGTACCAACTGGGTACGACGATCAACGCAGTTTCATCGGGCGCGTTTACGCTGGCCAATGGTACCGCGACCAACACGTCGGCTTATAACGACATCGCTTCGATGTACACCATCGAATGCACGGCCAACAGTTGCAACGCCATTCAGTCCGCGACCTGGGACATCAACAACGTCGGGCCGCATCACTTCGCAGTCCTGAATGCCGAACTACGGCCGCAAGCTGGGTTAGTGGGATCGTCCGCGCCCTTCGCCATGGGGCAGAACACCGAGACGATTCAAACCCAACTGCCGACGCATATCCACCTGGCTTACAGCTATCTGCACGGGGACTGGACCGACGCCCCGATGAGCGGCTGCCCGAGCACGTGCATTGCTACCGGCGCGCCCACGGGCGCGAACTCTTTACCGAGCCTGGTTGCCTTCAATGGTTGCGTTTACTGCTCTGTGGTCTATGTCTATATGGACAAGGCCATCCGGCCAGGCAGCGAAGGTCACGCCATCTCAGCCTTGCTGGCGCAGCAGACGAAGTACACCCACAACTGGGTCGAAGGGCAGGCGATCGGCAAGCTTTGCGGCGGGTTCTCGAACGCCATCAGCTTCACCAACTTCGTGACCTGCCAGGACGAAGAAGACCGCGCGAACCGCTACACCTATCCTTATTCGTGGATGCTGGCGGAGAACGTCCCGATCATTCGGCAGATCTCAAAGAACGGAAGCGCTGGCACCGGCTCCGGATACCTGGTCAACGATGTCATCACGGTGGTACAGACTGGTGGCAGCAGCGGAACTGGAACCATTACAGCGGTTGGCGCGGGTGGAACGATCACGGCGGTAACGGTGACCACGGCTGGCACGGGATACTTTCCGGCGAACGGACTTAGTGTAACTGGCGGATCAGGCACAAGTGGCACGGTCAACATCGGCACCGGCTACTTCCCGAATGCAAGTGTGACCAACGGCTACACGCGTAAGAACGCTCACGAATACAAGTTTGGCGAGCGAGTTCTTGAAGACGGGAACATCTACGAGAACGTGACCAATGCGGGAGCACAAAACGGTACCGACTTCTCGCATAAGACCGCGCAGACTTCTTCCGGCGTGCTCTCCACGAACACCTGGACAACCCTTGACAACGTGACGGTGACGAACATCGTCGCGCGCAACTCCTGCAATGGTCCCAGTCTTGGAGATAGGTCTGATGCGGGCGGTGGCAATGGTGGCGGAGTATCGCTCCCCAACGAGATCTTCTTCGGGTCGAACTGGCTGGTCTACAACGCCAGCGTGTTCTTCCTGGGAAATCCGAATAGCAACCTCACGTCAAATTCCTGCGCGGGCGCGACTCCGCAATACGGCTGGCGGATTGGCTCATCGGTGCCGGGAAATACCTGGGCCGTAGCTCCACTACGCGACCCAACCGGGTTCGTTACCACACTCACGCTGACTGCGGCTTCAGGGTTGGGAGTAAGCGACATCGCGGTCGGCGATCCGATCACAGTGACGGGATGCTCCGACACAAGCTTCAACGTCGGCAACAACGTCATGGGGCCACCGGCGCTGACTGGCACCCTGCTGAATGGCTTGACCGTCGTGTACTCGAATCCGGGTGTAGGCGGGGCGGGCTCAGGCGTTACAGGTTGCACGCTATCTAGCGCGCAGGGCTGGCCAAACTACTACGCCTTCTCGCACATCACGATGATCGACGATCCGCTGAGCCAGAACAATCCATCGAACTCGGCCAACGGCGGCACAAACATCTTCCCACTGGCGCGTAATTTCACGATCACCAACAGCATTCTCATCAATGGTGGATTGAGTTCCACGGCCGGAGCGGGCACGCGAACCTCAACCCGAATGTACGATCCGGTCTCGATGCAGTTCAACAACACGCTGCTTCCCTCGGTGGACGGCTCTGTGACCTGCCCTGGCCACGGCTCTCCGAGCGCCGGTGGCATGGCGGCCTGCTACACCGAGTACACTCCGGCGTATGTCGCAGTAACCCCCGCGACACTCTACGGCGTCCCGGCATCGTTCTGTTCCGGCAACGACCCAGCGACGGGAAACTGCGCGGGCGTGCTGGCGGCGATGAGTGCCGCATCCTTCCCCATCATTGTGAGCGACTGGACGCAGTACCGTCTATGTAAGTCAACCGACGCTTCGTGTAACAGCAAAGCTAGTCTGTATGCTGCGGGATCGGCACACCAAGCCACCGACGGAACTGATCTTGGCTTTAACCCAACCTCTACCCTGGCTGCCGAAGTTCTCAACCAATACGTTTGCGCCACACCGTGCGGAAGCCCAGGCCCGTTCGCAGATCACTAGGAAGAGGTAACATGAGAAAGTATTTGCTCGTCATCGCCTTATTCGCCTTCACTGCCTTCGGTCATGGACAGGCTGTTGCGCAAGCCACTGGCACAGTAACTCTAAGCGGCCAGTTCTCTGCGGCCGTCTGGGGATTCGCGCCCGTAACGGTCGGCACCACCAGTTGCCAGCCTGGACCATCGCCAGCGTTTACCGTCTGTCCTCTACCCACCATCTCTCTCGGCACGCCCTACAGCGTTACCTTGCTGACGGTTGGACCGAAGACCTCAGTCACCTGCACGCTCTCGGCAGGCACGCTTCCAAGCTGGTTGGCTCTCACTTCCACAGGAACCTCATGTGTGTTAAGTGGGACGCCCACGGCCACGGGAACCATCGGCCCCATCACGGTCGCTTTCGTCGGGACCTAACACTCAATAGAAGGATACGAAGATGCGCAATCAAGACCGCGTAGGTTCCGCCATGGGCGGCAAAAAGAAGTCGAAGTCGAAGTCGAAGCCCAAGTCGAAAGCAAAGAAGGGCGGCAAGCCCGTTCACGAGATGCACATTCGCCATGCCAAGAGCGGCGGCTTCATCGTGAAACATCACTTCAAGCCCCAGCCTGCCCAGCAGGGCGGCGGCGGCGGTATGCCGCAGGAGCCGGAAGAGCACGCGGTGCCTGACATGGACGCGCTGCAGCAACACGTGGGCGACAACATGCAACCCCAGGCCCAGGGCGCTCAACCTCAGCCGCAGGCCATGTAAGTGCCGAACCTCTGGAGTGCCTTGAACCAATTCAAGTCTACGACCGGCGCACCCGCTCCGGTGAACCCGATTCAAAAACCAGTGTTAGGCGGGCGTGTCGGCCCAGAAAAGCCGGACCAGCCTTTCGGCACGGCGATGCGGCCGGTGCGTGATGCCCCCAGCCCTGGCGTGCGCATGGCGCTGCCCGCAACCTTTCGCCGAGGCGGACGCGTAAAGCGAACCGGTTGGGCGAAGGTTCACAAGGGCGAACACATCCTCACCAAGGGCGCTGCCGCCAGCCTGGGCGCTGGCAAGAAGAAAGCGCCGAAGTCGCCCCGAGCCAAGAGCAAAGTCAAGAAGACCATGGGCGAGTTCAAAGCGGGCACGCTACACAGTGGGAGCAAGAAAGGCCCGAAGGTTAGTAACCCGAAGCAGGCCATTGCAATCGCACTTACTCAAGCACAAAAGGAAATGGGATAGACATGGCCGCAGCATCAGAGATGGGTAAAGGTCAAACCAAAGCACACCCCGGCTTCACCGCCGCCGCCGCGAAGATCGGCAAACGCTCAGGCATCAAGAATCCGGCCGCCGTATTGGCCGCCGCCACCCGCAAGGCATCGCCTGCGGCGAAGAAAAGTAACCCGCGCCTCAAGCGCGTCCTGCCGAAAAAGAAATAACGAATGCCGGAACAGATGACGCCGTGGGCTGAACTGAAAGCCCGATACGGGTCCCCAGAACAGATCCCAGATAATGAGTTGTACCTCGCGGTTGCCGAGAAGCAGGCGCGCCTGGCGCTCGGCGTCAAGCGCGAGACCCTGGGACTCGAAGAGTACCTGAAGTGGCTACTCACTCAGGACTTCGCGATCGAGACGCGCCGCCGCTCAAAAGCTGATCTCTACTTCCTCTCGCGCTACATCCTCTGGGAAACCAACCCGGAGAGCGCCGGGAAACAGTTCAAAGATAACCTCATCCTCGAACACGTGCATCGCCGCCTATGCGATATGTTCGTAAAGAAGGATGACTCGAAGAGCGTTGCCGAGCAGGATAAGTTCTGCAAGGAGCGCATGGTGCTGTATCCACGCGGCTCCATGAAGAGCACGATCGATGTCTATGACACCGTGCAATGGATCTTGAACTTCCCCAACATCCGCGTGCTGTTTCTGACGGCTGCCGACGATTTAGCGGTCGGGTTCGTGGATGAGACCAAAGGCCACTTCGTGGAGCATCTCTACGAAAAAAGCCTGATGAACCTGTTCTTCCCTGAGTTCTGCATCACCGAAAAAGAACTTGGCGCGGAAGCCCGCATGGAGTTTACCTGCCCGGTGTGGCGACGCCAGGGCAAAGTGCGCCGCGAGCGCACGGTGATGTCGGCCTCGATTACGGCCACGCTGTCAGGCTTGCACTTCGAAGTCATCAAGGGCGATGACGTGATCTCGAACCGCAACTCCGAGAACGAAGACCAGTGCAAGAAAGTCATCAAGCAGATCAACCTCAGCATTCGTAAAATGCTGCGGCCTTACGGCTACTTCGATGCGATCGGCACGCGCTATGCCGACGAAGACTACTACGGCGAGATCATCGAAAAAAATGTCGGTGACCTGCGGCGCGAGACTGGCCCCTGTTGGGAGCGCGTCGAGAACCTTACCACCGGCCTGAAGATTCTGATCGGCCGGGCGTGGGAGATTAAGCCAGATTTTGTTCGTCAGCTCGAAACGGGAGTGCTGACCTATGCCGCCCTTACCGAGGAGCATTACGATCTCCTCTTCCCGGAAAGTTTAACGTATTCGTTCCTGCGTCAAGAGCAGGCGCGTGACGAACTCTCGTTCGAGGGACAATACAACCAAAACCCTCGACCGGCTAGCAGTACGCCGTTCCCGAGAACCTTGCTGGTCAAGAACACGGTGGCATTTCAAGACATGCCATTCCGTGGCCCGATCTCTCAAACCTGGGACTTCGCGTTCAGCAAGAAAAAAGGACGAGATTACTCTACTGCGTCATGCGCCGTATGGAACGATAAAGGCCAGTGCTTCATCACTGATCTTATCCGTGGCCGCTTCCTCCATAACGATCTAGCCAAGGCCGTTGTGGACTTCGCGATGAAGTGGCGGCCATTTGTGATTGGCGTGGAAGACGCTGGTGGTTCGAGGTTCCTTGAGCCTGCGATCATCGCCGAGGCTCAACGGACCGGCCAGCCCCAAGTCATTGCCGTATGCAGCAAGATCGATTGGGTGATCCCCGACAACCAGAAAGACTCGAAGAAGATGCGGATGGCAACCCTGCATCCCTGGTTGATGAACGATCGCCTGAAGTTTGCCGCCTACCTGCCGCATCTCGATGCGCTCTACAGCGAATTTGAACGCTGCCTGCATAGCCACCATCACGACGACATTCCGGACGTGATCTCGCGGCAGCCCAAGTACGCGCCTGCGATGGCGAGCTTGATTCGGACCAGCGACATGCCCACGGGCACGCGCGCCGACGCCGCCTGGCACTTGATGTTCGAGGAAGGCTATGCGTCACCCTTCACCGGCTTTCTGCTGGAGCACAACGCCCAAACCGGGCAGCTAGAGTGGCAGACGCAAGCCTTACCCAACCCCATAGTTGCGCCGGGACCTGAGACAGGCCCACCGGCCGAAGTACAAGCCCCTGGCCTGGACCCGATCTTAGGCAGCGGCATTTGCGGATAACGATCTATTAACAAAGGAACACAAGAATGGCACAGAGTAAGGCTCCAAAGAATATGAACAACGAGAAGGTCAACCAAGGTCCCAGCGGCGCGCGCAAGGGCGGCGTGACGGAAGGCCACGGCCAGAGTTCGGACGGTGGCGGTAAAGACGACCTCGTTCCGATGACCCCCATGCAGTTCGATCCTTATAAGACCAAGGGCTCGGACTTTCCGGTCGCCGATGTGGATGACGCTACCGGCCAGAGCGGCGCTCATGGCACTGCCGAAGGCACTGACATGCTGGCCTCGCAAAGCGAAAACCAGTGTGGCCCGCGCCATCTCGAAGACGGCGGCCCTGGCCCGAAAGGTTCTGGCAGCCCGACGAGTTGGGAGAGTGGTGGACGATCTGGAAAGATCGCCTCAGCCTTCCCGGTTCGCGTGAACAAGGGCGAAGCCAATCAAGAGGGCGGCGAGATTTCTATTCCGGAAAGCGTGAACCTCGCAACTGGGATGATTGAAGCCAAAGGCTACAGCCAGACCCGCGTCAAAGAAGTTCCTGAAGGCAAGGCCAGTATCCCTTCTGGCCGCTCGTAAGTGATCCCCATCTGGGTTGCCATCATCGCGGCCATCCCGCCGACCATCGCGTCGCTACTGTCTCTGTTTTTGAACCTGCGGAACCGCAAGTCCATCACCGAGATCCATCTCAGCTTAAATAGCCGCCTCGACGAACTGCTCACCGCAGCTCACGCCCAGGGGCGACAAGCGGAGCGCGACGACCAGAAGAACAGCTCAACCCCATAAGGACGCCAGCCAGTGTTACTCGATAAACCGGCCGTAGATCTACAGCGGCCACTCCGCCCGGAAGCCGCGCTGCACGCTCTGAATACCGGCCTATGGTCGGACGATTCAGCCCTGCAGCTCGTGGTGCAGGACGCGATCCGCGCGGAGAACTACGAAGGCTCTAAGCAGTGGGTGATGCAATGGCCGACCGCAGCAACCTTATATCAGTCGCCTTTCGCGGCTCGCTACTGGGAAGGTACGCAGACCGAGCGAGCCAATGTCCCATTCTTCACTGTCGCGACAGCGACCAATTCGATTGTCCCGCAAGTTCTGAATGGGCTCTTCTACGAGAACCCGCCGTTCATGGTGCAGCAGCGGCCGGGAACAACGGCCATGGCGGCGCGCGCAGTCGGCGCTCTTCTGGGCTACCAGCTTGAAGACATCAACTTCCGCGAAGAGCTACGCCTCGGCGTAACCAACACAATTTTATTCGGCACCGGAATATGGAAGTGGGGCTGGGAGACCTTCACGCGCGAGCGCAAGATCTACCGGCGCAAGACCCAACCACTCACACTTCCCAGTCCCATTCAGGGATCGCCCGACATTCAGATCGCGGACGATGACGAAGACCTAGAAGAGGAGACGGTCGAAGAGTATGTCGATCGCCCCAGCTTCGAACACATCGTCAACCTGCGCCATGTGCTGGTGGACCCAGGACTCAACGTCCCGGATATTCGCAAAGCGAAGTATGTCATCCACCGGCAGTACCTGACCTGGAACCAGCTCGACAAGATGCGCGACCGGCCGGGCTTCAACATCCCCAGCCGCGAAGAACTGCTCATGCTGTTCTTCCCGCCCAAGGAAGAAGCTAAGTCAGCGCTCTCAGAACTCTCCGTTCGCAACCCGCTGTGGGACGCGCGCGCTGAAGCGCGCTTCGAAGAGACCACGGTTGACCCCTTCAACCAGCCGCTCGAAGTGCTGGAGCGTTGGGACGAGAAGCAATACATCGTCGTGCTGCAGCAGAAGCTCGTGATCTGCAACGATGACAATCCTTACGGCATCATCCCCTTCCTCAGCCTGGGCTGGTGGGATGTTCCGGAAGCTTTCTGGTCGATGGGTCTGGCGAAGACGATCGGCTCAGAACAACGCCTGCAACAGGGCGTGACCAACCTCTGGCTGGACAACGCCGCGCTGAACCTGAACGGCGTATTCATTCGGGTACGCGGCAAGAGCGTGCCCACGCAGTCCATCCGCATCGCCCCCGGCAAGATTGTCGAGGTCGATAATAAGGATGACTTCAAAGTCCTCGAACGTCTGCCGCCTGTGCCGGAAGCGGCCCAACACCTGGGCCTGTCGCAGCAGCGCGCCGAGCAAGTCTCGGGCGCGAACGAGATGGCCTCGCAGGGTATCGCGGGTGCCAGTGGACACTCTAATGCCGCCCGCTCGGCGGCCGGGATCTCGGCGCTCACTTCGGGCGCGGGCAACCGGACCAGCGACTTCGTTGAGAAGTTGGCTGGCCAAGTCATTATCCCCTTCCTCTATTCGGCGCACGAACTCAACCGCGCCCTCATGCCGGTGGCTACCCTGCGCTACATCCTGGGTGAAGAGCTGGAGCATGAGTACATGAAGGACTCGGGCGACCTGGTGCGATTGCTGAATGCGCGCGTCAAGTTCTCGATCCTGGCGGCCTCGAAGATGCAGGCCCGCAAGAATATGTCGCAGGCTCTGCCCATCCTGGTGCAGTTCCTGACCAACGAACAAACCACTCAGCAGCTCGCCATCGCCGGTTATCGCGTCGATGTGGTCGAGATCATGCGCATGTTCTTCGAAGTCTCCGACTGGAAGAACTTCAACGACGTGGTCGTGAAGATGGACGACCAGGAGAAACAGCGCTTCATGCAGATGCAGCCCGGCGCGCAGGCGCAGGCGCGGCAGGGGCAGATGATTCAAGCCCAAGGTCAGCAGCTCCAACAGAAACACCAGAACGCGATGGAGTTGGTTGACGTTGAGAATATGGATCGTGCGGGCCGCGAAGTGTTGCGGCACACCCTGGAAACCACCGAAACACCCGAAGCGGTTGGCGGCGAGCCCGGCAATGTTGGCTTCGGCTCGAACGCCTAACTCAGGAGTAACTCATGAATAAGTTAACGCACGGCATCCTCCAATTCCTCGCGATCGTCGTAGAGATCGCGGTTCTGTCATCCACTCTGGTACCACCCCATTACCAAGCGGTCTTCGCCGGAGTCATCTCGGCCGCGCAGGCTGCACTGGCTCTCTACAACCACACCCCTGACCCCGTGAGCAAATAACCCATGAACTTCAACACCTTCTCCGGATTTACGGGCGGGACTCTCCGCAACTTCATCGGCCTGCAAACGCTGGCCACGGTGACGGAAACGGCATTCCTGCTCAACACTGACACGGGCTCGGGCTCGACCGCGATTCTTAGCGTGCCAACCCAGACCTCGATTGTCGGGTCGAAAAGTCCGCTCGACATCAACGTGAACCGTGGACTCTCGCAGCAAGGTGAGGCTCCGATTCTCGGTCGCAGCGTTCAGCGTCCGGAGTTCAACACCGGCTCCTTTAATGGCCTGCCCTTCCGGCTTCGCATTTCTGGCGTCGGACTGGCTGTGGCGAACGCTGCGGCCAGCATTACCGTGAAGATCTACTGCGGGACCACGACCAACATCGGGACCGCAGCCAACGTGTTCGGCTCGACCGGCGCGATTGCCACGGTAGCTGGCGGCCAGTACAACTTCAGCCTCGAAAGTACCCTGCTATGGGATCTGGCCTCGGGGTTGCTTGGCGGCTTCTATCAGTCGCTCGGGAACTTCGGAACTGCCTCAACCTATGTGGCACCGGTGACCGCGAACGCCGCTCCCCTGGCGGTTGCCGCGCTCTCTGGTCTCACCTTCTTCGCCACCGCGAAGTGGGGCAATGCCGTTGGTGGCACGTTGCAAGTGAACGAATTCGCACTCGAAAGGCTCTAAGAACTATGAGCGCTTGTCCAGTCTGTGGTTACTGCCCGCATTGCGGGCGATCCAACAACACTTACCCTCACCCTTACACCCCTTACTATCAGCCCTACTGCGGCACCAGCACGCTGGGTCAGGCTGTTGGCGTCAACACACTTGGGATGGGCTACGCCGAACAGGTCGGCAGCGGCCAGAGTTACGGTCAGAGTTATGGCGGCCTACAAGGTGACCTGCAGATGCAGTGCCAAGGAGACCAGAACCTTGCCTCGTGCGCCCAGTAAGGAACTCGCCCAGAAGTTAGAGACCATCAATGGTCGCAACCTGGGCGAGGAAGAACAGTACCAGATCGATGCTTGGCAGAAAGGCCGGGAGCTGGCGCACATTGTCAACTCACCCGGCTGGGATGTCGTGCTGGAGATTCTCGGCAGCTACGCCGCCAAGGAAGCCCAGCGCCTGCTCTCGACCGACCCCGCTAATAAGGATGAGGTCCTGGCTGCTCACGCCATTGCCTATGCCGCCACCCGCGTCTACGCCCTCTTTGTCGAAGACGCACAAAACCTCATCATCGCCAGCGCCAGCGTTCCTGAAGTAGTGAAGGAAGGCTTAAAGCGCTCCAGCCCAGTACCCCCAGAAAGTCTCTAACCCTAACCACCCGTCAAGCCGGATTGCTTGAGGATACCGCCTGAATGCTAAGCACCGAAGAACAGTTTGCGCCCGTAGACCTTACTCCCTCTGATGACCCGTCCAATAAGGTTCCGCCCCCGGATGGCTTCGCGGATGAGTTATTCGCCCCTCTCGACGTAAGGCCCTCCCCGGCCAGCTTTGCTGACCAGCTTGGAGAGATCGCTGAAGAAGAACAGCTCGGCCCTGCCCTTCCTGACGCAGAGGACGCGCCGCCTGCGCCGCCTGCTCCCCCGCCTGCACCTGCTGCCCCGCCCGCTCCGGAAGTTATCGAGTATGAAGATGGCTCGACGCTTTCGATTGATAAGACCGGAAAGGGATGGCGAGCTGTCTTAGACAGCGGCAGCGGAAACCCCGAGATCTTCTACGGCAAAACCAAAGACGAGATGTGGAGCAATGTGGCGGCGGCGAAGATGCACGCCACGCGGCACATCCGCGACCTCGATCGTAAGATCAAACTGACCGCGCGCCCCGCCCCCGCGCTGCCGCCTCAGACCGCGCAACCGGTACCGCAAGCGCGCCCGCTGACGGCCGACGAAATTTTCGAAATCAAGAACCAGCTCAAGGACGATCCGGGCCTGGCTCTCGATACCTACTTCCAGAAGCGTACCGGCCTGACCATCGATCAACTGGTCGGGTTGGCCAACCAGGGCAGCCTCGCCAAAAGCGAGTTAGACAACGAAGCTACCGTCAGAGTCTTTAAGTCTCAGCATCCGGAGTATCTGATGCTCGACGACAACTACAAGGCTATGCTCGGCTGGCTCGCCAAGTACAAGCTTGGCAAAACGCTGACCGACAAGAATCAAGACGAGATGATGGACGCGGTGTGTCGCGCCGGAGCCTGGACTCCAGAGAGTCTCGACGAAGCTTTCCAGGACTTAGCTCAAGACGGATTACTTGAGTTAGAGCCTGGCCCGTCCGATGAGGACGAACCCGAACCACAGGCAGTTCCTGCACCGGCACTCCCGGCACAGCCTGCCGCCCCAGCTCCAAGTTCGCGTATTGCGAATGTACGAGTTGGACAGAGAGCGGGCTTAGGACTACGGCAACGCGAAACGGTGAACGTTCCGCGTACCGGCGCTCCACGGCCGCCCTCAGACGAAGAGTTTGAAAGCATGACCGATGCGGAAATCGCGGCCCAATTTGCCGCCGTCCGCCGCTATGCCAGCCAGACTCGGCGCTAAAAGAAACAACCCAGCAACATACTGAGGTAACACATTGGCTTTCTCACCGGCCTCAATTCTGACCTCGGGCGCGTTGCCGAACTTAGTGGCCATCTACTACGAGCGGCAGGCGATTCCCAACCTCAAGGCTCAGGTTCCCTTTATGAGCATGACGAAGCAGAAACCGCTTCCTCTTCGCTCAGGCAACCAGATTCAGTTCTTCACTTACTCCCTGCTCGCAGGCAACATCAACCAGGCAGCGGAAGGCACGGTTGGGTCCCCGATCACTGAATCGTCCACGAAGATCGTGGCGACGATCGGGCAGTACGCGGACTTCATCAACTCGTCCGACTTGGCAATGGATGTAGCGATCGACGATCCTTCGCTGCTTCAGAACCTGGCGACCGAGCTGAACTACCGCCTGGCCCTCACCCTCAACTCGCTCGTACAGCTCACGGCCGACGCCGCGACCGGCGTAGACAGCTCCGTCAACATCCAGTTGGCGAACGGCTCCTACCTGACCGCGTCGAACATTCGTACCGCCGTGCAGCAGCTCGCTGGCGTCAATGCTCGTCCCCTGACTAAGGACGGATATTGGGGCGGAATCATCCACCCGTTCGTGGTTCACGATGTGTTGAACGATACCTCGTTCAACGGCTTGACTGACATCCTGAAGCGCAACGACACCATGGCGCAGAAGTTGCTCGCGCCCCTGCCGAACGAGGATGTCATCGAGTTCGCGGGAGTACGGTTCAAGCAGACCACCACGGCCCCGTCCGTGACCATCAGCTCGAACACCTACTACAACACCTACCTCTTCTCCGACGACGCATTGTTCAGCGTCTTCTTGGGCAAAAACCCCGAGAGCGGCGAGAAGAACTACCGCCTCATGGTGCAGGAAGCTCCTGCCCAGGGCAGCGTCTCCGATCCGGCTCGCCAGATCGGTGGATGGGTCAGCTACAACGTGAAGTACACCAACACGCTGCGGCCGGGCTCGACGATGGTGATCCGTCGCCTGCAGTCTGAAACCAGCTCCAGCTAACCCTGGACTAACTAGGAGCGGGGCGTGTTCATAGGCACGCCCCGCCACCTTGCGGAGAATACCGTCTCTAATCTCCGCACATACAGTACTGCTCGGAGCCCTCAATGTTTCTTGCCCTGCTCACCGCCCCTGTTATTGCTATAGGCGGCCTGGTCCATCTCATTATTATCGGCATCGTCTTCGCCCTGCTCTGCTACCTGCTTTTCTGGGCGATGGGCTATCTCGGCGTGCCCGAACCCATTCGCAAGGTGGTCACCGTCATCGTTGTCGTCGTGGCTATCCTCTGGCTCTTGAGCATCTTCCTGCCTTCCATCTCATAACCATCGACCACGAGGATATATAGATGCCTATCACCGGCGCGCTTAACGGCAACATCACGATGACCGACAACCTGTCGGGCAGCGTCCAACTTACCAAGGCGCTGGTGTTTCAGTACCTCGGCACTATCTTCGACTACGCGCAGGGCCTGGCAGTCGGCACCAGTCCGACTACGCTCGGTCTTCCCCTCAGCCCGACGCAGTTCCTCTACATCAAGAACCTGAGCACCACCGCGACGGTAACCGTAACCTGGACGCCGAACGGCGGCTCGACGGCCACGATCATCACTCTGCAGCCTGGCTCGACCATTGTTTATGTCGAGACCAATGCGACCAGCGGCATCACAGCCCTATCCGTTACAGCGTCGGCGCTAGCGACGAATATTGAGTTCATCCTGCTCGGCTAAACCATGAATGAATCCCTTGCCCGCGCCGACAATGCTCGGCGCTTATTTGCCCAGCGCAACGACCAGCTCGGCCATCTCCCCGGCCCCATCCTCCGCGACCTGGCACGCAATGAATCAGCCACGCGCGAATGGCGCAAGGCTGCCATTGAATTGATGCTCGACAAGGGCTACCCCGAAGTCAACCATCCCGACCTGTTCGCACTGTTGCTTGAAGTTAAAGCTGGACGCGACGCCAAAGACGAAGTGCAGTCCGTTGTCGAGAGCGCGATCGAAGCGCCCCTTGACGAGGTTAACTCACAGCCTAGCGGCGCATTGAAAGCTTCCTTCACCACCGCCAATCTTACCCAGGACGAAACTGTTGCCTAGCGAAAAGCACATGCTCGTGCTGTTGGCGCGCCACGGTACCACGGACCTGAATGCCAAGGACGCGTACCGGGGGCCGATCGATGCGCCCCTCGACGCCAGGGGTAAGCGCGACGCGCATAAGCTCGCCTACTATCTGGAGCCGATTGCCGTATCTGGCATCGTGCTTTCGGACCGCAAGCGCACGCGCGAGACCGCGCACATCATCGCCGACCACAAAGGCATTGACCGCAACATGCTGACCGAGAACCCTCGGCTGCGCGCGTGGGATGTGGGCGACCTGGGTGGACAGCCTAAGAATGCCGAGAACATCAAGTTAGTCGATTACCACGTCCAGCATCCGGACATCCCCTTGCCGGGCGGCGAATCGCTCTACGAATTTCAAAGCCGCATCCGCCCGCTGATCGTTGAGGCGATCCGGATCGGACTACATATCGGCGAGCCCATATTACTGGTCGCTCACTCCAGCATTATCCACGAAGTTGGAACCATGCTCGGCGGCCACCACGACTACACCCTGGTTGAACCAGGCGGTGTAGCCGCGATCTATATCGAGAATGGAAAGCTCGACGCAGAACCAATCTTCAAGCCGCGCCCGGCGTCATCTGCAAGGGGCCAGGAAATTACCTAGAAACACAAAACCCAAGTTAACTAAAGGAACCATTCATGTCAGGACCAGGTGCAATTGCTGCCTACTACGGCGGAACCGGACGAAACCAGATACTCTCCCAGACTCTGGCGGCCGTTACTGAAACGGAATTCAAGATTGGGAACGACTCGGCCTCGACCTCCGTCATTGCCGTGCTTTCTCTCCCGACGCAGTCGCTGATCTTGGGCTCACAGAGCCCGATCGATCAGACGATTAACCCATCCTTACTCGACGCCTCGTTTGCGCGGCAGGGATATGCCGCTGCGCCGATGGTGCCGTATAACAGCGGCGTCTTTGACAATGACAAGCCTTTCCTGGTGCGGCTCGCAGGCACCATTACCCCGGCCTCGAACGCGGGCAACACCTACAAGGCGACCTTATATCTGGGCACGACCAAGGCTGGTGTGGCTTTAACCAGCGTCAGCGCCGCCGCCCAAGCCACGTCCGTAGCGCCCTTCGGGTTTCTCCTCGAAGCGCAGTTGCATTGGGACTCGCTGGCACAGGTAGTCATCGGGCAGTACTGGTACGACTTCAACGGTACCACCCGGAGTTACAACACCTGGGCGGCCACCACCAACCCCACTACCGCGACTGCTGCCGCCGTAGCGAACATCCAGTTCTGCGCTACCTCGACCTGGGGTAACGGAGTCGGCGGGGTTGCGGCCGTCAGTGAATTCTCGATCACCCAACTCTAAACCTTTCCCTCCATGCACGAAATAAACGATCCAGCCAATGTTGTCTCTCAGGAGGTCGTTGAAAGTAACGAACTCCTGGGTAAAGAGTGTATCGGTTGTCTCCGCATCCTTCCTTACGCCTTCTTCAATCGCGACAGCAGCTATCGAGATGGGCGTAAGGATCTATGCACTACCTGCGCATCCGCTCCTCGGCTCAGCACCGAGGAGCACACGGCGCGCCTGCGCGAGCGTAATTACAATTCTGAGGCCGTAAGGCGGCAGCGCTGGGCCAACCAGGATGACTACCGTGACGACCGCGCCCGCGTGGGCCGCGCCATGCAGAGTGGTAACTTTCTCGGCAGAGTACGAAAGCTTGTGCCTTGCCTTCACTACACCGACGGCCGCATCGAGAATTGTGTTGCCATCTTTCGCACTTACCCGTGCCCCCAGCCCCAGCTCGACGGCCGCGACTTTGAGTACCTGTTCTATTGCCCCTCGGGGGCGTTGCCGGAGTACAGCATCTACGAGTTCGACGCGCGCGACATTCCCGTGCGCGAGCGAATACGCGGCTGGCGCACCGTGCTACTCAGGCTGATTCGCACCGGCTTGCTGACTGAAGCACAAAGCGATCGTGAGTTTGGCCGCGCTGATGGACCGGCATCGACCGTGTGGTACCGGCGACTTTGGGAATACCGTAACAACAAAACAGCAGACTAACCAGTGGGCCGGATTAGCCCAGGAGAAGAAGCACACATGCCAGAAGTTCACGAAGCAAAGGCCGCCCCTGAAGTAAAGAGCGGCAAGATCTCGATCGGGATGGATGAACTGCAGGCGCTGATTAGCGCCTCGGTCAGCCAGGCCGTCGAAGCCTCAAGTAAGGTGATCGCCAACGCCCTTATCGAATCGCGCAAGCCTTACGTCGATCCGCGCACCGAGCAGAACGACAAGGTCATGCGCGAGCAGATGCGCGAGGTCCACACCCGGATCAACGCCGAAATTGAATACAGCAGAAAGCACTGCGCTCACCTGCAGGGCTCGAACGCCTTGAGCGAATTCCAGGGCCAACTGCAATCGTTTGTGATGCACCAGCTCGACACCGGCGTCGTCGTGGGGATCTGCACCAACTGCCAGAAACAGATCTGGTCGAACGATGAAGCCGACGCGCAGTGGTTCAGCAAGAAGAGCGCGAACCGCATGTCGCGCGCGGGCCAACGCAGCTTCAAGGACCCGACCAAGGCGATGGCTACGCGGTAACCAAACCAACACATTCACAGCGACGGAGCGGGCGGGAACGAAAGCCTGCTCGCTCCGTTCTTGCTTAGGACGCCATGTCGAATCCCCCGAACTCTACGAACACGATCGGCCGAACCATTAACGTGGCGCAGAACTTCGTGAGGAACGCCCCACTGACGTTCAGCGGGACGAATGATCCGGCGTTCACCATTGGCGACTGGGTGCGGCAGTTCATGCTCTCACCGCCCTTTGCCTGGCGCTGGAACCGCTCGACCGCTACCTTCACGACGATCGCCGCAGTGCAGGACTACGAAGAAAGTCTGGGAACGTTTGGCTGGCTGGAGAAGGCGACCGTCACCGACAATACCGGAACGGCACCAGCAGTGCATGAGCTGGACGTTGTACTAAACCTCAGCGAAGAGGCTCAGCAGAACCTGCCAACTCGCATTGCAGCGCGGCTCGACGACGGTAACGGCAACATCACCTTCCGGTTGATTCCGCCACCCGATAAGGTCTACACCGTAACCCTCACTTACCAGCTTGCCTGCCCGCTGTTCAAGACCACTGCCGACACCTGGGCACCGATCCCTGACTACTTCTCGAACCTCTACAACTCCGGCTTCATGGCGAAGACTTACGAGTACATCAACGACAGCCGCTATGGCGCGATGCTGACTACCTTCCTGCGCCAGGTGATTGCCGCCAACGGCGCACTGACCGACAGCCAGGTCAACATCTTCCTGGCCGACCAGGTGAACTCGGCGACGACGCAGCAGTCAGGAGTGCAAAACACCCAGATGGGACGCCAAGGTCGCGGGTTATCGTAATGCGCTCCGTTGTCCTCGCCTTGATACTACTGGCGCATGTTTGTATCTCCGCGCAAACAGCGGAGAAACCGACGCTCCTACTGGACGTGGTGCAACTGGCCGCGACTGGTGCCGACGCTTACGCCACTGACCGCAACCGCCAAACCTTCGGGTTTCACGAATTTAATCCAGTCGCCAGGCCGTTCGTCAGGAACCGGCCAACGCTGATCGCTTACTTCAGCATTCAGGCGGCAGTCAAGATCGTGGCCGTACATTGGCTCCGCCCACGCCACCGCAGATTGGCTATCACGGTGCGAGCATACTCGATCGCCGACAACGCGGCGGGCGCGGCCTGGAGTTTGTCTCACCACTAAAAGGAAGCCCATGGCTAGCACGCTCACGTTGCAATCGATCGCCGATGACATTAAGTCTTACCCGGAACTGAACCCCCTGTTCGGAGCTGGTGGCTGGACTCAGCGGCCGTTCATGAACGTCGCCAACGACGTGATGCAACGCATTCTCGCGCAGTCGCTGGACTGGAAGTGGAATCGTGGCTATGTGCCGTCGATCCTCACCGTCGCCCTACAGCAGGACTATGTCACCCAGGTAACTGACTTAGGATGGCTTGAAAGCGCTTGGCGCATCGACATTAATAACTCAACCAACAACGGGAACCTCGCGCCCAAGCCGATCTTTACCATGGAGTCAGTGAGGGACCTGGGACAGACTTCCTATCAAGGTATCCCGTTCAACGTGTCCTATATTCCGAACTCACTGGCCTTCATGGGGCAGTGGTTCGCGAACACTTCTTACGGCTGCGGCTACGGCCAGTCGATGACGCCGATGACGCCGATCCAGCAGTTCATCGACGGCAACGGCAACATCTTGTTCATCAATTCAACCGTGCTGGGCCTGAACATCAATAGCCCAGGCTTCACCACCGGCCCGATTACACTGCCACCCGGCTCGCCTTATGGAATCAGCGGTTCTATCAAACCTTCCGCTCCCATCGGTGCATCTGCCGGGACCACTGTGCTGGATGGCACGGTTACTTGGACGGTCGCGAATCCGAACGGATACGCCATGCGGCTGGCTCCTCTGCCAGCTTTTTCGGGTCTGGCCTGGCTGATTATTCCCGTCTATCAACGCAAGCCGCCGACGCTGACTTCGCTGCTGCAGACCATCGCTCCCATCCCCGACGAGTACGCCTACCTTCTACGGCAAGGCATGATCGCCATGCTGTACGAGCACGCGGGCTCAAAGATGGCTGGCGAATCCTACGCCAAGTGGGAAGAGGCGCTCATGATGGCCCTGCGCGGCGCTGACCGCGAACGCGACGACACATCTTTTTATCCCAGCGAAAGCATGATGGGCGGCGGTCCCTACAAGTACGGGATGCCCATCGGGCCTGCTTGGCCCTTCGATTACTGGGGTCAATAACTTCTCAACTTTCCTTTCCCGGTTCGCTTCCATCTCCCGAGGTATCTCTGTGCGCATTTTATTCATCATCAAGAAGCGGGCCGATTACTGTGACGAGTACGGCCCTGGTCGTGTTTACTCGGACTGCTTGGGCGGTCTGTATAACTCTGCCCTCTTCGTAGTCCAGATGCTGAACCAGCACGGCATGGTCGCCGAGCTGGTGCAGGTCACCGACAACAATGACATCGACCGCGAGGTTACCGAGTTCAAGCCTGACATCGCCGTGATTGAGGCGCTCTGGGTTGTGCCCAGCAAGTTCGAAATACTGGCCCAGCTTCATCCCTCTGTGCGGTGGGTAGTCCGAATCCACAGCGAAGTCCCGTTCCTCGCGGTTGAAGGCGTGGCCATTGAGTGGATCAAAGAATACTTGAACTACGACAACGTCACGCTGGCCAGCAACTCTGAGCGGGCAACGCTTGACCTGCGCGCCATTGTGACGCAGCGGTTTGGCGACTGGATGGCGAACGACAAGGTGTCGTACCTGCCCAACTGGTATCCGCTGAACCAGGCCAAGAAGCAGAAGCCCGAGCACGGGATTCTCAACATCGCCTGCTTCGGAGCGATCCGGCCGCTGAAGAACCAACTCATCCAGGCTCTGGCGGCAATCGAGTTCGCCGACCGCACTAGGAAAGTGCTGCACTTCCACATCAATGGCACGCGCTGCGAGCAGCATGGCGAGAACGTGTTGCGCAACCTGCGCGCCTTGTTCGCCGGAACCGCTCACACCCTCATCGAACATGGCTGGGAAACGCACGATCAGTTTCTCGTGACCATGGCTGCGATGGATGCCTCCATGGCGGTGTCGTTCACGGAGACCTTTAACATCACCGCCGCCGATGCGGTGGCAACGAAGGTCCCTCTGGTGGCGTCGTCAGAAGTAACCTGGGCGTCTCCACTATGCTTCGCGGACCCCACCAACGCGCCCGCTATGGTGGCCGTACTCGACAAGGTGACCAACTCCCCGCAGAAGTCGGCAATCCTCGCCGCGAACCTGGAGAACCTGGAACAGTACGACAACGCCAGCGTTAGAACCTGGCTGGCCTACCTTAAGAAAGTGTAATGGCGAACCAACTACAACTCTCCGGCGCACAGACTACCAGGCCGGTTCATCTCGCGCCCATCTTCACCAACCGATTCTTCCAGGGGTTGTGGACGCAACGCAACCCCTTGCGCGATGCCGGATCGACGCGCATCGAAGAGAAGTTCTACGGCGCGCGTGGCGACGCCATGATCGCTGGCTCGAACACGGAAATCTCGAACCGGCTGACGCCCACGCGTCGGCCCGGTTTGTCGGTTTACAACTCTTCGACCTTCACGGACGTTGATTCCTTCTACGAGTTCCGGCAGTTCTCTGCCTCCAGCGAAACCATCACCGTGATGGTGGACACGCCGACCATTCTCTATAACGGCACCGGCCCCAGCACGAAGACCGCAATCTGGATGAAGAGCGCCGGAGCTGGACAAACATTCATGCAGAGCGTGGGTAACACGCTCTACTTCGGCGACGGCGTTGACCAGAAGAAGTGGATGCAACCCGGACTATGGGTGCCAAACACGGCGGTGGCGACATCGACTTACGACGTTGGAACCACGGTTATCGACTCGAACGGCAACCTGGAATATCTGAGCGCCTACCAAGTAGGGACGATTACTACCGTAGCTGTAACCGGGAAGACAGTCCTGTTGACGTTTCTGAGCGCTTCGTTCTCGGCAACTACGGGGATGAGCTTTACACCGAGCGGGCTAAGCGGGGCAAGCTTCCTGAACGGCAACCGCCTATTCAGTCTATCTGTCGTACCCAGTGGCTCCACGTTTCTCGTCACTGCATACTTCGACCACGCGAACTACGCATCGTCTGCGGATTTTGGCACAGCCACAACGACGGACGTTGGCACACCCGCCACTACGGGCGCATCGGTTCCAGCGTGGTCTGGATCGCTCGGCGGAACGACTGCCGACGGCCTGAGCACGTGGACGAATTATGGAACGCCGGTTTTTAACTGGGGCGTCACACCGCCAACCCAAGCGCCTGCGCTTTCGCCACAGAATCCGCTCAACGGGAATGGCATCACTGCAGCCAGTTTAGTTATCTGGCAGCCTTTTGCGAGCTACGCAGTGGCCACTCCAATGATCTCCGATTCGAATGATTTTGTGTGGACTGCTGTCGGCAGTGGCCCAACCAGCGGCAGACTCCCGGCGTTTGAGCCTCCGACGGTCAGCGGAAATGGTTCTCTTTCGGATGGCGGTTACGGATGGACCCAGAGCTACTGGCTTGGGTCGGTTTCATCCGGGCCAATTCTTAACGGCCCGCAGCCCTGGGCACCGGGCAAGACTCCGGTCATTTCTGGTGGTATCAACGGCGATGTCTGCGTGGATTCGAATGGCAATCTGCAGCAGGTCAGAGCTGGCAGCGGGCCAACCGGAAGCAGCAAACCAGCGTGGAACGTTACTTACAGCGGCACGACAACCGACAATGGCCTAACCTGGACCAATGTCGGGCCGTGGCTAACTCTGGCCTTCACTGGCTGGGAGTATGGTTATAGCTACCACGCAGTGGATGGCTCGGTAAGTACTCTGTCGCCACTCACGCCGCTGACCAATGCTGTCGCGGACGGGGCTGAAATTGGAGGGGTTGGTTCAGCCGACCCTCAAGTTGATTCGATTTGGATCTTCCGCACTACAGATGGTGGCGCAACGCCGCTATTCTTGGCCAGTATCCCGAACCCTGGAGGCGGGGCGCAGTGGTCTTTCTTCGACCAGAACCCGGACTCCAACCTCGACTTATTCTTAATTGGACCACAGGCGGGGGCGAATAACCCGCCGCCAACCGGCCTGGTCAACTTGACTTACCACTTAGGCCGCGTCTTTGGTAGCGTGGACAATGTAGTCTTTTGGAGCGGTGGGCCTGACACGGTTGTTGGTAACGGCAGTGTAACGTTTCCTGCGGTCAATTCCGCCACCTTCCCCTCGCGCGTCTCACGTATCGTACCCACCAGCGGTGGCGCAATCGTCTTCACTATTTCCGATATCTACATCATCCTTGGTCAAGGAACCACTCCCAACCCGCTATTCTCTTCACCCTACGCTACCGGCATCGGCCTGCTCTCATACAACGCGCTGGCGGTCAACGGGACCACCATCTATCTATTCACGTCAGACTCGCAGGTCATCTCGCTCGATCCATCTTCCGGGATCAGCCAAGTCGGCTTTCCGATCGGCGATCAGTTCCAACTATCGAACTGGAGTCCAGCCACGGCCTATGTAACCTGGCACGTGTCGGGATCGCAGGACCACGCGCTCTATGTCGCGGATGGTTCCACGGGATGGTTCCGCATGACACCCACGGCCGCGCCCGAGTCCGGCTTGACCTGGAGCCCGTTTGCCACCATTACAGGCGGCGCACACGCGGTGCAGTCGGTGGAAGTGTCGCCCGGCCTGCACCAGTTACTGGTCGGCTCAACCGCGACTGGCCCCATTCTTAAACGCGACCTAACGGTATGGACCGACAATGGCACACCCTTCCCCGCCAACTTCACCATCGGCTCGCTGGTGCTGGCACAGCCTGGCCAGATTGCCGAACTCAGCTTTCTTACGACCGACGCCCTGGCCCTGGGAGGCCAGCCCGTGCCCGGCGTGCTGATCGATGAAGTCTCTGGCAACTTCGAATCGCTGTTGCTATTTACTTCCGACCCTCCGCAACTTCCGAAGAGTACCAGCACATACAACCAGCGCTTCTATTTCTCTCAGACAAAGCAGCCCGCACTCTGCAGGCACTTACAAATTCAAATTGCCTGGCCTGCCGAGAACTTCCAGAACGAACTGTTGTCGATGACGCTGTTCGGCGGCTTCATGCAGGAGGACTAGCGTTGCCATCCTTAGCCGAGGCCACCACACCACGTGACATGACCGGCTACTCTCCGGTGATGCCAGCCGTGTCGATCTCTGGGCCTTTCACTTCCCCGGTCTTTCCCCCTGGTCCCAACCCATTTCTACGGTGCCCTCTGCCGCCCGTGGTGGTTACCCCGGACTCGCTGCGGCAGTTCTATCGCGACGGCATGATCCCGCAGTCGCGCATCATCACCCCTTCTTTGTAGGAGCTTCCATTCGATGTCGGGCAAGACACAGATCCAAGGCGGAGCGTTTCAAGACTTCGAAGGCAACCCGCTAGCTAACGGCTATCTCACCATGCAGCTCTCGCACGACTCGCAGGAGCCGGTCGATCCAGGCGAGATTGTGGCCGGATACCCGCTGCGCATTCCGCTGGACGCGAACGGCAACATTGCCGGTGCGGTCTTCGTCTGGCCTAACGACCAACTTACTCCTGCTGGATCGTATTACCTGGTCAACACCTACCGGGCGAACGGCACCCAGGCTGGCCTCAACCAGCAGAACTATCTCGTCCCATCTTCTCCGTCGCCCTTCAATGTAGGCACTTGGATACCGGTGAGCGGCACCGGCCCCAGCCTGCTGGGCACGGCGGTGTTGTTAAGTCCGTCGGGCGATCAGACCATTACGGCCGACAACCTGCTGCCCGCGATCGGAAACACCAGCCAGAGGCTGGGCACGGCCGCGTCCCCGTGGAACGCCTCGTTGCTCGATCTGGTGATTGCCGCCACCTTGACCGATGGCTTGGGATCGAATGGGACCGCTGGCCAGATCCTCAGCTCCACCGGGACTGGAACGAAGTGGATCGCGGCATCGAGCGCGGTCGGAAGTTTCGCGGCGCTCTCTTCGGGCACCAACACGACCGCTGTGATGACGGTGGGAACCGGCGCGGCTATCGAGACTAGCGGCTCGGGCATCAACAACGCGAACCAGGTCGGTGGCATTACCGTAAGCGGAACCCCTACCGCTGGCGAAGTGCTGACCGCTACCAGCGGAACCACCGCAGGCTGGGGAACGCCTAGCTCGATCGGCGGAGTTACGGTCAGCGGCACCCCAACGACTGGCCAGGCTCTGGTAGCCACTTCTTCATCGACGGCCGACTGGCAGACCGCTGCGATGCTGGTACCCGCTACCGGCCTGCGCCTGCAGTTTGGCACCGGCGTCAGCACAACCACGATTACCTTTAGCGTCGCCTTCAGTGGAACCCCAATCGTGCTGTTAAGCACCGGACCTGGCACGGGCACCACCCAGCTCAACGCTCTCGGCACTACCAGCTTCTCGACTATCAGTTCTGATGGCTCACCGTTTACCTGGCTTGCGATAGGCCCCGCTTAGTCAGAATGCTGCGACATCTTTCTGACAAAGACCGACCAATCATTAGTGACTGGATCTCGCACGATCAAGATCATTCCGCGAGAAGGATGACGGAAGCTTTCTTCCGCCAGTCCGACAGTCTGAACCTGGCCGTCGAAGATAAGGTCGGTCCGGTCATGTATCTCCGCATCGAGCCACTCGACGCCGAGATTGTTCGTCTACATATTCAGTTCGCTCCGCAGGAACCGAGACGCACGGCGGTGGCTTTGGCCCGTGAATTCCCTGCCGTGCGCGAGCGCATCCGGGGAACCGGAATGAAGTACCTCGTCTTTGACAGCGTCTCCGAACCTTTGATTCGGTTCTGCCAGAAGCACTTCGGCTTTGTCCGCATTGCGGACACGAATGACTACCTCTTAGATCTTCAAGGCTAACTATGTGCGGTCCCAGCTCCCAGCAAAATCAACTCGCCGCCGAGCAGGCGTCCTTCTATGGCACCCTGCAGCAGGGCTACTCGCAGATGTTTTCAGGGCAAACCAACATCCTGAGCAGCCTGCAGAAGTCCTTCGCTCCTATCCTGGAAGCTGGCATTAACCAGTACGGGTTTAGTCCGGCCGAGGATTCGGCGCTGCGTTCGCAGGCCACCAGCGGCACAGCTTCACAATATGCTGCGGCTGCCCGAGCCAGCAATGAGAACGTCGCGGCGGTTGGCGGCGGTAATCAATTCTTGCCCAGCGGAACCCAGGCGGAGATTGCAGGGCAGAACGCGAACACCGCTGCGGGCCTGGAATCGAGCGAACAGCTCGGCATTACCCAGGCGGGATACGCACAAGGGCGGCAGAATTATCTGGCGGCGGCGGGCGGCCTGCAAGGCGCGGCCTCAACCTATAACCCGACCGGCCTGGCGGGCGCGGCCAACACGTCCGGGCAAGATGCCTTTAGTTCGGCCAGCATTAACTACCAGGAGAATCAGCAGGCCCTGCAGCAGATCGGCGGCCTGGTGGGCGGCGGAGCTATGGGCCTGATGACGGGCGGCATGGGCGGTGGAGCTGCCGGACTGTTGGGCTCACTCTAACTTATGAACAAGATCGAAGCCTTAGTGGATGCTATCGGTAAAGCGAATGGCATTCACAATCCTGAATCCGAAGCTTACCGGCTGCGCAACCCTTTACTGATTCGCAGCTTCGCGCGGCCGGGCAAGCATGAGACCGACGAGCAGGGCCGACGTGTGTTCGCTTCCCTGCTTAGTGGTTACAAGGCCGCGCTGTTTGACATGGAGCTGAAGATTACCGGCAAGTCACGCGCTGGCCTGCAACCCACCAGCACACTGGCAAACGTTCTCGGCGTCTACGGCATCAAGGAACTCGGCGGTGTAAGTACCGTTGTCAGCTTTCTGCGCCGGGCGCTCACTGACCAGGCGATTGACTCGACGACGCCACTGAGTTACTTCACGACCTAGCTTCTAGCTTACAAAAGCACAAAAGGAATTTCATGGCTGACTTACCCATGCAGACGCAGCAACCGCAGCAGGCTCCGCCCGGACCTCAACAGGACCCAGGGCAGGTGGGCAATGCTCCGCTGCAGCAGCGGATGGCGCAGTTTCAGGGACCACAACCGGCTACCCCGCAGCAGCCGCAACAAGATCCGCGTGTAGCCGCCGTCGCCAAGCACGCCATGCTCGGCAAGGCGATGAGTGACTTCATGGGTGGTGGAGATCCGAGTCAACCGAAGTCCCCAGGACAGTGGGGGCGCTCGATGGTGATGGGCGCGATGATGGGATTGGCGGGCGTGGGCGGCGGTGGCTTCCTCGGCGGCCTGGGGAAAGGTGCGGCCTCGGCACAGCAGAACGCGCAGCAGCAGCAGGACCGGCAGCGCGCGCAGACGGAACAACAGCGCCGCAATAAGATAGAGGACGAGAAGAATCAGCGCGAGGCCCAGGGCTTTCAGACTGAGCAAGAGATGCGGAGGGCCACGATCGCCCACGAGAACCTGGAGACGTTAAGGACCCAGCAAACCATCAACGCCTTCAGTGAAGACCGAAAGTTTGGCTTATACCAGCGCGAAGCGGAAAACAGCATCGCCAAGTTCTCGCCTTACCGGGCAGCCGGTGTTGCGCCGATGGCAGACAATAAGTCGCAACAGGAGATGGACGCCATCATCAAGGCGAACCCGAAAGCTACCGCGTGGGACTGGGAACAGACCGGCGTTAAAACGATTCTAACCACCGACAAGGCCGGGAACACTACATCTTCCTACGCTCCCGTGTATAGCGCGTTCGACAAGGACGCCTCGGTCCCGCTTACAAAAGAATATCTCGACTTGTTGAAGCAATCGAAGATCGACACCTACTATCCTGGCACGACCGAGAAGTTACGCGTTGGTCAATCGATACCGGTGCAACAGTTCTCTGTCCTCACCGGTCAATATGAAAAAGCGCACCAGCAGACCCTGGCGAACGAGAACGAGAAGCTGAAGAATGGCGAGACCTCGGCGCGCATTCGGCAGTTGGACGCCGCCGCCCTAAAGGACTCCGCCGAGGCTGGTCGGGCCAGCAAGGACGAGAAAAATTCTCAGCTCCTGGACCGTGGCCTCACTGAGTGGAACAAGACCTTCGATGAAATGAAGAAGACGGACCCGAATGCGACCACCCAGGATGCGCTGAAACAGTTGAGCGCCAAGAATCCCAAGGCCGCATTTGCGATTGCCGGGACTCTGACCAAAGAGATTGACTCCCTGGAGAAAAGCATCATCGAAGCCAAGAACCAGAACGACCAGGCGCGCGCCGATGAACTGAAGCAGCAGCAGGAAACTCTGCGCGGCTTGCAAACCCAGGCTCTCGTGATCAATGCGCCCACG